TCAATCCTCGTGCTACAACTCAGAAATAGTGAGCATTAACATAATAATATAATTATTGAAAAAGTTAAATATTACATAAGTACCATAAATCTGATATTCTTAAATGAATACAAAACCTATTGTGGAATAATAGTAAGCAATAGTTATAAATATAGATAATGAAAAGAATAAATACATATTAAAAGGTTCTTATACTTAATTATTAAGAACCTTTTATTTTAAAATTACAAAACTAAACTAAATATTAAAATTATGAAAAATCAAGAAATTACAATAGGAGATTCAGTAACTTATAGTTTTACTGATGGTACAAAAGTTACACAACCTATTACAAAACAAGGTTTAACTAATCTTAAAGGTCACAAAAAGTCTCCTCAAGAAATTGAAACAATGTTAGAAACTACAATGATTGATAAAGGAGCTATTTCATATTCAGTTAATGCTGAAACAGTAGATACTGAACTTCAATTAGTAAAACAACCTGAGTTTACTAAAAAAGAAAGATATAATGCTAAAAAGGATTACAAGGATTTTCAAAAATATAATCCATCAGGATTTAATAATTCATTAAAACAATTCAGAGCTATGGTAATTGATAAATTTACCAATACTAAGATGAGAGTTAGAATGAATGTAACTGTTGTTGGAGTTTAAATTAAAATTATAAAGTGTTGCTAATCTATCCCGTGATACAATCTGGTTTGAATCAGATCAACACTTATTTTAAAATTATAATAACTCTTAAAGTAAGGTATTATTCGTGTCACTATTTATAAACAAGGATAGTACCAGAAATAAGAGTTTTATTTATTAACTAATTAAAATTAAAAATTATGAAAACAATATTATTAAGTATAATACCAGAATTAATATATATCTTTTGGTTTACATTATTAGTTGCTTTTGGAGTTATTTGGTCAATTATAAAAACTACTCCAAATTTAGATGATAATATTAAGGAAACTAATATTAATATAAATATTCAAAAAATTAACAAAATAGGTTATAATCCTGAAGAGGATGATGAAATAACTGGTTATGAATATGCTGAGAAACCACATGTTGAAAAGAATGGTGGTTATATTAATGAACATTTAAAATCTGTAATAAATGAAAAATAGAATTAGTATTTGGAGTATATTTCATAATGAACAAAGTTGTTTTGGTTATTATAAAATACTTTATAAATTATGAAAAAATTATTAATCATATTAATATTATTATTTAGTATTAATATATATTCACAAGATACTTTATATACTGCAAAATCTATTTACAAAGGTAAATATATTACAGGATATGTAATTGCTAAAATTACAAAAGATACAACAATATTTATTAGAATAAATAAATATAGTAAATTAAATAAAACAATTTCTTGGAAAAAACAATATAAATTATATATTGAAAATTATCCTAAAAATTTACTTTATTTAAATGAAGAATATAGAAATAATTTAAGATCTAATAGATTATGAGTGAGAAAAAACAAGTGTTTCTATCATTAGAAACTGCTAGAAAAATGTGGAAATATTATTCTGATGATGAAAATGAAGATTCACCAGGACAATTATTTCTATTAGAAAACTTCACTAAAGAAGAATTAGAAGCTAAAGAATTACCTAAAAGTTGGGAAGAATTAAACCCTATTGAAGTAGCAAAAGGTTATTATATAAATTATGATTCTAGAATTATTGTAAATGCTAAGGGATTTGGATGTCATGAAAATAATAAAAATATATTTCCAACTAAAGAATTAGCTGAAGCATCATTAGCATTATCTCAATTATTACAATTAAGAGATAGATATAATGGTAATTGGAAAGTTGATTTAAATAATAGACCAAATGAAATTAGATACACTATTTCTAATGTATATAACAATATAACAAAAGATTATTGTAAATCTGGAGGTAATTTAATATTATCATTTCAAAAAGAATCTATCAGAGATCAATTTATTGAAAATTTTTCTGAACTTATAAATCAAGCACTTCCATTATTATGATACAATTAGGACATTTAACAGTAATTTTTGTAGTTTTAATATTATATGTATTATGGTCATATTATTCTTGGAAAGATATAAATAAACAATCTAATAAACCTTTTCCAAATTTTAACGAATATACTGCGATATATATGATATTTCATATAATTACAATAATAATAGGTTTACTAATTTTAGTTAGTTACTATATTATTAGATTTATTGAATATTTAAATAAATATCAAATACTTTAATTACATAATTATTTTATGTGATTTTAAAAATAACTAAAATTAAAACCATTTAATCCTTAAAATGGCTAGGAGTGAAATTATATGTACACTGTCAGCAGTTAATTATAATGGAACTTGTGAGAGTTAATAGTTATATAAAATTATAAATCCATTATGTTTTTAACATTCAAGAAATATAAAAATAATATAATAATATTTAACGCCACTCACTTAGATGGTTTTTATTAATTAAATTCTATGGGAATTACTAAAAAAGGATTAGGTTATTCTGATAATGCTAAAGAATTATATCAAATAGCTTTAGATAATTATAACAATAATCCAAATGATGAAATATTATATGAATTATTTCAAAGATCTATTGATTATAATAGAAGCATTGGAATAGAATCATACTAACTAATTAAAAAATAAATTAAAAATTATGAAATTAAAATTATTACTATGTTTATTAATGATAACAAATTTATCATTTGGACAAAAAGATTCTACAAATGTAGATAATTTTCAAGAAACTGATAAAGTATTATCAGAAGTAGTTAAAAAAGCATTAATTGTTGCTGAAAAAACTGGAGATTTTGTTATTGAACAAGCTCCATTATTATTACAAGAGTTTTATGCTTGGCATATTACATCACATATTTTTGGAATAATATTATCATTACTTATATTTTTAACAGGTAGATATCTTCCATACATATGGATAACTTATAAAGAATGTCAAGGAAATAATTCTATTAAATTTTTTAATAGATATACTTCTAATTCTTATTATGATGATTCATTAATACCTGCTTATATTATTATGGTTATAGGTTCAATAACCTCTGTTATAATATTATCTATTAATATATACAATCTTATATATATTTTAGTTGCACCTAAATTGTATTTAATAGATTATTTTATTAATCAAAATCAATAATTATGAGTAAATCTTCAAATAAATCAAAATTAAATCAACTAATGAGTTGGTTAGAATCTAGTAAAGTAATTAAACCAATTATTACTTTATACAATTAAAATACACGTTTATTGCCGACTTGAACAAAAGTTCTCGAATAAAATGTTCCTTTATAATACGTCTTGGCTTAGGAACCATATATTTTAATAAAGATGAAATAGTTTAGTGTTTAAAACTGTATTTATACAACGTAGGTTGGAATCCTACAATCATCTTGTCGTAGTCTTATAGAGAGGCTTTAACAAATTATCTCTTGTAATGAGGCTCTAAGGATATATTTAAATTAATATGTCCTTATAGAGTCTTAATTAACTAAATTAAACAATATTATTATGAGTAAAGATAAAATATCATTAGTAATTGATAGTTCAAAAGCTAAATTACTATATAAAAATGCAGATACATCTTTAAAAACAATTTTAGAAGAAACTTTTGGAAAAGAGTTTTTTAGTGAAAAATTAATAGATCGTATAAACACAATTGAAGATGTTTATAAAGAATTGAATAGAAAACAACCTATACTTTCAGATTATAAATTTCTACCAGTTGAAAAAAGAGAAAAAGCAATGTGTAATCAATATGCTGAAGATATTTCTGAAGTATTTGCTGAAGGCTTAAAATTTGATTTTACAAATTTAAATCAAAGAAAATATTATAATTGGTATGAAAAAAAACAAAACAGTTGGGTGTTGGACAGCGTCCTTTACGGCTGCCTCTGTTCGGTCTTTGTTTCTGGTTTTTACTTTAAAGACGAAGAAACAGCTAAACATTGTGCTAATAAATTCTTAGATTCTGTTTATTCAAAGGTTTTAGAACCTTTAGGTTAATATTAGAACAAGTTTTAGAAAGTTGAGTGTTGAACAACGTCAATTACAACTACATCAATTCGAACTTTGATTCTAGTTATTACTCAAATTAAAAATTAATATTAACCCTACCTATTGGTAAAAAATGTAAAGACTTAAAAAGATATTAGTATCAGATGATGAGAAAATTTCTTACGATAAGTAAAATTAATGAAACGATACAATAATTTATATAATAAAATATTTCATATGGATAACCTAATCCTAGCTGATAAAAAAGCTAGGAAAGGGAAATCTAAAAGTAAAGAAATAATTGAATTTGATAAAAATAAATATGAATATTTACAACAATTACAAAATTTATTAATTAATAAAGAATACACTACTTCAGAATATGAAATATTTACAATTACAGATCCAAAATTAAGAGAGATATATAAATTACCATATTTTCCTGATAGAATATTACATCATGCAATTATGAATATTTTAGAACCTATATTTGTACAAACATTTATATCAACGACATTTAATTGTATTAAAGGTAGAGGTATTCATAAAGCTCATAAATATATTAGGAATTCTTTACAAGATATAGAAAATACTAAATATTGTTTAAAATTAGATATTAAAAAATTTTATCCTAACATAAATAATGAAATTCTAAAGTTATTGTTAAGAAAAAAATTCAAAGACAAAGATTTATTACAATTATTGGATAATATAATTGATTCTGTTCAAGGTCAACCAATTGGAAATTATATTTCACAATTTTTTGCTAATTTTTATCTTAGTTATTTTGATCATTGGATTAAAGAAGTTTTAAAAGTAAAATATTATTGTAGATATTGTGATGATTTAGTATTTTTACATAGTGATAAAAATTATTTAAGAAATACTTTAAAAGAAATTAAAGAGTATTTATCTATAAATCTAAAATTAGAATTAAAACATAATTACCAAATATTTCCAGTAAAATCTAGAGGTATAGATTTTGTAGGTTATAAATTTTATCATTATTATATACTATTAAGAAAATCCATTAAATATAGATATATTAAAATGATAAAACATAATTATAATTATAAATCAATAGCATCATACAATGGATGGTTAAATCATTGTAATAGCATAAATTTAAGAAATAAATATGAAATATGAATTAAAAAATAAATAATATGAATACAATTCTAATAACATTATTAGTTATAATAACAATGATTGTTTGTTATTATATCAACAAATATATTATGAAGATATATTTGAAAGCTGGAAATATATATGATTGGTCATTAGTAAGAACTAATTTATTAATGAGTTTGTTAATATTTCCATCCATACTATATTGGTTAGCTGTATTATTATACAAAATACCAAATATTCCAGAAGAACCACCAAAATGGTTGTAACTAATTAAAAATGCTGATGTGATGGAATGCAGACATGCAAGACTTAAACTCTTGTGAGCTTAATAGCTCGTGCCAGTTCAACTCTGGTCGTCAGTACAAACTGAATTTCATAATTTTAGTTAGCTTCTTAGGAAGTGTTTAGTTAGTTTTTAGACCCTATCAGAAATGGTAGGGTTTATTTTAAATAACTATAAATTATGAATATAAAAACAAGCTAATAAATAACAAATAATAAAAATTATGAATAAAAATGAATTAAAAGAAGGAGAAATTTATAACTATAAGATATATAATCATACATATATCATTAAATTAAATATTAAAAATAATAATCCTAAATTCAAAAATGGATTTGGTGGGAAATACGTTTTTGAATCTTCTATAAATAAAAAATTTGCAAAAGAAAGAACTATACATTATTTAGATAAAGGTGTTTTTACAAAAGCAACTCCAGAAGAAAAACATTGGTTAAATAGTTGTATTGACGCTGATAAATTTATATCTTATGAAGAAGCTATGAAATCATTTATTCCTGAATATGTTGAATGTATCAAATTATTTAGACATGATTGGAAATTTACAATAAATAAGATATATAAATGGCCACAACCTATTGATAATGTTGGTAAAAAACATCTTGCAATTAATACTTATAAAAGTTGGATTAAATATTTCAAACCATCAACAAAAGAAGCTTATGATGCTCAATTTAGAAAAGAAGTAATTAAAGTTAAACCTTTTGACATTGTTTCAGTAATTGGTAGATTTGGTAATGAATTATTTTTAAATAAAGATGAATATTATAGAAATAAAGATAAAACTATTTCTGTCTATATACGTGCCAATGATTTAGATAATTATAAAATTAATTCAGTTATCAATGAAGAAGGTAATATCTTTATGATTGGTGATATAATTACTCCATCAATAGTAGAAAGTCCTAATAAAGGTAAAGGATTTAAAATTATTGGATTTAGACTTAATGTTGATAAATCTATGATTTGTGCTATTACTGATACACATACTCCATATGGAATTGGTATTGATAAAATAGAACATTTCATTGAAAAAGATGAATTTGTATTACCTGAAAAATGGTATATTAAATTAACATTAGAAAATATAGAAATAATAGGAAATTGGTTTAAAATTAATAAACATCCAAAAAGTTCAACAGATTATCATTGTTTAGATGTAAGAACAAATACTAAACCAAGATATGAAACAATTCATTATCCAGCAATAGAAAATAGATGGGGTTATTATCATGGATCATTTCGCTCAACAGATTATATAGAAATAACTTTTGACCAATTTAAAAAATATGTTTTAAAAGAAGAAAATAAATCTAATTTAGAAATTCATAATGAAAAAGTACTATCAATTTTACCTTTACAAAGTGAAAGAAGATCTGCTGTTATAACTGAAAGTCATGTAGATCAACTAAGATTAAAAGAGGTTGAAATAGATTCTATAGTTATACCTAATGAAACTTTATTAGAAAAAGCTAAAAGATTATATCCTATTGGAACTAAAATAAAAAGCGCAATTAGTAATTATACTGGAACAATTATTGAATTTCCTAAAGAACCTTTAAACAGTAATAACAATATAGTTGTAAATGTTAATAATTCAAATAGTCCTTCTAATATGATATATCTTTACAAATATAATAGATGGGCTACAATTATTGAGGATAAACCTAAAGTTGGTGATAAATTTACTATACCTACCAAATCAACTAGCTATAACAATAATATTACTTTTAATGAAAATAGTATATTTAAAATTCATTCTATCGAAAATAATATTGTTAAATTTATTGGTGGATATGATACAATTGAAACAGTTTTACTCAAAAATATAAAAATTGTTAAATAATGGCTCAAGATACTAAAATATATTTAAAATTAAATAAAAGACCTAAAAATGTTGCAGAACTAATTGATAAATTATGGTCAGAACCTTATGATAAATCAGTTGAAACATATCATAATAAAGAATGTACAATTAAACAATGTGCATCTTATAAAAATAGAAGTTTTGATGATTTTTATTATTTGTGTAAAACCTATTTTCCAAATGTAACTCCTAAAAAAGTATTTCATGAATTAATTATTTCTAATAGAAATAATAAAATTATAGCATGTTCACATTGTGAAACTATTAGAAAAACTACAATATTTTTTTATGATTATAAACAATTAGTTTATGCATGGGTTAATATTTATATTTATAATATAAAAATGAATAAATATAACTCTAAATATTCATGGGAAGAATTATATCATTTATTAAATATTCATAGTAATGAAGATTTGATTGCTTATAGAGAAAAATATAATATAAAATTATAAATTATGAAAGAACAACATTATTTAGATTCCATGCAAGAAGATTGGATGGATGGAGATAAAGATTTATACATATCATCATGAAAAGGTATAAACTCATAAAAACTTATCCAGATTCTCCTAAATTAGGATATATTTTAGAACAAAAATCTGGTAGTGTAGATTGTGAAAATTATCCAGAATTTTGGGAATTAGTTGTTGAAAAAGAATTTGAAGTATTAAGTTTTATATATAATAATAAAACATTAAAATTTAGTGAAAATCAAAATTGTTTTATATATGAACCATATGATGGATATAATCATCGACAATTAGATTTTTTATTAAGAAATTCAAATGTTTACAAAATTCATTCAGTTAAAAGATTATCAGATGGTGAAATATTTACTATTGGTGATGAAATTGATTTAACAAAATATGAGTTTAATTTTCCTAAATCAGATATATTAACAGAAATAAAAATTATTGATAATAAAATTAGATTTAAAATGAATTTTCAAGAAAAACATGATTGGAATTCATCTTATACTTTAGATTATATTCAAAAACTTAAACAACGATTATTCACAACTGAAGATGGAGTTGATGTTTTTGAAGGTGATAATTATGTAATAGTAGATAATAAAGATTGGTATATAGACAGTACAGGTGGAAAAAATTTAAATGAAAAAGATTATAGACTTTATTTCTCAACAAAAGAAAAAGCTGAAGAATATATTGTTTTAAATAAACCTTGTTTAAGTTTTAATGAAGTATATTCATTATTAGGTAAATTATCAACCGCTGCTTTAAGACAATCTGATTATCAATCTTTAAATACAAAATTAAAACAAATAGTTAAAAATAAATTAAAAATTAAATAAATAGAAATTATGAAAACAGATCAGACAAGAGTATTTTTCAATTATGGAGAAAATGGTGAAATTAAAGCAATTATGCAAAGTGTAGAAACGGATGAAGTAATTGCAAGCAGAAAAGTAAAACTTCGTCATGGTGATAAACCAAATAAAATTGTTGGTAGAAAATATGCATTCAAGAAACTTATGACTCATAGTCTTGAAAACAATTTAATTCCAAAAACTGAAATCGGTTTATTATGGAAACTATTTGGTTCTACTTGTAAACAACCAAGTTTTAAATTAGCTTATTAATATGAAAAAGAATATATCAATATTCTTATTAGGTATATTTGCATCAATTTGTATTGGTGCAGGTATATCTAATTCAGAATTATTAACAGTAAAACCTGCAACTCCTAAATCAACAATTGTAAAACAATTTAGATCTATGTTTTTTTTAGAAAATGAAGTTTCAGATTTTATACGTTCTAAAGTAAAAGAAGGTTACATATTAAAATCTTCAATGATTTGGGATGATGAGGATTGGTCTAAAGGTGTAGTAGTCATGGAAAAATATTAATTATGAAAATGAATTTATTTCAAAAGATATTATTTGTACCTCATAATATTATAAGCTTTTTAAATCTTATTTTTGGAATTCCAATTATAATATTATTAATTTATTTTTTAACAAATTTAAATTGGGTATTATGGTTAATTCCTATTTATATTGGAATTGATTTCTATAAAGATTATATTGCTAAAAAACAAGGTGGTAAAGGACAATTACCTATTTATAAATTTAATAAATAATTATGTATATACATAAAACAACAGGTAATAAAATTACAGTAAGCTTTTATCAACAACTTTCTTATAAAGATAAACAAGATTATAGAGAAGAAAGATCTACAGGAGAATATTCTTCATCTAGAGATATTGTTGGTACAGTTATAGATATTGGTATTGGGATGGCTATTGGAAGTATGTTTGATAGCTCATCTAATTCAGATAGTAACTCATTTAATGATTCATCAGGTTTTGATGGAGATTTTGGTGGTGGAGATTATTCTGGAAGTGGTTCTGGAGGAGATTGGTAAAATAAATTAATAATTAGGTGCTTATTGATGATAAGGTAAATAGCGACCAGAGATACTGCAAACAGCCTAATTATTTTATTTCTCATAGTATTAAAAGTTATGACTCAACTTTAATACAAATATATGAGAAAGGAATTATATGATATAGAAGTTTTTAAAAACTTCTTCTGCGTTGGTATAAGAAATTATAATACCAAAGAATTAGTATTTTATGAAATATCTGAAGAAAAAAATGATTTAGATTTAATTTATAAATGGTTTAATGAATTTGATGGATTTTTAATTAGTTTTAATGGAATACATTATGATAATATGGTTATCAAATATTTTATTAAAAATTATAATAAATATAAAAATTGGAATTGGTCTAATATTACATTAGATTTAAAAGCTTTTTCTGATAAAATAATTTATAGTGATATTTATGATGACGAAATTAAACAAATTAAATATTTTAAAACTAAATGGATTGATATAGATTTATTTTTATATTGGTCTAAAATGTTAAGAATGTCTAAAAAGATTAGTTTAAAATCATTAGGTATTCAATTAGGTTATCATACAGTACAAGAATTACCATACCAACATGATTTTATTTTAACAATAGAAGATTTACCTAAATTACGTTATTATAATTATACACATGATTTAGGAATCTTAGATTTATTAACTTCTAAAATGGAAGATGATATTAAATTAAGAGCAAATATTGTTAAAGAATATAATATTAATTGTTGGTCAATGGATGCTACAAAAATTGCTTCTGAAGCATTATTGTTAGATTATTGTAGAATTACTAATAAAAATCCTTTTGAAGTAAGAAAACAAAGATTTCAACGTAATACTATTTATCTAAATGAAGTTTTAAAAGGATTTAATCCTGAATTTAAATTACCAATATTTCAAAATTTATGGGCAGAAATATTAAATTCTAAAGATAAATTTAGCAAAGAACTTATAATTAATCATAACAATACTTCAATTAGATTAACTTATGGAGTTGGTGGATTGCATTCTATAAATGAAAATGAGCAATATTATACTAGTGAGAATTTTAAAGTCATAACAAGTGATGTTGCTTCATTATATCCAAATCTAATTATTAATTATAAATGCATTAGGTTTCCTGAAGTTCTTAATAAGTATATTCAAGTAAAAGATGAAAGAATTATTGCTAAAAAAGCTAAAGAAAAACAAAAAGATACATTCTTTAAATTAATTTTAAATTCAACATCTGGATTATTAGATATGGAACATGGGTGGTTATATTATCCTGAAGGTGCAATGAGAATGCGTTTAATTGGTCAATTAATATTAACTAAATGTATTGAAGTATGTCTAATTAATAATTGGCAAGTTATTTCAGCAAATACTGATGGTATTGAAGTAATTGTTCCTACATATCAAAGAAAACAATATCAAGAACTTTTAAATATTACTTGTTCTAAATTTAATCTAGAATTAGAACATGAAGAATATGAAAAAATTATTTATAAAAATGTTAATAATTATATTGCGAAAACATTAGTTGGTGATATTAAACGTAAAGGTTTATTCAAACTACCGTTTAATGAAAAAGGTCAAAAAGAAATTCCTTTAGGAGATTCTACAGATGAATTAGTTATTTCTAAAGCATTACATAATTATTATATTCATAATATTAAACCTGAAGAATTTATATCTAATCCTGATAAATATGAATTACATCCATTTGATTACTGTAAAAGTAATAAGATAGGTAAAGATTTTAAAGTTTATCATAATGGTCAAATTCAACAGCAATTAAATAGATATTATTTTAGTAAAAATGCTCCATATTTATTTAAACAAAAAAATGGAGTTGGAACAATGCAACATGTTAATGTCGGAGAAGGTATAATCTTATTTAATGATTATGAAAAAAAAAATTGGAAAGATTATAATATAAATTATAAATATTATATTAGTAAAACTAATAAAATTATAGAAGAAATCAATAGATTAAATCAATTAAGCTTATTTTAAAATTATGACTAAACCTTATTCAGAGTTATCTTTTGCAGTGGATTTAATCCAAGAAGAATTTAAATTAAACAATCCTATTGATATTGTAGATAAAGTAGAAGAAGAATTAGGTATTGAATTATCTATTCATGCTGTATCTGATTATTTAGATATTAATAGACAAGAGGATTACGAAATTGAATCAATAAAAATGAATTATTATAATGAATATTATTAAAAAATGGAAAATTTTGAAATAAATGATAATGTTGAAGTTATCAACAATAAACCTCTAAAAGGTAATGAACATTGTCCTAAATTAACAATTGGTGACAAATATCAAATAAAAAATATTGTTTTAGATAAACAAGGTAATCAACATTTAGATATTGGATTAAAGTCTAATCTAAATTTTGTAACTAGTTATGAAACTAAAGAAGAATTACCTCAAGGACATCTGATTCATTGGTGTCATCCTAGTAGATTTCAATTAATTGGTAGAGAAGTTAAAGAAGAATTATGATACCATTTATAGATAAATTATATGAAAATAATGTTCTAAAATTTGATAATAATTTTTTAGATAGATTTTTAAGTATAAGGATGATACTTTTATTAATTTGTATAGTTGTTATTTCAATATGTATTGTAATAATATTTATACCTATTACAATATTTAATATTATAAATAATATTTTAGATTTAAGTAAATATATTTATATTGAACTTAAAAATCATCCTAGATTTCAAAAAAGTAGAATTAAATATATAATGTGTAATTATTATTCTAAATTAGAAAAAGAAGAATTATTATATTTACAATATAAAGATACTACTTTTGAAGAAGATAATTTAAAAGATTTTATAATTAACTTTTTTACTATTTATAATAAAAAATATAATACTTATTTAGAATCTATCACAAGAATATCTGAAACAGAAAACGATCTATTTCCTCCACTAGGTAAATTTAGTTTTGAATTTATAAGAAATTCCAATCATAAATATAATAGTGATTTATATTATTATGATTGTTATTGTACTACAAATCGTAGAAGAAGCTTAGGTGATATTTATAGAATATGTAAAACTTATTTTCCTAGTACTAAAATAGAAGAAGTTTTAGAAATCTTAATAGATTTATGTGAATCTAAGGAACTATCAGGTTCTTACTGTAATACTATTCAAAAATTTGTATTTCATAAACAAAATGAAAATTTCTATCCTAAAGGTAAAACTGAATATGGAGATATCACATTTAAAGATGTAATTTGGTATATTAAAAATAAATAATTATGATTGTAATTAAAAAAGACTGTCCAAAATGTATTGGCACAGGTGAAATTATGGAAGGTAGAAAAGACTCTAAAGGATTTCAATATAATAAATGTAATCTTTGTAAAGGAGAAGGTATTGTTGATATTGATATAGCTGAAGATTATATATTGTCATTAGATGAATCTCAAATTGATGATTATGAATGAAGAATTAATAACATTTGAAACAGCTAAATTAGCTAAAGAAAAGGAATTTGATTGGACTTCTAAGTGTTATCATTCAGATGGAAGTTTTCAAGACAGAGAATATCTACAAAACTATAATCATTCTGTTTTTATAGATAAAGATGAGTATTTAATCTCAGCTCCTACACAATCTCTGCTTCAAAAATGGTTAAGAGAAGTTCATAATATTCATGTATTTCCTGTAATAGAGCCTTTAGGAAGAAAATACAGAGGATCTACTGTTTATAATGAAAAGAAAGATAATTATATTGAATCTAATTTTTATTATAATTCTTATGAAGAAGCATTAGAAATAGGATTACAAGAAGCTTTAAAACTTATTTCAAATGAATGATAATATAGTAGGATTTTTATTAACAATTTTTTATGTAGGTGTCATAATATACTTAAGTAAATTAAAAAACAAAATAAAATGAAAAATAAATCTAAATTAGAAGGTAATTCTCAAGCGGTAGATGATTTTTGGACATCAGTTGCAATTATGCAAGGTCCTGGAAATGCTTCTGTAAGAACTCAGAGAATAAAAGATTTAGATTCTGGTAAAATTAATATTCATCAAGCTACTCCAAAAGGAGAAAGTGCTTTAGGATTAGTTTTAACAGGTATGATTATTAAATCAAGAAAATAATATATGAGTGAAAAGTTAGCATTAATTCTAGACTTTAATGTATTAGAACAAAATGAACTTTCATTAATGGAATTTATAACATTATTAAAATTAAATCATAATGAGATTGATTTAGATATAAACGATAATGTATTAGATAGTTTACAAAATAAACAATTTATAAAAATAGTTAAAGATAATGAAGAAAATATTGTAATAGTTCGAGAGAAAAGTAAACTATTAATAGATTTCTTATTAATAGAAGGTTTAAATTCAAATTATAAAGATAAGAAAATTACTAAAAAGTCTAGTAGAAGTATTAATGAAGGATTTGAAGAGTTTATAACTGAGTACAGAAATTTATGGAAAGGTCTTAAAGTAGGTTCAATGGGTAGTCACAATAGCTGTTCTGATAAACTATCTCGATGGTTAAAAGAAAACCCTCAGTATTCTAAAGAAGATGTCTTAAAAGCAGCTAAAATCTATATTAATTCATTAGATAATTATCAATATCTTCAACAAGCTGATTATTTTATTTATAAAAAAGATGCTTATGGAGAAAGTAGTAGATTGTCTAGTTTTATAGATGAAACTGAAGTTAATAATAATACAGATTGGACAAGTCGTCTTAGCTAAATTATGAAAAATAAAACCTTAACATTTGAAGAATTTGAAAAAAGTTGTTATCATATACAATATTATGTTATTGTACCTTTATTAAATAGAATGAAACTTAATAAATTAGAGTTTTTAACAAAAGGTAAATATGATAAAGAGAAACTTAAAAGTAAATTATTAGAACTTTATGATTCTAATTTAGATAAACTAAAAATTAATTAAAAATTATGAAAAATAACAAAAATGGCAATTTATATCAAAGAATCTGATGTTCCTAAAACTGGAACTAGAAAAGATCTAATTAGAAAATTCTTTAGAGGACAAATAATTCCATCTTATACTAATCCTGAATGTACTAATCTTCAATGTGATGGTAAAGGTGAATCTGGTAAAGGTTCTAGTAGAAGTATAACTGAATTACATGAGATTGTAAAATCACGATTTCCTGTAACAAGTTTAAAAGCAATTATTAAAATTATTTATCAAATTATTGAAGAAGATAAATCTATTATTTTAATTTGGTGTAATAAGATTAATAAAGTTGTAGTTAAATATGAACCTAATAAATCTGCAAATTGGATTACTAATTATAGTAGAAAAAACTATTTTACTCAAAAAGGTGAAGATGGTTATAGTTTAGAAGATTTTGAAGAAATTAAAGAAACATTATAAATTATGATTAATTATTCAGATAAAACTTTAGATAAAAAACAACAAAAAATTTTAGCGAAGTACCCTTTAATTAAATTTAAAGAAGATATTAAAATAAATAAAATTGAGGATGTTTTTGATAATTTATTTAATAAAGGAATTGAAACATATGATTTAAATAATAAATTTCATTGTGGAAAAAATAAAGGTAGAAGTTATTATGATTGTTTTTTATTAAGTAAATATTATTTACCTAATATAACCTTTAAAGAAATGTATAGAAAATTATATTCTTTAGTTGAAGATCAAAATCCTAAACATAAAGATCATCAATATTTTTGGGGAAATAAACCTGGATTTTTTACATGTTATACAATAGGTAAAACTAGATTTAATGGAAAATTAAAATTATAAAAATAGATAAAAATGAATGAAAAAATTAAATGTGTTGATAATAGAGGATATTCTTTAACAGATGATCAAGAATATGAAATAATTAAAAGAGAAGGTAATTTTATATTTATTAATAATGATAAAGATAAATTAGCTAGATATTCTATAGAAATGTTTGAAGAACCTGCTCCACCACCACCTGCTAGAACTGAACAAGACTGTATCAATAGTATTACTAATAATGAATCTCAAACGAGATATGTTAATTTAAATAATGAAACTAAAATTATTACAAATAGTTTTACTTTAACAGATGCTACAACTGATTTTAGTTGTGGAGTTAAAATGGTATGTAATATTAATGTTACAATGAATAATATAAACAATATCACACAATCAGATCAAGATGTCGCAGGAGATGATTTATTAGATCTACAAAAAGCTCTATTAAAATCTCATTTGAAAAATTATATGAGAAGATTAGGTAATAGTGGTGGTATTTATTTAGTATCAACTAATGTTAATCATAATGAAGATTTAGTAGAAGCAATTGATGAAATTTCAGATTTTCAATCAGAATCTGAATTAAATCCTAACAGTCAAAATCCAATTAAAGTTTGGGGATTTTTAAAAAGTAATTTATGATTTATGTAAGAGAGGCTAAACGTTTAAAAAATGAAAAATTTAATGATTTTTTTAATAGAATACTTTTAAAGTCTAGCTATTTACCAGCAACTTATCATGATAAAGAATGTTTAAATCTTCAATGTGTAAGTGGTAAATATCGGAGTTTTGAAGATTTAGTTGAAATTGCTAAAACATATTATTCTAACATATCTGATAAATCTGTTGCTAAATGTATTAAACAAAATGGTAATTTTAGTTTTTTATATTGTAATGCAGTTAAAAAATGGACAATGCCAAAAGTAATCTCTAATTGTAATATTTCTTGTTTATATAATTATAGTAATTGTAAAAACTTTACAAATAAAATTGGAGAAAAATATTCATTTGATATGATACAAGAATTAATGAACAAATAATAGTCTTATTTAAAAATAGACAAAAATAATTAAAAACTTATAAGATTATTAGTAAATACTAATAAGATTAATGAGTGAAAAAAAAGTAAGTCTTTTTGATAGAACTTACAAGAATATTACAGAAAAAAGAAACAGAATATTATCAGGTAAAATAAATAGTATCCCATTAGGATTTCCTAGATTTGAAAATGAAATGCCTGGAATTGAACAAGGTAAATCAGTTTTAGTATCAGCCAATAGTAAGGTAGGTAAATCCCAAATTACAGATTGGATGTTTCTTTATAATCCAATTCAACAAGTTATTGATAGAGGTTTAGATATTAGATTAAAAATCTTTTATTTTACTTTAGAAATGACTGCTGAACAAAAGATGTTATCAGCATTTTCAAATATTCTTTATATTAAAGAAGGTGTTAGAATAGCTCCTAAAGATTTAAGATCTAGTAAAGAAGATAAAATATTATCTGAAGAAAACTTAGCTTTAATTTCTAAATATGAACCTTATTTCAGAAAAATAGAAGAAATTGTTGAATTTATCGATGATATTAGAAATCCATATGGTATTTATACTACAGTTCGTGATTATGCTTTAGCTAATGGTAAAATACACACTAGAAATATTGAAACAAAACCTGGTGTTTTTATTCAAGTTGAAGATTATTATGAACCTAATGATCCTGAAGAATATGTAATAGTTATTGTAGATCATATAAGCCTTATACAGCCTGAAAAGAACAGAGATACTGGTTTACCTATGACTCTACATGAATCAATAGGTAAACTTAGCTCTGATTATCTTATTAAACTTAGAAATAGATTTAAATATATTCCAGTTGTTGTACAACAACAAGCTCAAGCTCAAGAAAGTGTTGAAAATAAAAAGTATAACAAACTTAAACCTTCATTAGATGGATTAGGTGATAATAAAATGACTCAACGTGATTTTGATTATATACTTGGATTATTCAGTCCTTTTAGACATGAAATACCTGAATATATGGGATATGATATAACTAGGTTTAAAGATAATATTAGATTTCTTGAAATACTTGGAGGAAGAGAAGGTGGTGGAGGTACAGTATGTCCATTATATTTTGATGGTGCTGTAAATTATTTTAAAGAATTACCACTTCCCAATGATTCTAAAATTAAAGAAGTTTACGAATTTATAAAAAATATTAAATAGTTATGAAAAAATGAGATCTCAATCTTGGAACAATAATTGGGTATATTTTAAACTTATTACTAAAGAACAAACTTGTGATCGTTTAAAAAATGGTAGTGCTTGTTATTCTAGTATTTCCAAAACAAATATTGATTTAGAATCTAAATTAACATTATCTAATTTTCATAAAAAAGAAACTGAAGAATATATTAAAGAATATGTTTTAAAATTATCTAAAATATTTAAATTTAAATACAAATTTAATAATGAAGATGAAATTGAAATTACAGAATTAAGATCTACTTTTTATATGAATACTTTTTTATGTATATTTCGATATTTATTTGAAAATTTATTAAATAATGGTAATTTAAATAAAGAACTAATTACAACTTTTGTTCAAGATAAAAGAAGAAAAGATTTTTTATGGAAATTTACAGATGCTTTTAATACAAGTAAGTTTAAAATGGGAGGCTCCAATCATTGTATTAATTATAATGGTTCTATAAATAATTTAAGATTAAGAACAACAAAAGAACTTGAAGAATATGATAAAATTCCAAATAAAGGATACTCACCAATTCATAGTTTTTTTAAAAAAGAAGAATAAATTAGTTTATAATTAAAAATATCTAAAAATATATAAAACAAACTAAAAATAAATATTATAAACTCTATTAACAATTAAATAGAGGTAGGATATGGTCGGTTTTTTATATGATGATAGAACTTCCTAAAGAGAAGATTAAAGCAAGTAGAATTAATCCTAAAAAACTAATACTGTTTTCAAAAGCTAAAGTTGGTAAAACAGAAGCAATAAGTAAATTAGAAAATTGTTTAATATTGGATTTAGAAGATGGTTCTAACTTTGTAGATGCCCTTTCCATTAATATAGTAAAGGAAGCTAAAAAACAAGATATAAGTATTATCGCAGCATTAAAACAAGTTATTAATCAAATTAAAGAAGCTAATAAAGCTAAAAATGGATTTGTTTATAAATATGGTGCAATTGATACTGTTACAGCTTTAGAAGATGCTTGTTTAGTATTGGCAAATAAATTATATCGTGACACAGCTCAGGGTCGTAACTGGCAAGGAGATGATGTTACTCAATTACCTAATGGAGCAGGTTATCAATACACTAGACGAGCTTTATGGATGGTTTTAGAAGAATTGGAAGAATGTTTTGATACTTTAATTATTCTTGGTCATCTTAAAGATAAATTAGTAGAAAAAGAAGGTAAAGAAATGACAGAAAGAGGTCTTGATTTGATAGGTAAATCAGCATCAATACTATGTTCTCAAGTAGATGCAATTGGATATGTATATCGAGATGAAAATAAAACTATTGTCAATTTTGCACCTTCTGATTCATTAATTTGTGGAAGTCGTAGTGAGCATCTTAAAAATCAAAAGATTACATTAATTGAAGCTGATGAAGCTGGTAAATTAACTGTAGATTGGAGTAAAATTTTTATAGAAGAATAAAATTAAAAATAGTTACATTTCTATAAAAAATGATTAATAATATAAACCATACAAATAAAAAGAAGAATATGAATTTCAATCTAAATGAAAAGGCTCAAGGAGGTATTACCGTTTTTAACAACGGTGTTGCAGGAAAAGTAGAAAATGTATCAATTACAGTAGAAAAAAGACGTGCTGATGAACCAGACTCTTATCCTACATATAAGTTAATTGTAGATGATGGTTCTGGATCAACTCCATTAAATCAAGGTTTCTATATTAATGAAAGTGATGATGAAAATAGACAAAATATGACTTTTCAAAGAGTTAAATCTATTGCAGATTCTGTAGTAGCTGAAGATTTTGTTTATCCTGAAGTTAATGGATACATGGACGCTATGAGTACTTTATTTAAAGTAATTAAAGAGAATGCGGATGGTAAAAAAGTTTCTGTATTTACAACATATGGTTATGTTGATAAAGATAGAATTCCACATCCATCAAAATATTTAGGATTAAGAATGTTTGACTTTATTCAAGGTCCAAATACTACTTATGATAAAATGAAAGCCAAACCTGCTGATATTTTAGAAAGACCAGTTGCTGATGCTCCAAACACAGAATCTGAATCTCCTAAAGTAGCTACAGAAGAAATTTGGTAATATTAAATTAAATGTGTTGTTTCCTTGAGAAAGAAATTACAGGTAACAAGAAACAGAGTGAGGGATCCGTTCACTACAACACAAATGAATTCTCGACATTAAATATAAAGGCTACTGTAACAGGTAGCCTTTTTTATTAACTAAAAACTAAATTATGAAAGATTGGAAATTTATAAAACCCTCTGAAAATTTATCTTTAAAAGAAAAAATTTCTTATACAGAAGGTTATTTTTTAGCATTAAGTCAGATTCATAGTAATTTATCAGTAGATACAAATGATAAAGAATTTAATCACTTAAATATTGAAATTCAAAAATATATGAGAAAATTAAAAAAATTATGACAATAGATTTAAATAAAACTAAAAAACTTATTAGTAAAAAGGATATTTTAGATAGATTTAATGAAATTGAAATATTTCAAAAATATATCAATGAACCTATATTTTTAAATAAACTAATATTATCACCTTTACGTAAAGAGAAGAATCCTTCATTTGGATTCTTTATAGGTGAAAATAGAGAAATATGTTTTAAAGATTTTGTATTAGGTGCAGGAGATTTTGTTAAATTTATAATGTTGAAGTTTGGACGCTCATATTTTGAAGCTTTAAGTACAATTGCTTGTGATTTTGATTTACAAGATGAATTTATATGTAAAATATATAATAAAACTAATTTTCAAAAATCTAAAACAACTCAGCCAACTAAAGATGAATTATTAGCTAAATATACTGGTTATAAATTAGGTAAAACTAAAAGAAATTGGCAAGATCATGATACTTTATTTTGGCAACAATATGGGATTACTTTAGAAACTTTACAGAAATATAGAGTTGAAGCAATTAGTCTTATATTTATTGGAGATGACATATTTCCCGCAGATAAATATACATATTGTTTTAAAGAAATGAAAGATGGTATTGAGACATATAAAATTTATCAACCTTATAATGAGAAATATAAATGGATTAATAACCATGATAATTCTGTATGGCAAGGTTGGACACAATTACCTCAATCTGATGATCATTTGATTATTACTAAATCCTTAAAAGATGTAATGACTCTACACGAATTAGGATGGAATGCAATATCATTACAATCTGAAAATCTAATTCCAAAAAGACATGTGTTTCAACAACTAAAAGATAGATTTAAATACATTACAGTATTATATGATAATGATTTTGATTCTGAAACTAATTGGGGAAAATTATTTGGTGATAAATTATCAACTGAGTTAGGTACTATAGAATGTTATATTGATGATGAATATAAATGTAAAGATGTATCTGATTTAGTTAAAAAATATGGTAAAGTACAAGCTAAAGAAATTTTAGAAAAACATACATTATTACCATTTTAAATAAAAATTATGGGTAGAAGTAAAAGAAGTAAAAATAAACAAAAAAATATGAGACATGCTAAAAAAAATTCTTTTGAATACCAAGAGAAAGCTAAACTCAAATTAAGAAATAAAGTTAATAGAAAAATGGAAAAAAGACATTTAATAGGGATTTATGATAGTTATAGATTAAATGGTAAATTTAATTATAGATTAAATGATACGAATTCTAAATTTATAGGTTCTTATAGTACACAACCTATTTATTCAATGTTTGATTTAGGTATAAACGATGTTATGATTATTAAAAATGGTCAACATTCTATTAAAATTGAAGTTTGGGAAGTATCTGATAAAATGTTAGCTTCTATTGAACGTGATTATGGTTATTATGATGAATTAACTCAAGAAGGTAATATCTATTTAAAAGAAGAAATAATTTCTCCATTTGGTAAAATATTATTATTTACATATAATGACATTTACGATGAATCTAAAATGATTATATCAGGAGATTGGATTGAATATTTAAATGAACAAAGAGTTAAAAGTAGTACTGTTAATTTAGTAAAAAATAATCCTATGAGGGATGCCTTTGATAAAATAATGAATCATAGTGGATTTGCAGTTGATAAAGAATTTATGGATTAATTAAAATATAAAAATGAATAAAAAAAAGAATTTAGTCGCTGTATATGGTAGTTTGCGTAAAGGACTTGGTAACTATGAAGATCATTTAGGAAAAGCTACTTTTGTAGGAGAATTTAAAACTGAACCTGTTTATAATCTTCATAGTTTAGGTGGATTTCCAGGTTTAAAAGAAAATGGAAATACTTCTGTTGTAATGGAAGTTTATGAAGTTAATGAAGTAGAAGCACATAATATTGATAGATTAGAAGGATATACTCCAGGTTCTAATGATAATACTTTTTATGATAAAAAAGATATTAATACACCTTGGGGAGTTGCATCAGTTTATATATATGTAAAAGATTTACCTAAATCTAGTATCGTAGAAAGTGGTGACTGGAAAGAATTTAAAAATAATACGTTGAATTATTACTCAACAAGAAATAATTAAAAATAAATAAAAATGGCAAAAAAAAAAATAGGAATTGTTGGACACTTCACAGGCGCAAATAGTTTTGGAATTAGTAAACCATATATGGATTTCTTCAGACACTTTGGTACAGTGACATTAATAACTCCTTGGGAAGATGAAATTAGGAATTTAGATTTATTAGTATTACCTGGTGGTCCTGATGTTAATCCATTAAGATATTTAGAACCTGAAGATGAATTAAGTATTTATGTAGGTTCACCATGTCCATTTAAAGAAAGATTTGATAGACATTTACTACCTAAGTATATTGAAGCACAAACGCCTATATTTGGGATATGTAGAGGACATCAATCATTAGCAGTTCATTTTGGAGTTAAATTAGTTCAAGATATGTATCATGAAACTAATCCAGATCATGATGGTGTTAAAACAATGCATACAGTAATCACTCCTGATTTTATTAGAGAAATGATTCCTACAATGCATGATTATGTAGATTTAGAATTTGATGTAAATAGTAGACATCATCAAGTAGTTATGAATTGTCCTGAAAATGCTACAGTAATTGGTAGATATAATGGTAAACACAAACAAGACCATGAAGAAGGTGATATTGAAGCTTTATCTTATTTTCCAAATTATCCAGCACATACAGTGCAATGGCATCCCGAAGACAAACGAGATTTATTTAGTATTAAGTTAATTCAACATTTATTAAATTTATAATGATAAAACAAATTAAAAAAGTTAAAAATTCCACTTTATTTAGACCAATGATATATAGTAGACATCCAAGTCATAATATATTACGTGCTCAAAATAAACATATTAAATTGTTACCATATCGTTCAGTTATCAGGTTTGGCTCAACCACTGAATGTCCAGATACAATTTCTAAAGGTGGTTCTAGAATTGAAATAAATACAATTGAAGCTATTAAAAATAGTGCAAGTAAATTATTAATGAAAAATAAATTTACTGAAGCTAAAGTTAGTACTGCATCTTGGGTTATTGGAAATAATTTAACACAGGTTAAGGATAGATTGAAAGAATTATTTGAAACTGGAACTCCAACATATCCAATTGTAGCTAAAGCTCATCATGGGAGTAAAGGTAGAGGTAACACTCTAATTAAATCTGAAGAAGAATTTAATGCTTGGGCTGTAAATAAAAATCTAAATCAATATATTTTTGAAAAATTTATGAATTATGGACATGAGTTTAGACTGCATGTTACAGAAGATGGTTGTTTTTATGCTTGTAGAAAAGCTTTAAAACAAGGTGTTCCAGATTCAGAAAAGTGGCGCCGTCATGATGATATATGTATTTGGTTTTTAGAAACTTCACCAGAATTTCATAAACCTAATAGTTGGAATAATATTGAAGAAGATTGTATTAAAGCTTTAAAAGCTATTGGTGCAGATATTCTTTCATTTGATGTTAAAGTACAAACACCTAATGATGCTAAAGGTAATCTTAGATCTTATCAAGAGTTTATTTTAATAGAATGTAATTCAGCATCATCTATGGATAATGGTACAGGAAACATTTCTATTTGTGCTCAAAAATACATTGAAGAATTACCTAAACTTATAATAAGAAAAGCTACAAAATAATGAATAGAATCAGTACTATAACTGGTTTACCAGTTAGAAAATATACAAAAAAAGTTAGAGAAGTTATAAAAGAGGTGCCAAAAAATCTTTTAAAAGTTGAAGATTTTAAAAGATATAATGGAGCCGGAAATTATTATGATTTAAAACATGCAACAATTTCTTCTAGATATGGTAATGTACGTATTTACATATCAGGAGGTCCTACACTAAATTGTCAAATGGCAGTTGCAGGAGCATTTGGAAATTTTTTAAAATCTGCAGACAATATGGTTGAACAATTAAAAATCATTAAGGAACATGTTCGTAAAAATATTTTATTAGTCGACATTAAAGACTCATATATGGAGTATTTTAATAAAAAAATACCAAAAGAACTTATTATAATGATTTCACCATATAAATCAACTAATGGTAGTAATATGAATATTTGTTTAATCAATATGAAAAATTTATAAAATGGAAGAACAATTAAAAAAACAATTAGAAAATTGGTTAGAAAATTTATTACAGAAAGATTCTGAAATAGATCATATTAAAATTAATGAATTATTAGGAGTAATTGATTATAATTTATATTGTAAAATACCAATAACTAATTTTAAAGAGGATAAACATTTACAAAAAGTTAATTATGTTATGGAATTATTAGAAGAATTACAAAAACCCAAAGAAAAACTTAAATTAAATTTAGTAATTGCTGATGGTAGTAGTTCTTTAGAATACATTCAATATTTATCAACAGATTATGAAGTTAATGTAGTTAATTTTAAAGATGTTAAAAATAGAAAAGATATTGATTTAGTATTATTTACTGGTGGTGAAGATGTTGATCCAGAATTATATGGTGAAACCAAAGGTCAATTTACTTATATTAATAAAGGTAGAGATAAAAAAGAAAGAGATGTTTTTAACTTCTTTAAAGGATATGTGCCTATGTTAGGTGTATGTCGTGGAAATCAAATACTTTGTATTTTTAATGGTGGAAAATTAATTCAACACGTTGAAGGTCATGGTAGAGATCATACAATTGTAATTAAAGGTTACGAACAACCAGTATCTATCACTTCAACACATCATCAAATGGTGTATCCTTTTAATTTAAAAGAAGAAAACTATGAATTAGTAGCTTATTCTGAATTCTTTAGAAGTAATACTTATTTAAATGGTAAAAATGAAGAAATCAATTTACATAAAGAATTTTTAGAACCTGAAATTGTATTTTATCCAAAATCTAAATGTTTAGGAATTCAAGGCCATCCTGAATATGGAAGTTGTAATCCAAATACTAAAAAGATTTGTATGAAACTTATTAAGAAATATTTACTTAATAAAGATTTTAAAAAACCTGAACCTAAACAATGGTATTCTGATGAATATTACCCTTCAGAAAATGAAGAAATTCAAATTAAAAGAGAACCTATTTAATATAAAACTATTCCGATTGGAAACAACACACTTACTAATAGATCATATACATCTAGTTTAAATCAAGATTTTGTAGAATATGGAGATCTTGAAAAAAGCTAAATTTGAGTATAAAACAAGTGTTGAAAAAGTGAAAAATTATATTCAAAAAAGAAAACGATATTCAAAATAATGAATTTGAAGCTATTATAAGTGAAAATGATTTACCTTTATAATTAAAAAAAAAATAAAAATATATAAAATGACAAAAATAAAAAATATTACAATTGGTACAGATCCAGAAATGTTTCTTAAAAAAGATGGAGTTATAATTTCAGCAGTTGGTAAAATAGGAGGTTCTAAACATGAACCTCTTCCAATTTCTGAAAATGGTCATTTCATTCAAGAAGATAATGTTGCAATTGAATATAACATCCCACCATGTAAAACTAAAGAAGAATTTATTTATCATAATAATTTTGTAAAGGATTATTTAGATAATGTTGTTACAGTTATGGGCTGTGAATTAGATTTTTCAGCTTCTGCAACCTTATCTGATAAAGAATTAGATTCAGATGAAGCGAGGTTAGCTGGTTGTGAACCTGATTTTGATGTATGGAAGCAAGATATTAACATTGCTCCAGATTTAAGTGCTAGTAATATGCGTGTATGTGGAGGTCATATTAGTTTAGGTTGGGATAATCCTACAGAATCTCAACAAGAAGATATGGTTAAAGCTATGGATATTACATTAGGTTTAAAATCATTATTTTTAGATTCAGATACAGATCGTAAAAAATTATATGGTAAAGCGGGTTGTTTTAGATTTCGTGAATATGGAATTGAATATAGAACTTTATCTAACTTCTGGATTCAATCTGATGAATTTTTAACTTGGGCCTTTGATACAACTATGGAAGCAATTGAATTAGTTAATTCTGGTAAAATAGATTTAATTAAAGAAAAATACGCTGATAAAATTGTTGAAGCTATTAATACAAATAATAAAGATTTAGCTCAAGAACTATTAAATGAATTTTCAAAAATTCAAACACCAAAATTAAAATTAGTATAAAAAATAATTAAAAAAATATAACAAATGTGTGGAATTTTTGGTCAAAGTACAAACAATCCAATAAAATTAGATGTTTCTTCTGTAAATATTCTTGGAATACATAATATTGAAAGAGGTAAACAATCTTGTGGTTTAACTTGGGATGGAGATATTCATCATGGAGTTGATAAAGACAAACTTTATATCGATTTTATAAAAAATAGACAAATTAAACCAAAATATTTTCCAACTATGTTTGGTCATACTAGACAATCTAGTTTTGGAAATGGTATTACTTTAGAAAATGCTCATCCATTTGGATATGGAGTTAGTGCTGATGGTAATAGTTTTGAATTTATATTTGTTCATAATGGTACATTAAAAAATGCTAAAGAATTAGCTAATAAATATAATATTGATATAAGTGTTAAATATCAAAAAAAATACAGTAATAGTGAAGGTACATATGAAGTAACTAGAGATAAAATTGATTCAGAAATTTTAGGTGAAATATTATGGAAAGAAAAATCTTATCATGTATTAAGTGAGTATATAGGAACGGCTGCTTGTGCTTGGATATGGTGTGATCAACCTAATAAATTATATTTATGGTCTGGTGCATCTAAATTACATATTGATGATAATGACGATAAAATGTTTGAAGAAAGACCACTATGTGTTTATACTAAAAGTAAAAATAATATGTTTTTTTCATCATTAGAAGATAGTTTAACAAGTATTGGTGGTACATTAGATACTAATATTGAACAAATCAGTAGAAATGCTGTTCATATAATTACTAATGGGGATTATAAAAATTGTGAAAAAATTATAGCTACTAGAAAAAATACAGCTCAAGATGATTCTTATCGATATAAAGCACCCAGGCAATCTAATGCAGGTTTCAACAGAACTCAAAATTATTATGATTCTATTACTAATAACCATGGTTATCCTGATGATAATTTAAATTGTAATGTAAGAAATAACAATTCAATATCAGGTTTAGATATAGCTGATGATAAACCTTTACTTAATATTAATGATTATACAGGTAAAGTTTATTCAAAAGGACTTAGATATTGGAAAAATGGTCATGTAATTAATGGAATTTATATTTACATTTTAGGATATGGATTTAAAAAACTTGGAGATTCATATGTAGAAGCACACACTGAAATTGAACGTAATAGAGGTAGAGTATTTTTAACAGATGATTGGAGTTTAACTTTAAAAGAAGGTTTTATTCCAATTGAAAAAAATTCTAAAGTACAATTACATTATTTTATTGATGGAGCAATGTTAAAAACTCATTCTGATTATATTAAATGTCAAGAACTTAAAAAGAATTTAGTAACAGGTTCTAAATATATTAGTATGATAGAGTTATCTTATATGACTAAACATCCTGTAGCTACACTACTTACTACAATTAAACCTCAGACTTATTTAGATGGTAGTTTTTATACAGGTAATACCGTAGAACTAGGTTTTGAGAAAGTTTATTATTTTCAAAATGGTAAATTTGTTAAATGGGATAAAAGATTAGATATTATTGAAGAAAAACCTGTAATTCAATTACCAATGAATTTTAAAGAAGAAACCGTTGTTCATAATGCTGAAATTTTAAACGAATCTGTTAAAAATATTAAAAAGTATGAAAAAGAATGGGAAGATAAACTTGAAAAAGAAACATTAAATAAAATTATTGAAAATCATTTTGATACTGAAATAGAAGAAGATTTAAATGAAGAAAATATTAATGATTTTATTAATGATTTTCTTAGTGAAGGATTTTTAACATTAATTACTAATATAGAAAATATGAGAGATGATTTAAAAGATTATAAAGATAATTCTCTTGTAATTGATGCAGATAGAACTTTAGATATGCTTCTTAATGTGTGTAATCAATATATTATAGATCCAAAAAATATTAAAAATGAGTAAAGAAAAAAAAGTTGTAACAGTTAAAAATGAAACTTTACCAATTTCTAAATGTAGACAATTTGATAAAAATTGGTATAAAATTGGAGATATTAAAGTAGAAAATTCTGGGGATTGTTATTTTATTAAAAATAGATATTATAGGGAAGAAGCTAATGATATTGTATTTAATTATAGTATTAATGAATATATTTTAAAAGATGAAACCGTTATTAAAGGAGTAGTTAATATTGATATTAATAATAATATTAAATTTGGATATTTTAATAATGATAAAAAATATGCTACACTTATCTTAGAAAATAGAAATAAATATGCTCTTTTTAATGAAGAATGTTTGTTAAATAATAAATTATATCGAGAAGTTTTATCTACTGGAGATTATAGTCATATAAATTTAATTCCTGCAAGAAAATTTAATGAGATTTTAATTCCAAAACAAGAATATAAAACTAGTTTACCTTATGACTCAAAGGGAATTACAGACACTTTTTTAAATTTATATAATACAAATTATAATCCTAAAATATTTGAAAATGTTTCAAAATATTCTAAAATATTAGGAGATTTGACTTTTGGATTGGAATTTGAAACAACAAAAGGTTTTATTCCAACTAGAATTATTAATAACTATGGATTAATTCCTTTAAGAGATGGTAGTATTAGTGGTATCGAATATGTTACAGTTCCATTACAAGGTGAAAAAGGTTTACAATATGTAATTGATATTGTTAAAATATTACAACATAGAACTCTTTATGATAATACATGTTCCTTACATCAACATATTGGAAATTTACCTAGAACTAAAGAATTTATTTTAGCCTTTTTTAAATTAACTTGTGCTATTCAAAATGAAATTTTTGAAATGTTTCCATTATTTAAAAAATATAATTTTAAAATAAAAAATAAAAATTATAGTAAACCTTATCCTGTTTATAATTTATTAAGTCAGATGGATAGTATTATCAATACTAATAATATTGATGAAAATTTCAATGTTTTATATAACTATTTATCAGGTGGTCAAAACTTTAAAGATGTTGGAAATGATTTAGATAATGTAACTTTTCATCCAAGTGATCCAAATGGTAATCAAAAATGGCTTATAAGAAATAGATATTATTTACATAATGTAATTCCAATTATTTTTGGTAATAAACAAACGATTGAATTCAGAATTCACACCCCAACATATGATGTAAATAAAATAATTCCTTTTATGATGTTAAATAGTATTTTAATTAATTATACTATTCAAAATCAAAATGAAATATTAGGAATTAAAGGATTTTTGTGTAATAAAGATTTATCTAGTATTGTTGCAGAATATATAGATACTTTTAGTTTTAAAGATAATGGTAATTTATATAATTCACTATTAACTTATATTGATAATAGAAAAAAAGATACAGAAACCCAAAACATGAAAGGGGATATTGTTGGTAATGAAGATAAAATTAGAGGTTGTAATTATGTAGATTGGAATAAAGAAGTTAATGAAAAACTTGAATTTAATATTAATTTTAAACCTGTTTATAGATACTCTGAAAATTTTATAAGTGACCCTTATGAAAAAGAAATTGAAAAGTTAGAAGAATTTTTACATAAAGGTAGACTTACATCTCAAGATTATATAAAAGCTGTAAAGAGTCATAGATTAAATCAAAAGAATTATAGAAATAAAACTCATTTACCACCAATTCCAATATTTGAAGACTATGATACTATCACATAAAGAAAGTTTAACAGGTAATGCTATTAAAATGAATTGGCAATATGAAATAGGGGGTTGGACAGATCCCCTAGTTTCTTTATTAGAATCTGATTATATTGATGATTTAGTAACTTTTATTGATCAAAAATATAAAGAATCTAAACTTGTTTATCCTAAAAGAAATAGATTGTTTAAACCTTTTCAATATTGCAAATATGATGAATTAAAAGTTGTAATGATTTCTACCACTCCACCAATAACTGAAAAAGGTTCTGGAATTGGATTTGGTATTAATACTAGTGATGAAAATGAAACACTCCCTTCTTTTTTAGAAAGTTTTAAAACAGTTATTAAAGAAAGTCTTTATAAAACAGCTACAGGAAGTATTTGTTTTGATACAACATTACAAGATTTTGCTGAACAAGGTGTTTTATTTTTAAATACATCTATGACTAGAGAAGTTAATAATGATCATCAAATAATTTGGAGAAATTTTATAAGACAAATTATTAAAACTATTAGCAAAGAAAAACAAAATATAATTTTTGTATTTTTAAATGGTGATAATGAAAAATTTGAAAAATATATTGATATTAAAAAACATTATATTTTAAGAAATAGTGGTCCAGTACTTCCTCATTTCAGTAATATAATTACTAAAATAGAAGATATAATTTTAGATAAATATGGTTCAAGAGAATATATACAATGGTAGAAAATTTAATATGGATTCCTTTCAACACTCCAGCACTTAAAAACTCTAAAGTTAAAACGAGTAGGGGAATATTCAGTTCTAAAACTGTTAAAAAGTATTTAGGTAAATTAGGAATACAATCTTATTCTTCTAGTAAAAAACTAGTAAAAGGATATGTTAATAGACCTAATGAATTTGAAAAACTTAGACAACAATTTAAAATAGCTTTAGTTGGTAAAGAATTTCCTATATTAGTATGTTTTCATTTTATTAGAGATAGTAAAAGAGCTTGGGATTTTGGAAATGCCACAGAAATTATATTTGATTTACTTACAGCACACGATATTATCCCAGATGATAATATAAAATTCACAATACCTTCTGTAATGAGTATAGAAGGTATTTTACCAACAGAAGAAAACATGCACCATATAGATTGGTATAGCATCAATCCTGAAAATAGTGGTGTATGGATTAAAATAATTTAATTTAATAAAAATGAAAAAAGAACTATTACAAAAAATTACAGAGTTGTGTTATTTTGTTTTAGATGATAAAGAATGCAAAAAATTCTTTACTTATCTATTAAATGACGATATTAATTCAGCAAGATTATATCTTGATAAAATAATTGAAAATATTGAATTTTCTTTAGCATTTGAAGAAAACGATGAAGAACTGAAACGTCAATTAGAACATTCTAACAAACTTATGGATTTAGTAATGGAACTAACCATAGTGAATGATAGAGACAACGAAGAAGGAAAGCAAGTTAGAGAAACTACTTCAGGAAAATGAAGAAATTGATTTAAACTTATCTTATAGTAGAATAAGTGATTTTGAAAGAAATGGTCCAAAAGCTTTAGTTCGACCATCTAATCCAGATGGAGAAGGATTAAGATTTGGTTCATTATCAGATGATTTACTTGTAGATAAGGTAATGAATGATAATACTTTTAAACAAAAGTATTATTTATTTGATGGAAATAAACCTACAGCAACATTAGGTGAGTTATGTGATATAATTTTAAATAATTATGATACTTTACCTAATGTTGATACGGTTTTAAAAATAGTAAAACACAATGCATTTTGGAGTAATGTTAAAGTAGAACAAGTCTTACTTGAAAAGTTTGATACTAAAGAATTTTGGAAGTACTTAAATGTAATGTTTGAAATTAAAGATAAAATTATAGTTACTTCTAATGATTATAATGATGCAATTGAATGTGTTAATTTACTATTAAATCATAAACATACATATAAATTATTTAATAATGATTTTGAAAATCATTATCAATATAAATTTAATTTTACTTACAAAGGATTTAATTTAAGAGGAATTATAGATAAATTATCCATAGATCATACTAACAAAATAGTGTACATGGAAGATATTAAAACTGGTTCATCTAAAGCTGAAGAATTTGTTAAAAGTTTTATTAAATATTGTTATTATTTTCAAGAATCTGTATATAGTTTAGCATTTGATACAATATGTAAAGAACTAGGTTTAGAGAATTACACTCTAGCTCCATTTAAATTTATATTTATTGGAAGATATGAAAAAGTTCCACATGTATTTAATGTTAGTGAAAAATGGCATAATGCTGCTTTAAATGGATTTAAAACTAAATCAGGTTATCAATATAGAGGTCTAAATGAGAACTTAGATTTAATATATTATCATTGGAAAAATAAAGTATATGAATTTAGTAAAGCTGTTTATGAACAGAACGGAAGTTTAATTTTAAATGATGATTTTATAGAAGTAAATTAATGAAGAAAACCCTATATAATAAAAGCAAAACTTATCTTCTCCCATTAATGTCTGAGGTATTAGATTTAAATCTTAAATTTATGCCTTATTTAATTAATACATATATGTTTGATGAAAAAGATGAATATAAAGATTGTGTTTATATATTACACGAATTCAATTTTAAGAATCCTGAATTCACATCTTATGAACATAAACTTATAAATAATCCTTTATTTATAAAACATATTGATTTAGGTAATCAAGTTGCTTACATATTTAAGTTTCCAGAAGAATATTTGGATGAATATTATTATTTAATGAATAGTAAATACTCACTATTTGGTGATGATGCTAAGAAATTAATATTAAAATTCTGGGGGCAAGTATATTCAGGAAATTCATTAGGTGTTAACTTTCTATTAAAAGTAAAAAATATACTATATAAAGATAAAAAATTAAAAGAAAAACTCGAAAAAGATTTAGGAGTTAAACTTGATGATAATCAAGAGTTAGGAGATTATGTAAATCTCAAAAATGAAACATTTAAAATAGAAGAATTTGATAAAAGTAAAGTTTAAGAAAATAATTTAAATTTTATTAGGAATTCTCATTATTTTTCACTATATTTGTAGAAATACAAATATATATGGAAGATAAAAGAAGAACAAATAAATACCCAAGTGGTAAAATTTATACACAATATTTAAGAATATGTAAATATTGTGAAAAAGAGTGTTGGGTTGATCGTAAAAATATTGAACATTGTTCTAGAAATTGTGCAAATATATATCTAAGAAAAATAAAAGATCCTTTAGAATTTTACTTCAGAGAAAAACTTTCTAGATTACGTAGCAATGCTAAAAATAGAAATAAACATTTTGATTTAAAATGGGAAGATTTGTTAGAACAATATTATAAACAAAATAAAAATTGTTTTTATACAAATATAGAAATGACATTAACTTATTCAGTAAAATCTGAAAAAGTATGTCCTCCTAAACAATTATCTGTAGATAGGATAGATAGTAATAAAGGATATACTAAAGATAATATTGTTTTATGTTTGTTTTGTATTAACAATTTTAAAGGAGAAATGTCAATAATAGAATTTAAGGAAATTTTAAAAGAAATAAAACTTTATGATAGTTAAAATAAAGAAATTAAATGAAAAAGCAATAATTCCTTCATATCAGAAGGAAGGTGACGGCGGAATGGATTTAACCTCTACTAGTAAACAAATTATTGATAAAGGAAATTATGGTTATATCGAATATGGTACATCTTTAGCAGTAGAGATTCCAGAAGGATATGTAGGTTTAATTTTTCCTAGAAGTTCAGTATCTAAAACTGGACATTTTTTAGCAAATTCAATTGGAGTTGTAGATTCAGGATATAGAGGTGAAATTATGTTAAGATTTAAAACTATTCCTAATAGTATTGAATATGCTATTGGAGAAAGAATTGGTCAATTAATGATTTTACCATATCCACAAATTGAATTTGAAGAAGTAGAAGAATTAAAAGAAAGTGAAAGAGGAGTTGGATCATACGGATCTACAGGAAAATAATAAATAAAAAAGAGTATTATCAACTCTTTAAAAATAGTAAAATTTAATAAAAATATATAAAAAAAACATAGGGTTGATAATATATATAATTATTAAATTTTATAAATGAGTGAAATAAAAACCCCATGGGGAGAAATAGGATATATTACTTTTAAAAGAACATATGCTAGAAGATTAAAAGAAAATGATATTAATTCTAAAACTGAAGAATTTGAAGATGTTATTCATAGAGAAATAAATGCTTGTGAAAAACAATTAGGATTAAAATTTTCAGATGAAGAAAAAGATTTTTATTTTAAAACAAGATCTGAATTAAAATGGTCTGTTGCAGGTAGATTCATGTGGCAATTAGGTACTAAAACTGTTGAGAAATTAGGATTACCTAGTCTACAAAATTGTGCAGCAGTTGTAGTTAATGAGCCTATTAGACCATTTACTTGGGCATTTGAAATGTTAATGCTTGGTTCTGGTGTAGGATATAATATTCAAAGAAGTAATGTATATCAATTACCTAAATTAAAAAGTAAAATTAAAATTGAACGTTCAGATACTAACGATGTTGATTTTTTAGTTCCAGATAATAGAGAAGGTTGGGTTAAATTGTTAGGAAAACTTCTTAAAGCTCATTTTTATGGAGGAAAAGGATTTACCTATGGTTTACATCTAATTAGAGGAAAAGGTGCAGCAATTAAGGGATTTGGTGGTACGGCGTCAGGACCAGAAGATTTATATAAAGGTATTGAACAAATTCATGAAATTTTAAATAATCGAGCTAATAAAAAACTTAGACCTATTGATTGTTTAGATATTATGAATATTATAGGTACAGTTGTAGTTTCTGGAAATGTTAGAAGATCTGCACAAATTGCAATTGGTGATTGTGATGATATTGATTTCTTAAAAGCTAAAAGATGGGATTTAGGTAAAATTCCAAATTGGAGATCAATGAGTAATAATTCTGTAGTTTGTGATAATATCGAAAGATTACCACAAGAATTTTGGGATACTTATGATCAAGGTGAACCTTATGGATTAATTAATATTGATTTATCAAGATTGTGTGGTAGAACTGGAGAAACTCAATATCCAGATCCTAATGTTGAAATCTTCAATCCTTGCGCAGAACAATCATTAGAAAATTTTGAAACATGTTGTTTAAGTGAAGTATATTTACCAAACATAACTTCTTTTGATGAATTAAATAAAGTATTAAGATTAACTTATAGAGTTAATAAACATTCATTATCATTACATTGTTCTTTAAAAGAAACAGAATCTATTGTTAATAGAAATATGAGAATGGGTATTGGTATGACTGGAGTGTTACAAGCTACTGATGAACAAAGAAGCTGGCTATCTGATGCTTATTTAATGTTAAGAGATTATGACAAAGAATATTCTGCTCAAAATAATTTCCCTACATCTATTAAATTAACAACAGTTAAACCAAGTGGTACATTAAGTTTACTTGCAGGTGTTACACCAGGAATTCATCCTAATCCAGCAGGTCCATTTTATATTAGACGTGTTAGAATGAGTTCAGATTCTAATTTATTAGATATATGTCAAAAACATGGATATAATATTGAACCTCAAAGAAATTTTGATGGAACACATGATAAATCAACAATGGTTGTATCATTTCCTTGTAAATTACCATTAAAAACACCTGTTGCTAATAATTATTCTTGGAAAGATCAATTAGAAATGGTTAAATGGATGCAAAAAAATTGGTCAGATAATTCTGTTAGTTGTACAGTTTATTATAAAAAAGAAGATCTTGAAGATATTAAACAATATTTAAAAGAAAATTATACTGATAATTTTAAAACACTATCTTTCTTATTAACAAATGATCATGGATTTGATCAAGCACCTTATGAAACTATTTCAGAAGAAGTTTATAATGAAATGGTTAAAAATACAACACCAATTACTTTTGCAAATATTCAAGAAGAAGATTTAGATATGAGTGATTGTGATTCTGGAGCATGTCCTATAAAATAATTAACTTTTTATTAGTTATTTACAATAATTTTTACTATCTTTGTATAATTTTAAATTAATTATATGTTAGAAAGAGAGAATGCAAAATTTGTAGAAACTAAAAAATCTAAGTCAGGAAGTACTTATAAAATATTTATATTTGAATGTGTTTTATGTGGAAATGATATTAAAAGTCAATTATCACAATTAAAAACACATTCTGGTAAATGTAAAAAATGTACACAAAAGAAAAAACCTTATGAACATATTTTAAATGAATTAATTCATTCTTGTAATAATAAAAGAATTATTGATATAAGTTTAGATTATAATGAATTTATAGAAATTATAAAAGATTCTAAATGTCATTATTGTAATAAAAAACTTATATTTAATCCTCATACAAGAGATGAAAGTTCAAATTATGTTTCAAGAGCTTATCAATTAGATAGAAAAGATAATAATTTAGGATACACAATAGAAAATGTAGTAACTTGTTGTTGGAATTGTAATAGAATAAAATCAGATATATATTCTTATGATGATTTTATGAAATTAAGTCCAATACTAAAAGAAATACATAATAAAGATGTATAAATATCTAGGAATTGAGTGTTGGATATATACATTATATATCTTAGAAAATAAATAACAAAATTGTGAAAAAAGCATCGTAGTAGCAATTAATTAGAAGATGTCAGGATGCTCGAAAGACCCGAAATATATCAATATGTATTAGAGATTAAACTTTATTATATTCTGATATATAGTAACGCTGTAACATCTTCTTTATTTTAAATAATATGGCAACATATAGAACATATAAACAATCTACATATTGGTATCCAGATAGTTGGTGGTATGTAATACAAAAGAAAACTATATTTGGTTGGTTTGAATATGCAACTTTTAGTTATGAATCAAGTTTTAACGATGCTGTTAAACAATTGAAAAATAATGGTAATACTGTAATAAGTAAATATTAATGAATAACGAATTACAAAATCAAATACAACAAGAAGCTATTGAACATTGGTTAAAAGCTGATAAAAAAGGTACTTTAGCTTTAATAACAGGTTTAGGGAAAACTTTTTGTAGTTTACATGCATTATATACAATGCCTAAAGATAATAAACTACATATCTTTCTTGCGGAACAAGTTGATAGACAATCTGATTTAATTAAAGATATTGTTAAATATAATAAAATATTTAATAAAGATGTTTTAAATGACTATAATTTACAATTTCAATGTTATCAAACAACTAGAAAATGGGTTGATAAAGAATTTGGCTTAGTTATAGCAGATGAAATTCACGACAGTCTTACACCAGCTTATTCAGAATTTTACTTTAATAATAAATATGATGCCATTATAGGTTTATCTGCAACTATTAATAGAAAAGTTGAATATGTTGATAAAGATAATAAAATATTTACTAAAGGTGATTTATTAGATAAAATAGCTCCAGTTTGTTTTAAATATACTATGAATCAAGGTCAAACTGAAGGAACTAGTAGAAAACTTAATATTTATGTTATTAATCACGAATTAGATGAAATTAATAAAACTGTTAAATCTGGTAGTATAAAGAAACCTTTTTATCAAACTGAAAAAGAAGCATATTCTTATTGGGATAAAGTATTTAAAAGATCTTTATTTTTAGAAGAAGATGAAGAAATTAAGAATCTTAAAATTAGAGTTGCTTCAAATAAACGTAAAGATATTTTATATAAACTTGATTCTAAAATAGTAGTTATTAAGGAATTATTAGAAAATATTAATGGTCAATCTATTATATTTGGAAATAGTTTAGATAGTTTATTAAAGATAACACCAAATGTTGTATCTTCTAGAAATAATATTAGTAAAAACAATCTAATTAGAAATAGTTTTGATTTAGGTACAATTAAAGTTATAGGTAGTTTTAAAAAGCTTGAACAAGGTGCTAATTTAAATCAATTAGATAATGTTATACTTCATTCTTATTATGGAGTTGAAGGTAAAATTATTCAACGTCTTGGTAGAAATAGAATAAATGGTGATAAAGTTGGAAGTGTGTTTGTATTAGTTACTAAAAACTCTCAAGAAGAAGTTTGGTGGTCTAAAGCAACAGAAAATATGACAGAATTTAATATTATTAATTGTGATAATATTGATGATTGTATTCAAAAATATAAAGAAAATGGATAAATTAGAAATACAACGTAAAATTATAAATCAAGGCAATCATGATATAGGTAATGCTACGTGTACTGTTGGTGTTAATATTGAAGTAATGTTAAGAAAATTAAAAAAGAATGAATTAACATTTGAAGAATTACCTGAAAGATTTGAAAAAATTTTGAAAGCTTGTGAAAGAATTGATAAAGCTAGTGATTATATTTACTCTGAATCTAAAAAATTAAGAATAAATGAACAGAGTTAATTTTAAAAACATTAATACTAAATCTATAGATCAATCTTATTTTAAACCTAAAGTTAATGTGAAAGTTAAGAAAGAAATTGAAGAAAAATCTGTTGAAGTTAAAACTAAATATCAAAAATTTAGTCATGAACAATTAGATAATTATTGGTATTTAAAAGATAGAGTAATTGGTGAAGGACTTTATCAACAAATTAGACAAAGAGCTAAATATACTCCATATGATATTCCTGAAGAAATGAAACCTAATTCTAAACTTACTAAAAAAGATGTAGAAGATATTCTTAATGAAACTTTTTATGATGAAGGTAAACTAGGAACTATTTATAGAGACAAATATGAAGTAGAACCAGGAGAATTTTCTAAAATAGATAATATTGTTGATAGAAACATAATTGAATCTAAAATTGAAAAACCTAAAGAAAAAATAATTAAAACTTTCATTGATAATGAAAATCGTAAATATAATGATAGAGGTTATCATGGTTGGCATGGACATTGTAAATATGAATTAAATAATTCTACTATAAAATTATCTGATAATGTTGGTGGATGTGGTGTTCAACAATTATATGGATGGGGAGATTATAAAAATACATCAGAAATACCTAAATTATTAGATTATATTTTAAATGATTTACATTATGGTGTTAGTATGATAATGTGTCAAATAGGTAGTGATTATTATGATACTTTATTTTGTAAAACAATTGAAAAATTAGGATTCAAATATCATGAAGAATATATTAATTATCAACATGGTGGTAGAGATACAGGTAGAATATATACCTTAATTATAAATAAAAATGATAAAAATAAAAGAATTACAGAAGAGGAGTAAATTAATTGAAGGTAGAAGTTTTGGTACTGGATTTACTATTTTAAATAAAATTGATGAAAATAAATATAAAACTTATTTACCATTTACAGCATGTAGAGATTATTTTAATGATTTTATATATTGTGAATTAACTAAAGAAGAAATTGGTATTGCTGCAGGATATAATCATAAAATATTAAATTGTTTTGATGATAAAAAATTATTTTATTTAGGAGTCAACACTCTTCATAATCAAAGAGGTGGTTTTTATAATGATTTTGATAAACATAAAAAATTGTTAACTGAAAATTATAAAAATTTAGAATCTTTATTAAATACTATAGAGTCTAAATTAAATTTAAAATATAAATCTAAAATTGAATTAGATGAAGATGCTTTAATTATCGAAGCTCCTATTTATTGGACTAAAAGTACAGCATTAATTAGTGTTTATACATTATTTATTCGTTGCTTTTTTGATGTACATGAAATTGTTTCAAAAGATAATATTGATAATATTATTATAAATAAAAAACCATTTATTCCTGCAGATCATTATTATAATTATTATAAAGAATTTTATAATAAAATGTTAGATATAGATTTTATTAATTTAGATTATCAACCTTCTATGAAATATAATAAAAACGGAGTACATAATTTTGGAATTGCTGGTGTTTTAAATCAAATAAAAGATAATGAAAAAAATAATAAAGAAGTTATCCCAGTCTAATGAATATGAATATAATTTATTAAAAGCATCAGAAGAACTTCAAGAATTGTCACTTGCATTGACTCAATTAGTTAATAAGCCTAATAAAGTTGATACTCAAGAAATTATAGATGAACTAGGAGATGTTACTATTAGATTGAAAATTCTTAAAGAGTTGTTTGATAAAGAAGCAGTTAAGAAAAGGATTAAATATAAAATTAGTAAATTTAAATCTTATATTAAAAATGATAAATATAAAGGTAAAATATAGTGGGAGTAGTTAGATATATTTCAGATCCACATTTTGGACATCGAAATATGGCTATTAGACGTGGATTTAAGGATGAAAATGAAATGGATGAACATATTATATCAGAATGGAATAAAGTTGTTAATAAACGTGATACTGTATGGATTCTTGGTGATATAACTATGGAAAAATCTAACTATGAAATATTAGATAGATTAAATGGAATTAAAAAAGTCATCTTAGGTAATCATGATGAACCTCAACATGTACCTAAATTATTACAATTTGTAAATAAAGTTTGTGCTGTTCAATACGTTAAAAATAAAGAATTTGGGAATTTAATATTTAGTCATATTCCAATACATCCACAAGAATTAGAATATAGATTTAATATAAATATTCATGGGCATGTTCATGAAAATACTTTAAATGATAGGAGATATATAAATGTATCTGCTGAAGTTATAGATTATAAACCTAAATTATTAAGTGAAATAATAAAATATGAGAAATAAAAATAGAATTCCAATTGTTTTAAATATATTTGAAAATAATGATAAAGCTTTAATTGAATTTCTAGGTACAAATAGTAGTAAATTAATTCATAATATTTATGATAATTGGGATGAAATTGATGAAACTTGGAATAAGTATCCAGATCTAAGATTTGGTCAATTATTAGTTAATTTAAGATTAATTCCTTCAATAGATATTGAGAATAAAATTTGGAATATTGAAGAAAATAATTGGTTAATTAAAAACAATTACTTAGATGCAGGAACAAAGATTTAATGAAGTAGTTGATCAAACTTTAAATGAAATCAGAGAAACTCTCATTGTCAAAGCAAAAGAGTACAGACGTAATAATAATGTATTTCACAACTTTGATGAAGGTAGTAAACGTTCTGGACTAATTAGAGAAAAGGTATTAGATGGAATGTTATTAAAACATGAAATATCTATTGCAGATATGACTAATGATTTAACAGAAGGTAAATTACCTAAAATAGAAACTGTTAATGAGAAATTTGGAGATAATTTAATATACTTAATACTAAAGAAAGCTTCAATAATTGATAGAATTGAAAATGGTTAATTTTATAAACAGAAAATCAATGTTAATTAGATATTCAGGAAGATCGAGTGATTATATCACTCCTTCTTTTGGATATGGTTGTTTACTAAATTGTTCATATTGTTATATGAAAAGACATTTACAAACAGGTTTATCTATTGCAAATAATTATAATGATATATTAACAGAAATTAATAATCATGCTTATTTTGATACTGTTGAAAAACCTAATCAAACAGATGATAAATTTATAACATATGATTTTGCTTGTAATGAAGATTTTGCGTTACATCTAAAATATCATAAATGGGAAAAAATATTTGATTTTTTTAAAGAACATCCTATAGCTAAAGGTACAATTGCAACTAAGATAATACCAGTTGAATTATTAAATTATAATCCTAATAAAAAAATTAGAATAAGATTTAGTTTAATGCCTCAAATATACTCTACATTATTAGAACCTAATACACCATTAATTATTGATAGAATTAAAGCTATTAATACATTTATTGAATGTGGGTATGATATTCATATTAATTTTAGTCCTGTAATTGTAGATGAAAATTGGTTAAAATATTATAAAGAATTATTTCAATTAGTTAATAATAATATTAAAAAAGAATATAAAAATGAAGTTAAATGTGAAGTTATATTTTTAACTCACAATGAAAGTAAACATTTACAAAATATAAAAAATAATTTACAAGGTGAAGAATTATTATGGAAACCAGAAATACAAGAAAGTAAAGTTTCTACATATGGTGGTAAAAATTTAAGATATAAATTTAAATTAAAACAAAGATATATTGAAGAATTTAAACAATTACATAATGAAGTAATACCTTGGAACAATATTAGATATATTTTTTAAAATTAAATAATAAAAAATGAGTAAATTAATAAAAGCAAATATACCAACACCTAAAAGTACAGTTATTAAAAGATTATATTTCGATAATAACAGAAATGATTTACGTGTTTATTTTAGAAGTGGTTCTGTATATGTATATACACCAGTTTCAGAAGAATTTTTTAATAAAATAAGTAAAGCTGAAAGTAAAGGTAAATTCTTTAATAAGAATATTAAGAATAATGAAGCATTAACTTGTTTAAAATTGATTAAATAATGATTTATAATATAGAATTAACATCTGAAGAAATTCAAGTAATACAAGTTGCTTTAGATTTTATATCTAATGGTAATATTGGATTTGAAGCTTTAGAAGGATATATAGATAAAGATATTGATCCTTGGGAAATTAATAATAGTTTAAAAGAAAAATTTAAATAATGAAATATTATTTATTAACATTTAATGAAGATTATGGTGATGAACATGATGTTCCAGCATTATCTTGTATGACAGAGAAAGAATATAATAATTGGTTAGAAACTCCTTCTGGAGAATTAAATATTAATTATGAACTAGAGTTAGAAAAATTTAATACTAATAAAAAAATTAGAGATACTTTTAGTATTAAATGTAAACAAATTTTAGGAGATAATTGGAATTCTATACCATTTACTCAATGGTCTGACGATTTATTAAAAGAATATAAAGAATTACCTAAAAATAGTTTTAGAGATTATCCTACAAAATTAAATTCTTCTAAAATGTATGCCTCATTAGGTAATTCAGGCGAATGCTTTTATGAAAATTATATGAATTATTATTTAATGAAAGAATTTGTTGAAGCTAATTTAGTTAAAATATTAGAAGTAACAGAAGAGTTTTATAATATATTTTATAAAGCAAATTTAAATAATTTAAGTTTATGTAATGTTTTTAAAATAAATGAATATTAATTAAACACAAAAAGACTCATAAAGAATCCTTAATTGGAAACTCTACGAGTCTTTTTTTTATACCCTATAAATTTATTTACCAAATCTACTGTTTAATCCATTATATAATTCTTCAGAAGTAACTTCTAATTTACTTAATACTGGAATTAATTTTTCAGTTTTTCTAACAATTTTTAATTCACCTTTATTTTTACCTGTTTGATATTTATCATCAATTTCAGCCCAATTCCAAGGTAAAATATATTCAGCTACATCTAATGTTTGCTCAATAATTCTAAGTGATGGAATAGGACTTTTAGTAATTTTAGTAGCCTCTCTAGGATCTCTAAATTGACTAAGTTCAGATTCTAATCTTCTTGATAAGAATGCAACTGTCCATAACCATTTGTTATCATCATCTCCATCTGCTGCACCTGCAGCTAACATTCCAATTAATGGAAGTATTGCTCCAGTTAAAGCTAATTCCATTACAGACTTTTTAATACCAGCTTTTTTATCATCTGATAATTCATTCCAGTTAGAACTTAATATATCAAATTTAAGTTGTCTTAAAGCAGGATAAACCCCATGAATAAGAAATCTAGCTGTACTTACATAAGAACCTTCTTCAGTAGTTCTAAGTGCGTTATTAAAATGAATATCTTCTTCAGTTAAGTTGTCTTGATGTTTATAAAATGATTGAGCACCTCTAAATCTAGCTACAGCTTGTGGTATTAAATAACGTCTAAACAACATTATCATTTTACCCCACCAATGTCTATAAGCTTCAGGTTGTAAATTAGAATCATAATTACCCATTGTGTCAAAAATCTTTTTCTTTACAAATAATAATAGTTGTTCCTTACCGCCTTCATTAAGTTTAGAACTTAAACTTCTATTAGTATAAACAACTTTATCATTCATTCTAACAATACCTTTATCATCTTTAGCTAACATGTCTAATACTGATACAGCATCTTTTTCACTTACAATTTCACCATTTTTATTAATGTAATTATTATTAATATCCATAACTTTAATAGATTCTAGTGTAGCCATAACCATAATAGATTGAACATAGTGTTCACCTCCAGAATGTAAAATTTGTAAAGATTCAAAATTGACTGCTGTTTTAGCAATACTATTTTTAATAAATTCTTGTTGTTGAACTGTAAATCCACCAAAAGTATCAAACATTTGATTAACCTGATTTACAAATGATTGTTTAACTGGTCTAGAATAATCTCCAAAAATATTAGGTAAATCTTTAGTATAAATTTCATTAGCTTTTTTAACAGAACCTTTAGTTAAATGATTACCTGCAACTCTTTCTAAAAATATTTGAGCTTGAGCATTTAAAACGTTTGCTGCTGCTGAAAATGTATTTAATGACAAACCTATAGAAGATACCCAACTATTAGTTGTACTAATAATTTTATTAACATCTAAAGGTCCCATTTTACCATAAGTAATATGAAATAAATCATAAATATTCTTTTCAATTAAATTACTAATCATTTTATATTCATTAGAATCAATACCTCTTTTAGTAGATTCTTTTTCTCTTTTAGCATATTTATTTAAAATAGAAATATTTCCTGCAGTTTTATTATAGTATTCTTTATTTTTAGCAATCATTTTAATTGCTTCAACTTGTAATGAAATAGCTTGTTTTTCTTTGTAATTTATACCATTAATACGATTTAAACGATTGATTGTAAATAAGTCTAAAGATTGTTGATCTGGGCTAATATCACCTCTGTAATGAACTCTTAACATATTTACAGAATTACCTTTACTATCTAAACGTTGTTCAACATATCCAATATCATCAGGTCTAATTTCAGTTAAATCTTTCCAAGCATCTTTTAAAATACCTTTAGTATTACCTTCAAGAATTCTTTCTTCATTAGATTTGGTTACAGAAGGTAAATTATAATAAGTAATTCCTAAAAATGGTTGAATTAATGATTGAATACTATTAGTTTGAGTATCTGTAATTTTAGTATCACTAATAAAATGATTAAGAACTTCTTTTTCAATTTTACTTAATTTAGATAAATCATTTTTCCATTTACTAGTTGGTATTTTAATTCCATCTACATTAACAGTATTATCTTTTATAAATTTAGAAAATTTATTTCTAGCTTTAATATATTCAACATCTTTAGAATTATTTTCAGAAGCTTTATATTTAGCTATTTTATCATTTTTTAATCTTAAATATTCTTCTCTAAATTTAATAGAGTATTCTCCTTTATAATAAGCTTTACCAGTACTATCAAATTCTAATAAATTGGTATATAATTTAGTTGGGATACTAGAACCTCTTTCTTTAACTAATTTATCAAATAATTCAGCATCTTTAAAATCACCTTCTCTAGTTTGTTCAATAATTTTTTCTCTAGCTTGAGTAATTAAGTTAAATGTAATACTAACTAATCTAGAATTATTATTAATAGCATCCATAAATTTAACAGAAGCTGAAGAAATATCTGTTCCAATACCAATTAATAATAATTCAATTTCTTTATCTAAATCAAGTTGTATCTCATCTTTAAATGTAGTATTCATTTGTTGAGAAACCCATTCAGTTTGACTTATATTAGTTAAACCTCTTTGTTTAAATTCAGCATTTAATCTTTTTCTCCATTTATCTTCAATTTGAGGTAAATAATTAATATTATTTAATTGATTTTTAAGAATATCTATTAATTTACTATTAAGTCTTTTCTCTAATAAATCATGTTTACCTGTTGCATCTGATATACTTTTTTCTATTTCATCAACAAGTTCTTGACCAACTTCATCAATTTTATCTTGATTTAAAGAAGTAATTAAAGTTGAAACATCATCAATTAAATCATAAGAAGACATATAACTTTTATACAATTCAATTATTTCTAAACCATTAGATTGAGTTAAATCTTCATTTTTAAGTCTAGTTTCTAATTGTTCAATTGTTGATAACATTGATTTAGTATAAACTGCTACACCTTTCCATTGATTAATTCCATCAACTTTATCTATTTCAGAAATTAATTCTTTAATATGTTGTTCAAATTTAGTACCTTTGGCTTCATTATTTTTTTTATAAGACTTACTACGGTCTAATAAATTATCTAAATTATCTTTAGCTTTATTTAAAGTTCTATTAAGTCTATCTTCGATTGTTTCAATTTTAGATTTAGAAGATTCTTTTTTATTAGCAAATATTAATTTTTGTAAATTAGTACCTCTATAATCTCTTCTATCTTGTTGAACATAATCAACAACTTCTTCAATAAGTTTATCTATTTCCTTAGTCTTAGCTAATCCAAATAAGCGTCTTATAGCGTCAATAAATTGTTTCCAATATGAAGTATTATTTTCTCGATCTAAAGCTTTTAATTCTTCTCTAAATGCTTTATTAGCATATATTTCAGCTACAAATTCCTTTTCATTTGTAAATCCATAACTTTGTATATCTAAAGAAAAATCTCCTATATCTTTAACACTTTTATCAACTTGTTTATTAAAATAATTAATATACCATTTATTAATTAAATTTTTAAAATCTTTTTCTTCAAAAGTTTGAGGATTTAATAGAGCTTGTAATGTTTGAGAATGTGCTAATTCATGTAAAAATGTTTCAACTACTTCATCTGTAGTAAAATTACCTAATCTTTGTCTATTTGCTTGAATTGTGTTAGTATCACTATTAATTTGCATAACAGTATTTTCATCAGACATTGCTACTTCAGATACAAATTGAAATTTAGCTCCAGTTCTACCAATTAATCTTCTAGATTTTTCTAATAATTCAATACCAATAGGAGATAAATTCTTATAATTATTAAGAATATTTTCAAGAATTTCATCTACAGTAATCTTACCTTGTTGATTATTAAATAAAACTCTATTATTTTCATTAGAATAATCAATTGTTTCATCACTAATAACTTCAGTATTTTCACTCCAATCTAATTCATTTTTTTTAGACCCTTTAAGATTGTTAAAAATATTTTCAACTTTTTCAATTTGTTCAGATTGAATTACATCTTCAACTTTAGGGTATGAATCTAAACCATTTTTATCTTGATATTGACTTATTCTCATTTCTAATAAAAGTGAAGGAAGCTTAGTAGCTTCCAACAACTCTTGAAATTCTTTTGAACTGGTGTTAATGCAGTTTACCATTATTTACATTTTTTAATATACTCTTTAACATATTCTTCTCCAAATTCTCGAATCATATCATTAAATTGTTCTTCATTAATATTACTTTCTTCCATTACTTCTTTATTTTGAATCCATAATTTATCTTCTAATTCAGATTCTTTTTTAACAATAACATTCTCTCTATAAAATATATCTCTAGGATAAATAGCTTCATTATTAAAAAACTCTAATTGTTGTTTATTCATAATTCCAGCAATACCTTTAGTAGGTTCTCTAAGATTAATACCTTCTATATCAAAGTTAATAATTCTATTACCTTTCTTATCTTTTACATTAAGATTTTTAATATCAGTGTATTCACCATTAATATTAGGAATGAATCTAGTATAAATTCCTTGATAGTTTGAATTATATCCAATTAATTTATAATAAATTGGTGGTAAACCTTGATCATTCTTTTTAATTCTAAAATAACTTACTTTACCAGGTTTCTTAACCAAGAATCCATTCAAATTTCTTAATTCTTTTTGAATTTGACCATCTGTAATATTTTTAACAAACTTAGTATCTTCTAAATTAGATAAAAAGAATTGATCTATAAAATTATCATCATTAAATTCTTCATAACCATCATATTTAAATGATGTATCAATTATATATCTATTGATATTATTTCTATTAAACCATTGTGTAGGAATCATAGTAAAGAATTGACTCATATGATTATTAAATCCAGATGTTAAATATGAATATTTAATAAGTTTATTAGCAAATTCTTCATGATCATTTAATAAATCTAAAAATGAATTAGTCATACTATCTTCAAATTCTTTAGATTTTTTTCTATTATTTAAACCTACAAATTGTAGAATATCACCTTGTTTAATAGTCATTTGATCTATAATAGAATATAAACCTTCATTATCTTCTTTAAATAATTCAAATTCTTTAACAAAATTTAAAGTTAAATCTCTTCTTTCTTGATTAGTCATTTTAAGTGGTTGAAAACCTGACATAATATAACTATAAAAAGTTTTATCTAATTGTTTACTTAAATTTTGATCTAATAATACTTCATTATTAACATTATGTGATATTTCATTAAAAGTATCTTGAATAGTGTCATTAGCAATTAAGAATAATTTAGGATTAGCTTTAACTATTTGTTCAGGTTTAATAATTATATTTTTATAATATTTACTAAACATACTTTCAGAACCATTTGGATTTGTAAATTTAGAACTAAACCCTAATATAATATTTTTCTTAAATTTAATTTTATCTTCATAAGATAAATTATTATATTTTTCTTCGGCATCTAATATAGAATCTACAGCATTTTTAGATATAATTAATGAATTAACACTACCTCCAATACCATTTACCATAAATTTAGATGCATCAATATTAGTTTTAATTGCTTTAGATGCGGATTGATATTCTAAAAAAGTATTAAATACATCCATTTGAAATTTATCATCAATATCCAATATATTACTTCTTAATGTATTTAAATTTTTATTAAAAATATTACCTTTAAAATAATTTTTATATTCTTCTTGACCAAATCTTTGTTTAATAAAAGCTTCCATAGTACTAAGACCTTGATTTTGAGAACTTTCATATTGTTCAGAAAATTCTACATATTCTTTAATAACTGGCTGTGCTAAGAAAGCATTTACATAAAATGGATGTACACCTTTACGAAGTAACAAATTACCTGTATTAGTTGTCATAGTAACCCAATTACCTTCTGTGATATATGGATCTTTAGCTATATCTACAAATGCATTAAGAATTGCAGATAATGAATGTCCAATTTTAATAGATTTTAATTTATTAACTTCTTCTTTACTAAGATTTAATTCTTTAGCATAATAATCTAAATCAGATTGAGATAATTCTTGTGAATATTCCATATCTAACTTATCATTACTTCTAGGAACTTCAAAATTAGTTATATTTAAATCAGCTAAACTTCCTAATACATAATCCATTAATGAGTTAGCTTGTTGTCCTACACCAGCTTTACCCGCTAAGAAACTATATTTAACATCTATATCTTTTAATTGATTAAATGTAGATAAATTAGTTGTAGGTGCTACTTTAGAAATACTTCTAATATCATTTTTAATATAATCAAAATCTACAGGTGTCATTACTTCACCAATAACATTTTCATTTAATAAAACAGATTTATATAACTCTATTAATCTATTTTGTAAAGCTTCTTTAGTTTGTTCTGATTCAGGTTTAGAATTATCATAATTTTGATAAACTAATTTATTATTTTCAACTTTATAAGCTGGAAACATTAGATACATTTTATCAATATCATAATCAGACCCTGTTTTAGTAGTAATACCTGTATAAGCTACAACAGTATCACCAGTTTCTTCTGGTAATATTCCAACTATTTCTAAAGCATCATTAGAAGATAATCCTTGATTAGGAATTCTATATCCAATAATATTTTCTAATATTCTTTTATCAATTACTTCATTAAATAATTGTTCTGCTGTATATTTTTTATAATCTGGAATATATTTAGCTATAAAACTACCTGATAATAATATACCACCAGGTCTAATTACTTTTTTACCATTTTCAGATAATATAAATTCACCATTTTCATCTTTAAGAAATTGTGGCTCATGAGTAGTAGATAGCGCTCTAGGACTCCATATAACACCTTGTTTATTAGCATTTTCTTTATTAAGTCCAAAGTTACTCATTTGAATAAATGACCCACCATTAGTCTTAATTTTAAGAATTCTTTTAGTTAAGATAGAACTGAATATATTTTGTAATTTATCTTTAGCTTGAGCTACTCCATAAATACTAATTTCAGATTCTAAAGCATCAATAACATTTTGTGAACCACCTCTAGATTTTAATTCAGATATAATAGAATTATAAAATCCTTCAATATTAGTTATAGTTCCATCTTCAGTAACTCCAAATTCTTTTAATACTGATTCATAACCTAAGTTTGATAATTCACCAATCACATTAGCAATATTTCCAATCATTTGATTACCTGAAACTTCTTCATTATTTAAAATAAATTCTTTATCTAAATTAAAAGCAAGACCTTGAAATATATTCTTTTGAATTTGAGAACCTACTTCAGTATCATGCATTCCTTTAACAGGTAAATCTTGTTGAAGTTTCCATCCATTAGAAGGAATTGTAAATGGTTTAAATTCAAAATTATCTAAAAGTTGACCATTATCATTATGAATCTTAGTTGGTTGATTAGAGCCTACTTTAATTGCATCAAATGTAACTAACTCATCAACTTCTTGAGCAATCATTTGATCATATATTTTTTCAAGTTCATTACCTTTACGTAGTTTAGGTGATAAAACAGCTTGTGAATATTTAAGAAATATTGGAATTCCATCTACAACTTGAAAGTAAACACCTTTTAATGGTGGAGCTACAGCTTTTAACTCTTCTACAGTAAATGGTTCATTATTATTACCAAGTAATTTTTCATATACAGAATCATAAATATTATTCCATTTACCAATAGATTGTACTAAAGTTTTCCATCTAGTTGGAGTAATCCAAGCTTGTGCATCTGCAGAATTAATATTTTTATATTTATTAGCTAAATCTTCACCTAATAATTCAACTAATTCTGGTAAAAAAGGTGAAGCTATCTCAACACTTTCAATTGAAGCAATTGTATAATCTTTATTAATATTATCTAATCTTTGATATAATCCATCTGTATATGTAGCAGGTACTCTTTTTTTATAATCTATTGCATTTTTATAATATGCAACATCTCCTGCAAACATTTTAGAATATTCAACATGAGATATTAATGAATTTATAAAGAAATCTGCAGAAGCTTTTAATGCATTATCAGATTTATAAGACTCCCATATTTTAGTATCCAGTTCTTTATTAACAATACCTTCTGAAGTTTCTTCAAATATTTTATTCTTAATTAAGTTATCTAAAGTTTCTTGAATACCATTTGATAATTCATTACTTATATAAAATTTAATATCTGATTCAAATTGTGAACCTTTTAATGTACTTAAATAAGCATTACCATTAGCATTATATATGTTTTTAAAATTTAAATCTGAACCTTTTAAAGTATTGTTAATTTTATCAAATGATAATGATGGAAATAATTGTGATTTAAATGCATGTCCAGCTCCTAAATGATAATAAGTTCTTAATTTATCACTATTTTTAGGATCATTCATAAACTCACGTTCAAATTTCATTCTTTTGTATTCAACATCAAAATAGTTAAAAACTATATCGATAGCTTCATTATTAATAATGATATTATCATTATCTCCATATCTAGCATTAGTAGATAAATTTCTACTAATTGCTAATTCATATTGGGTTCCTTTATCAGCAGGAGTTGTGGTTCTATAAAAAGATTGAACTCCTTTAGTAAAACCTAATACTTTATTAATTGTATCTGAAATATATTCTTGTTTTGAAATAGTTTTATTATCTTTACCTTCTCTTGCATTTTCATCCATTTGATAAGTATTAAAAGAATATATTTCTAATTCATTAATACGTTTTTGAGATTCTTTAATTCTTTCTTGTTCTTGAACAGGTGGTGGTAAAAACTCATTAACTTGATATGTATTATCTAAAGCTAATAAATATTTCATCCAATCAGAACCTTCATTATATTTAGAAACTTCATAATGTTTTAAAAGAATATTTCTATCTTTTTTCCAAGCTTTAATTGTATTAGATAAATATGAAGGATATGAATAAACCCACTTCTGTTTACCTGCGGTAAATACAGAAGCATCAGAACCTTCAGATATATAAAAAGCTTCAGCCTTAGCTAATTGCTTAAATACAGTTTGATCTGATAAAACATTATCATAATTCTTATTTTTATTATCAATAATATTTTTAATAAAATAATTTATATCATTAATTGCTTTAGTAAATATAGTTTTAGATAATTCATTATCATTATTAATAAGTTTTAAATCATCAATAAAATGTTGGAATCCTTTATTAGTACTTTCAACACCTAGTTTTCTAAGAATATTAACTATATTTTGAACATTATCTAATTGATCATATTTAATTTTATTTAATTCAGTTCTAATATTAGTTAACTTATCTCTATTTTCTTTAGAAATAGTATTATCATCTGTAACAAATTTAGATTTGAAATTTTTATTCCATTCATTAAAGATATCAGATTCTTTTTTACCAGTTTCAGATATATTAATATTAGTTACTTCTTTAGTACCATCTTCATTATATTTATTAATAGTAGTATTATAATTATTAGTATCTAAATTAAATGCTTGACTAAATTCATCTTTAATATTATTACTTAAATCTGATTGAGATAAAATTCTATATAATTCTTTAAAATAAGGTTTCTTATTTTCAAATTTTAATATTTCAGATTTTAATATTTCAAATTTATCTTCTTGAACAGCATCTTTAATAATTGCAATTTGATTTGTTAACTGAGGTAATAATGATGCATATATTTCATCAAAAGATTTATATACAGTATCATTTAAGAAATCATCTTGTTGAATAGTATCTTCAATTAAAGATAATCTTAATTTAACATTAGCTGAAATATTATTTTTAGTTGTTCTTTCATTTGAAGATATACCAAATCCTGGATCTTTTTCATTCTCATTAATTTCAATTTCAGATAAATCAATATCTTCAATATCGTTAAATTTTTCAGAATATTTAATCTTATAAGTTTCTAATGAATTAACTACATTTTTTACAATTTCATCTAAATTTTCATTTAATGCAATTTCTAATAATTCAGCAGTATCTTCAAATAAATAATCACCACTATCTTTAAATATATTAATTCTTTCATTTAATTTATTAACAATACTATCTCTAATTGAAATAGTTTTTGTATTCAAATCAATATTTTCAAAATCAATTTTTAGATTATTTTTAAAATAGTTATTAACAAGTACTTTAGTAATACGTTCAATTTGTTCATTTGAAAATAAAGATTTTAATGATTTAGTATTTTCAATAATTTCAACTTTATTCTTATCTTTATCTATATAATAATAGTTACCATTCTTTTCATTCTTAAAAAGTTTAGGTTCACCATTTTCTTCAATACGAGATATTTCTTGTTGATAACTATAATCTACAGATTGCATTAAAGGTTCTATACCATAATCATCAACCCAATTACCAAAATTAGTTAAGAAATCAATATCGTTTTTAAAATAGGAATGAAGAGTTATTGCTAACTCCTCATCACCATTATAAGCTTCTAGTATTGTATTATATAAATTGGATTCTTGTCCATTTACTTCAAATTTACATGCCATAATTATTTACATCTTTTTTTGTATTCTTGAGGATACATTTCTTTAAACATTTCAAAATCTCTTAATTCTTTTTCAGTAGTTAAAGTTCCCTCTTGTTTCTTTTTAAATAAAACATCCATTCTTCTAAAATCAGTTTGTCTTTCTTTAGGAGTTCTTTTAGTATCAAAAACTTTATCTTGAGTTTCTTTTATTTCAGTATTTTCCACAGTTCCAGGTATTTCTGACAAAGATAAGAAATTTTCTTGAGAATTCCTATTATTTTGTTGATTATTTTTAAATCTTTTAATTACTTCAGATAAAGCTTCTTTAGGATAACCTTTTTCATCTACATTATTTCTCCAAAATTCTTCCGCTTTTTCTTCTATAGTTTTTTCTTTTTCAAACAAATCATCAAATCCTGTATTATCAGCTTTAACTTCAACACCTGCTTCTGAAACTTTTGGTTGATTAGCTACTGTAATACCTGTATTTAAATAAATATTAGTATAACCTTGAAATGTTGGTTCATTAACTACTGCATTTGTAGATAATATATTATTATCAACTAAATATTTAAGATAATCTGCAGAATTAGATTTAAGATTAGTTTTGGTATTATCTGTTTCAGATTTCATATTAATTTTAATCTGATGTCTTTTTTGGTTAACTAAAAAATCTGTAATATTTACTTGTGCTAAATCTATAAATTTTGGAGTTGTAAATTGATCTCCATAATATAAGACACCATTTTCAATTCTTATTCTAGATTTAATATTATCAGATTGATATACTAATAAATCTACAATTTCTTGAAGTTTAATATCATTTTTATTACCACCAATTATATTTAATTCTGCTTCAAAATTAACTGTAATTGCTTCTTTCAATTCTTCATTAATTTCAGAAATAGTTGTATCCAATGATTTCTCATTAGTTATAATCTCTTTATAAATTTCATAAAGTAAATAAGCTTCACTTTCACTAATCTTTTTAATATTAAGTTTGAGTGGAAAAAGTTTACCATTAGCTTGAGGAATAGTTAAATATATTTCACCTGCAGCATTTGGTTTAATTTTATCATTGTTAAATTCAAATATTTTATCATTTAATATATTTTGCAATTTACCAAATGAATTAACTACATATAAATTTTCTCTAATATAATTTAAATCTTTAACTCCGTCTAATTGAAGAATATTATTATTAGCAAATCTATTTTCATCTACTTTTAATATACCTTTATATTGATCTTGAATTGTAGTTTTAATATCATTAATATCAATACCTTTAATTAAATTATTAACAATATCAATTCTTAATAACTCTGTAGCAGGATTGATTTCATCTGTAATTCTTCTAGTTTCAATTGGAGCTTTAACTTCATTTGTAAATTGTACATTTATAGGTAAATAATCTATTAGTAATTTAGGATTAGAAAAATCTTTATTATTAAATGCATTTAAAGCTTCTAATACTTTAGGATTTTTACCAGGATTTTGATTAATTTCAAATCCAACTTCCTTACCAGATTTATTAACAGGTTCTCTCTCGTATTCTAAATATAAAGGAAATTGTTCTGATATAAATTGTAATGGTAATCCAGTATTTCTATCTGTACTAATAACTTTAACACCTAACCCGCTATCTACTTCACTATTTTGAATACTATTAAGCTCTTCTACTGTATTATTTTCAGCTTCTTGAGGTATAAGTTCATCTGTAATAACTGAACCTTCTGTAGCTGTTAAACCATCATAAGTAGTTACATTATTGAAATCATTATCTTCTTGTGTAGCATCTTCTCTTTCTTGATTATTAATAACTTCTTCAACAGCAATAATTTCAGCTTCTTTTTCATTAGCTTGTTGTTGAATTATTGTATCTGCTGGAGTATCTGTTTTAGGAAGATTTTGAAGTTCATCTACAGTTGTAGCATTAGTTATAATTTCAGTAGCTTTATTTACAATAGCTTCATTTTCAAGACTAGCTTGTTCTCTTAATTTATTATTATCTTTAATATGTTCTGCAAATTGTTTATTTACATCTTCATCGTTCCAAATAGTACCATTAATAATTTCTTCTATTTCAGATATTTCTTTTTCTATAGATTCAATTTGATTATTTATTAATTTAACTCTAGGGTCTGTATCAGTTTTTTTAAATTTATAAATTTCTTCTGAAACACCTTCAATAAAGTTTTCATTTAATTCTCTAGTTAATTCATTACTACCCAAATCTTTTAATAATTTAGATTTTTGAATATTAAGTTTTTTAAGTTCTCCTTTTTGAAAATATTCTGAACCTTTAAGATTAATATATAAATCTCCTAACATATTATAATAATCTATAGTATCTTGAGGAGTTGCATTTGGATTATCAAGATTAATTAAACTTTTACTAAAATCTTTATAAGTATTTAATTGATCTTGCATATATGTAGCTTGTTCAATTATTTTAGTTTTTAAAGTTTTAGCATCTTCATTATTAACTATTTCTTCAGTTTTTAAAGTTTCATCTAAATATTGTGATAAAGCTTGAATACCTAATTCACCTTTATTAATGAATGGAGTTATAAGTTGATTTATTGCTTCATTCTTTAAAGTTTGAATCACTTGTTCATTACCTTCTTGAATAGCTTGATCAAATAATTGACTTTGTTGTTCAGTATAATTTAAAGCTTTAGCTACATCTCTTACTTTTACAGGATCATATTGAGGTTGATTATTTTTATAAATAATATCACCATTTTGGTCTCTTTTATAAGTATCTGTTTCATTAATTCTATTAAAAGAACCAACTTTTTCTTCAGCTAAACTAAGCACATCTTGAGTTTGTTTACGTGTAGCTATATCAGATTTAGCTCCTTGATAAGCTGACACACCACTACCTAGAAATCCACCTAAAAAGATTGCTTTTTGACCATCTGTAGTATTTAAAGTATCAATATAACTAGAAACTAATTCAGGAATGTTAAAATCTTTTAACATATTGTTAGTTAACTGTCCTTTATTAGCTTTATCTGTAAACATTGTTTCAACAGTAGATTGAGTACCTTCTTCTAAAAAACCTTCAGAGGCAGTCGCACCTAATATATTCTTAGTTCTATTACTAATTTTACTCATTAATGAAGGAGTATCTTTAACTAATTGACTACCAACGCCTTTACCCCAAATCATCTTAGTTTGAATTGCATTTGGAACTAAAAGTATAGCTAGATTAGATACAAATATATCTCTACCTAATCTAGCTTTTTGAATTTGTAATTCTTCATATTGAGTTTGATCTATTTCACCAGAAGCTAATCTTCTATCTATATCTTTTTGAAAACTATCCATTGCTGAACCAGCTTCTGAACCAGATTCAAATAAAGTATTAGCCATTGTCATCGCTCCTAAATCTATATTATTGGCAGTTATACCTAAACTTTCTAAAGTATTAACAGCTCCAGCTAATTTAGATTCACCATTTATCATAGATAAACCTTTAGCAGTAGTACCTAATACTTTCTCACCTAAATTAAGACTTTTTAAAGCTGCTCCAGGTGCAAACATAGATGCTATAAAACCTATACCGTCAGCACCTTCGGTAGCCCAGAAATCTATAGATGTTATATTATCCATAAGATTTCCTTCTGAAACTGCTTTTTTTACATATACTGGTAATAATTCAGTATTGATATTTTCATTTAATTGAGATAAAGATTTAATCCATTGATTATTAAAAGCAGTATCCCAACCCTCACCTTCTTCTGCAAATGGAGCGGCTAATATACCACCAACAACTCCAGGCATTTTTAATATTTCTGTTACAGCTTTTGTACCAATTCTACCAATACCTGCTCCAATTTTAGCTAAATTAGATTGAGATTGTGCTCTATTTTCATTAATAGAACCTATTGGATCTAATTCATCTAATTGAGAATCAAAATTAAATTCTTCATCATATTTAGAATCACCAAACCCAGTATTATAGTATAATTTATTAGAATAAACTTTACCTAAATCTGTAAAATTATTAGGTTTATCTAAATTTTGAGCTACACTTCTAAAAGTTTTAGTTTTAGGTTCTCCAGGAGAACTGTTTATATTTGGACTTGAATTATTTACCAATTGAGCCATAAGCATTTAATATAAATTCTTGAAATTTTGCATCAGGAAACTCCTGATCTACATTTGTACCATCATTATCGATATAAGATAAATTATAACTATTTTTATTTTTATTATATTTAATTTCTACATTTTTTAAACCGTATGCTTCAAATAAAGGAGATTTGATTTCATGATAAATACCAGGTTGAATGTCTGCAATTTTACTAATTCCACTAATAGTTTCCATAGCTTTAAATTGAGGAGTATTAAAATCATCAGCACCTCTACTTACATATACAGTTTTAACTTCACCAGTTTCTTTATCAATTAAAACTCCTGTTCTAGCACCAATATTTTGTTTAGGATTTGTAAATTTATTACCAATATTAGATTTAGGTGTCATATCTCCACTATATGTGAAAGTAAAATTACCTAATTCATTTTTATCAATTTTATTACCATCTTCATCTACCATATCATAAGCTCCTCTTTGAACACGTTCTAAAATAAGATTACCTGCTTTTTCTTTACTATCTTTACCTGTTAATTCTTTACTTGCAAACAACATTGCTTGTGGGTTTGTATTAGGATCTACATATCTATTTTGAACAGTTACATCTTTATTATCTTCTAAATATTTAGTCACAGCATTCTGAACTTTTTGACTTTTTAAATCTGAACCAAGTTTTTGGGTTCTAGCAATACCTCTAGCTAATTTTAAATATTCTTGAGAATCTAAGGTTTCTTTTTTTGCTTTTTCTTTAAATTGTGCAGTATTTAAATTTTGTTTAATTCCAGCTCTAGATGCAACAATATCAATTGGTTGATTATCACTATATGAAATATTTCCTTTTAATCTATTTAATAAATCAGAATTTTTAGTAATACTAACACCTTCAACATTAACTGCTTCTAAATTTCCTTCTTCTACATCTTTTTTAGTAAAACCTTGAACATTATAATCAGTTTCTCTAGTATCATCTAATTTATAAGTTTTCATCATACCTAAACCATTATTAATTTCATTAATAATTCTTTTAGGATCAATTCTTTCAAAATTAGCTGAAGCAGTTCCTTCACCTGTTGAATTAATCCATCTACTAGCCAAATAATCTTGAGCTTCTTTTAGTTGAGGTATATTACTAGTTTCAACAACTCTACCTTTACCATCCATTACAACAAGACTACCATTCGGTCCTTCTTGAAAACTAAATCCATTATTTTTCATAATAGTTCTAGTATTTTCTCCAAGTAAAGATTTTACAGTTTTTAAATCTTCCTGTAAAATTAACCTTTTAGGTGCACCATAAGGTGTAATATTAGTTATGTTTTTATTTTCATCAAAACCTGTATATTTAGGTTTATGTAATGTTTCCCAATTATATAAAGCATCTTCTCTAGAAAAACCTTTATTTTTAGTAGCATCTTCTAAATATTCTTTAAAATTATCAGCATAAACTTTTTTAGCTGTATTAATTTGACCTAATCTACCTGTTGGAGATATAAGATTCTGATATTCTCTATTTAATGCTAAAAATTGTCCTTGTGTATTTGAATTAACACCTTCTCTACTTAATAATTCAGCTTGAGATGTTAATTTATCTTCTATTTGAGATTTAAGATTTAAAGCTTCATTCATATGTACATCCAACGGATCAACTTTAGCAAGACCCTGTTTTAATAACTCCTGTTGAGCTATTAATTGATCATGTTTTTGTCTTTGCATTAAAGGTGTATAAAGTATCTCTTGCATTGATAATGGAGAGAATTTTGAAACACTTCCTGAACTATAACGATTTACTGCCATTATTTTCTTTTATTTTTAAATAAGTAACCACCTAAAGCTTTAGAATTACTATCAATTAATATTCCAGCTTTTCTAGCGGCTACTTCAGTTTCTTCAGATGTTGCTGTAGGATTCATTTTTTGATATTCTCCAAGCCAATTATATCCAGTAGTTGTACTAGCTATTTTTTTATATATTTCTTCTTTACCAATATCACCAATTCCATTTCCAATTTCAGCTAAATATTTAGAACGCTCATTATTGTAAGCTGCTTCATTTCTATCATTAATATCTAATTCTAAATTATCTTGTTGTAAATTAGTAGCATTAATTCCAGCATTAAATTGTTGACCCTGTACATTAGTTGCCCTATTTTGAGCTTCTGCATTTATATAGGCTTCTGATAAAGCTTTAGTTCTATTAAGACCTGCTCCTAAAATATTATTTCTTAATGCTCCAATAGAACCATTACTAGCTCCACTTAAAGAATTAATAGTATTATTAGTTTCATTAGATATAATATTTTGTAAACTTCTTTCATCTACATATTCAGGATTAAATCTTTGATCTAATCTATTAAGTTTTGAATAACTAGGTTTTTCTAATTCTGATAATTGATAAGCATTCATAGCAATTGGTGTATATCTGGCAGCTTGCCCTAAAGTACTTCCTAATTTAGATAAATCTGCTTTAGGTAGTTTATAACTTTCTGGAATAATTAAACCATTAGATTCTAGATTAATCCCCTCTGTAATAGCTAAATCATTAATAATCGTATTATCAATACCTAATCTTTTTAATTTTTCAATTTCTAATAAATCAGCATCTGGATTTAAAGGACCTCCTTTAGCATACATTTTACCACCATAAGCAAAATCATTACTAAATTGATTACTTTCTTTAATATGTTTTCTTCTATTAGCTGCTTCTTCTTCAGATTTATTACCTAATTTAGAAATAAATCCACCAGCTAAATCTCCAACTACACCACCAATCATTCCACCAATTGGACCACCAATAGCAGTTCCTGCAATAGTAGTACCTGCTTTAACACCTGAATTCAAAGCTTGTTCATTATTTCCAGTTGCTAAATTAGTTATAGAATCTATCCCTGATTCAACTCCTGGTAATGACATCATTTCCATTTCACCACCTAAAAACATTTGATTTTGACCTAATGTATTTCCAGGTTCAATTGGTTTCATTAATTCTTGAGCTTCTGCAATTTTAGATAACATTCCGTCTTTAGTAGATAATGAAATTTTATCATTTCTATCTTTAAATTTATTATCTATAAACTTAGTAGCATCTGCCATAGTTTTATTAGTTAAAGATTTAGGTAGGTTATATTGTTTAATTATTTCAGGAGTAAGTTTAATTCTATTACTATAAACAAAACCATTTTGAACAGTTTCTCCTTCTTCTACAGTATTATTGCTATTCATAGGCACACCACCTAGAATATTTTCTGAATGTAGTCCTCCTTCATCAATTTTAGTTAAATCATTTTTTCTCATATTATTATATATAATTGTATTAAATTCTTTGTATATCTACAAAGATATAACATATTTGTATTATTTCCTAACAAATTTTAAGTTTTTTTATAACAAAAAAAGATATGAATTATATCTTTTGAATATAAAACATATCTTTTAAGTTTTAAATACTATATCCTACAACTATATCGTGTAGTATTAATTTATAATCATCAACATTATTAAATTGTAAATTTAAATAACACCAAGGATTTCTAATTCTATTTCTAGTATTAGCATTTCTTGGTAATTGAATATTCCAATCTCTAAATTTACGTCTAAGATTTCCATTACGATTATTTATTAATTCAATTAAATTAGAATCTTGATATTCATTATAAAGTCTAATATGTGTTAATGTTTTATCAAATTGATCTATATTATCTTTATAAACTTCAGATTTAAATATAATGTTATCAAATACTGTATCCAAATTAGCTTCAGGATTAATCATTAAAGTTATTTCACTAGGATAATATATTTCATAAAATTGATTATATTCACCTTCATATTGTTTATATAATTTATTTATATCAGGATGTGTTGTAATAAAATTGTCACCTTTACTAATATACATACTCGGAATATAATCATAAAAAGATATAAATTGATTAACTGCTTCATTAAATGAAATAGTAAAAGATTCTTTATCTTCTTGATGGAATGTCATAAACATATCATTATTAATATAATCATAACCAGAACTAACTCCTTTTTTAATTAAAGGATTATTTATTTTAAGCTCTTCTAAGCTAATATTATTTGAAAACCATATATGGATACCTTTTGAATCAGATAATCCTTCTACACTACCTTTAAATACGTTAATTGAATTATTAAGAGTATCATAATAATAAAATGCTGAAGGAGAATTAACAACAGACCATTTATTAAGTGTTCCAGATTCAGTAGATAAATATTTATATTCATTAAGAACTGTACCAGTTCCTAATTCTACAGATATACCATCACTACCTTGAACTTGAACTCTAGGTTGTATAGATAAATAAGCTAAAGCATTATCTTGTAAAGTATAAAGTTCATCCTTATATTTATGTAATATATTAATAGGACCATATTTACCATCCAATGTTAATACATTATTAGGTTGTAAGTCTGTCCAACTATCTATAATTTCTCCAGGAACTTTAACTTTTGTTGCAATAATATTAGTATCAAAAGAATTCACTTTTTTAAATTTATAATCTAAATCTCTACGAAGAATTAAATTACTATCTTGTGAATAAACTTTGTTATATTTTTGATATTCATCATTTCTAGGTTGAAATCTATTATCCCAATCAGTTAAACTTAAATCATTTCTATTTTTTAAATCTACAGTAGTTTCAACTTTGAATTCTACAATTTCAGTTAATTGTTCTGAATTACGATTATATACTTCTGTTTCAGTTTTAACTAATTTTGTAAATTTAAAATTAGAAATAAAAGTATCTCCAATATGTAAACAATTATATATATTAGTATTTATTACATTATAATTACCTACTTCAACATAATTAGTTCTTTTTTTAGATTCATAAGAGTTTCCTCCATATATATTACCAAGATATATTAAATTTTTATCTATTCTAAATTCAGAAATTAGACCTAAACCAGTATCAATCATTCCAGATAAGGTATGTAATTGTTCTAAAGTTATTCTATCTTCCGTAATTGTAGTATTATCTCCTAATGCAAAAGTTATGTTTTTAGCACCCCAACTATTTACATTTGTTAATATTACATCTGCAGCTAAAGGTTGTAATGAATTAGAATATCTTAAATCTGAATCATTATTATATGTTGTTAAACCTTGTCCTAAATTTACTATTTCAGGAATACCATAAGTTTGTATAGAATTATTAAAATTAGATTTAATAAAATTTTCTGTATATTTTCTATAAGTTTGAACAAAATTCATTTTATTTTCTTGACCATGACCAAAAAAACCATGAAATTGAATATTATCTTTTTGACCTTTAATTAATTCAAAATTACTTGGAGTTAAAGCTTTTATATCATGAGGATAAATTGCATTAAAAACTTTAGCTTCATGATCAACAACTTTAGTTTCTATATCTCTAACTTGTTCCCATGCAGCATTATATTCATTTTCAAATCCTCCTATTAAATTTAAATTAACATTACTTAGATTTTGTAATATATTAAAAGTAATCTCAGGTGTAAACATTTGCATCAATTGTGTAAATTGATATGTACCTGCAGTCCATTGACTTGCTTCTGCAGCTTTATATACTTCATTTCTAGAATCACCATTCGTTCCAGGAGAATCCCAATTAGGATGATATTCAGTTCCTCTATCAACTCTAAAATAAGTTTTATTTCTCCACATAGGAGCTAAATATTCATCAAATCTTCTCATCATAGATGGGATTTTTAAACCATTGTTTGCTCTAGTAATTAATGCTGCATCAATAGTATCACTACCTGTATTATCTCCAGAAACCTGTGATAACATCCCATTAATAAGTCCTTGACAAAGAATTGTTCTATCTCCTATATTTCTTTCAGCTCTAAGTAATTGATAACCTACAGGTTTTAAAAATTCATCATAATTACCATCTTCATCTAAAAAATTATTATTATCATTTAACCATGTATAAAATAAAGCTTTAAATTCTATTTCTATAGAAGAATAATATCCATTTAAATTAGATTCATTACCTATGACTATATTTTTAAAATCAGCAATCCATTTAGGTAAACTTATTTGACCATAATTGTTATAAAATTGTATTCCAATTCTATAAATTTCATTATCTTTTAAAAATTTATTTTCAGAATCTTTTTGTGTAAATCCATCTATACCTATTTGATTTCTTATAATTTTATATTTAAGATAAGGACCTTCTCCACCTAAAATTGTAGAATTATATTGTTTATTATATAAATCATAATTTTTGTTAATTGTAGAATGATCATATTGTATTTTAGGTAATCCTGTAAGTATTGTACTAGATGTTATATTTAATGTAGGTTCATTTGATGTTATAATTCCACCAGATTCAATTAATGAATTATAAACAGGTGTAGATGTAGTATTTGATTGAAAACTAAAAGCTCTTAAATCTATTGAATTTAAAGAATTAGTATTGTTTATATCAAAATTCTTTTCTTTATAATTAGCTAAAAACATTATATTATTTTTAGTATTAATATGTTTAGGTATAATTATATCACTACCTAAAAATAAAAATTCTTCTAAAGAAACTTCTTCTATAATATTACCATCATCATAATAAATAATTTCACTTATTCCTCTAATATTTCTATCTAAAATTAAAGATATAATTGGTTGTTGATTATAACTAGTATATTTAATACTATATAATTTTAAATTAGTATAATTACTATCAATAGTATCAATTTTAATTACAGGTGTAGCACCAACAATTTCATTAATATCCCCTCCTCCGTTGTTATCTCCTTTTGTTAACGGTATTAAATTACTTAACGGACTTAATTTAGTTTGAGATCCATTTATTTTATATAAATTATAAGCATATTGGATCATACCTGAAGTGTGTGTTCCTCCAGTTACAATATCTATAATTTCAGGTTGATCTATAGTATAAGTACCTGTTATCTGAATAATATCAACATTTAAATCAATTAAATTTTCTAAATCTCCATTTTCAATACTATTATAAATATTTAAAAATCTCATTTGATTTTTACCTTCAACCCAATATACTTTATCAATTATTTCATTTTCATAATTATTAAGTGCTTGAATAGGATTGTTAATACTAAATCCTAAATTTCTAATATATAATAAATCTAGTTCAAATGTGACATCATTGAATTTCCAAACACAATCAAAACCATTATTATCTGTAGTAAATAAGAGAATATTATTTCTAGAATTAACATGTCCTATTATTAATTGAATACCTGATGTAACCTCTGTTTCAATTCCTGGTAAATAAGTTTCTATTATTTCATCATTAATAAACAATAATTCTTTATTAGAGTATATTATACTTTTTGTTTTTAATATTGTAACAGAAGGTATTGTTAAGACTAATTCATTACCTTTCTCATTTGTAACTGAAAATGTACTTTGTGAATTAGTTGCAGTAATACGAATATTTTTAGCATCAAAATATACTTTATTTGGAAATTTAGATTTAGTTAAATCTTTAACCATACCACTGTATGAGTGTTGTATTTGTTTATTAGCCATTAATTAGAAATTTAAAAGTTGTTTTATTTGTTCTAGTACCATTTAGATACCTTGCTAAATTTGCACAGCGGATATTATTTTCTAAAGCACATTCTGTAATAGAATCCCAAATTTGATTGGTTTCAATACAAATTACTTTTTTAGCAAAAGGACAATCTTTTCCTTTTTTACCAAACCAAGAACTTTTATTACCTTTTCTAATTTCAGATAATATTTTTTTATGATCTTCAGATATTATTTTACCCTTATTACCTTTACTAATTGCTTCACAATGAGATTTAGGAAATTTTCTACCTATTTGAATTTTAGAAATTTTTAATTTAGTTTCTTTAGTATGTAATCTCCCAATTGCTTTTATTCTCATTTTTTCTTTAGTTTCATTGCTAATTTTACCAGATTTATCTTTACTTGTAACTAATCTACAATTCAATCCGTTAGGACCAATTACATCATAAGCATCTTGAAAATCTCTTTCAAACTCATTTAATTGTTCTTCATAACATAAAGACATAATTTCAAATTTATGGTTTTCAAATCCATGAAATTTTAATGAATTATATAATCTTGTTTGACCTTTACAATTTAATGTTTTATAAAAATTCCATCTATCATAAATATCTATAGCTTGTCCTATATAAATTTTATTAGATGGTGATGTAATTTTATATATACCTATCATTAATTATAATTTTTAAAACGTTCCTTAATTCCAAAGTTTTTATAGAAATTTTCGTGAGCATCATTTTGAATTAATATTCTATTTAAACCTCTCATCATACTTTCTAAATGATCTATACCAGATAAAGTTAATGAAGTTCCTGCTTGACCAAGATACCAATGTTTTTTTTGTTCATAATAACTAAACACTTTATCTGTAATTTTACCCATTGACCAAATAGCTTCTAAATGTCTCCACATTATAAAATATTCCAAACCAAATTTAAATGATTCATTATCTGGAATAAGTGGATAACCTTTTTCATCTGTAGCTATAGCTTTATATGAAATTTCTATAAAACCCTCCTTAAATGATGTTGTGATAACACAATTTTGTAAAGTATAAGTTAATTCTGTAGCACAATTATCATCAGCATTATCAGATATTTTACTTTTATGATATAAATCTGTAGCATATCTCATAGCAATACCTTCATTATCTTTACAATCACCAAGATATTTAATACCTCTAACATTAATTAAATTATTAGGAATAAAACCTTTATAATCATTAATTTCAATAATTTTAACTTCATCTATAAAAGATAATGGAGCTCCAACTAATCTAATAAACTCTAGAGCAAATTCAGCAGCTTGATCATAAGCTAAATCTTGAGCTAAAGGATGTCTTAGTACTTTATACATTATATACCCAATTGATTGAGTTTTTCCTGAATTCATATTTTATTTATTTTTTAATACAAGTCGTAAGCTTGAAAGTTATCTTGATTTGGATCTAATATCCTCTTAGCTAATGCTCGTTGAAACATTCTACAAGGTTTAAATCTATAATATTTTTTATTGATATAACTATACCCAGATTTTATCATTTTAATTCTAAATATATATTTAGAAGAATGATTGTTTAAATGTTTAATTAGAAGTTTTCTAGATTTAGCTTCTTCATTTTCTTTCCATAAATCCAATGTAGTTTTCCAATCAATTGGGTTTTTATTAATTAATTTATTATTAATAATTTCAACAGATTTAGTAGTTTTTCTAATACAAAATGTAATTTGAGTTGTAATAGGTGTATATTCTAATCCATCATTAATAATTGATAACATTATTTTTTTATTAAATTCTGCTACTACTTTGTGAAATCTTTTAGAATCTACTGGATTTTTACTATAATTTTTATAAAATTTATAATAATCTTTTACACCATAATCAGCTTTAATTTTACCTTCACCACGAGCTTTATTAATCATTTGAGTCATTTTCTTTATCTTCAGGTAGTTTTAATTTACCTATAAGAGTATTAACAATTTCTTCTCTAATCAAATCAATATAATGAGCTTGTAATGGATAATCTGATATCATTTTATCAAAACAAGGTTTAGGTATTTCACAATTACAACAATTAGCATAATCAGCTAGTTCTAGTGGATCTTCAAATACACCTGTAATTGTAATACATTCTATCAATTTAACTGTTTCAGATTCACTAACTAAATAAATATATTGATCTGCATCTAAAAATGCATAAATAGATTTTCCAAAACTAGAATACTTACTAAAAGTAGCTTGAGTTTTATTAACAAAGTTAAATGGAACTGTAAGTCTAGTTACAGGTTTAACTGATGTTAACATTGATTTTAAATGAGTATCTAAAGGTTTTGGTATCTTAGTCTTAGTTCTCATAATAGTTCCACAATCTTCATCTATATCACATTGATTATGAGATACTTCTTCAAGTCCTATACATAATGTTTGTAATATTGAATTATCAATTGAAATTTGCATATTATTCAATTGTTGTCTAAGATACTTAGCTCTTTTAATTCCGTAAAGATATATAATATAACGATCTGAGATTTCACTATCATTTTGATATTGATTTAACTGCTCCCGCACGTCAAAAACAATTTTATTAAGTATTGCCATATATATTTAAATAAAAAAACCCTCAAATTACTTTGAAGGTTTTGAGTTTTATATTATTATTAAGTTTTTATAAATTCATCATTATATTAATCGGAACTTCTCCCTGAAGAATAACTCCACATGCTATTGCAGGTTTTGGACCCTCTTTACCATATGCCATTGCATATGATTTATGATCAATTCCACATCCTACTTGCATTCCAAATAATTTAAATTTAGCTCCTACACACCAATCAATATAAGCTTGACTATGTAAATGTCCTTGAACTACTGATTGTAAATCTCTACGAACTCTAGCTCTTGCAGTACCACCTTCACCATGAATATAAATCACATCATCAATTTCAATTGATTCTGTAAAATTCCAACCTGGTGTACCTAATACTTCTGCATAATCTTTAATCCACATTTTAGATAAACCGCTTGAATAAGCTTTACGCATAATTAATCTATCGTGATTACCGATAATTACAGTTGCTTTAGGAAAAGCATTATACCATTGTTTAATTCTTTGAATTGCCATTTTAAGCTCTTGTCCAGCACTATGTCCATCTGGATCAGTCTCATGATAAGAACTAGCATGATTGTCTATAATATCACCTATAAATACTACTTCGTTACATTTATATTTGTTATAAGTTTCAATACAATGTTCTAAATAATTATCTAAACAAAAAGGTTCATGTAAATCTCCAATAACTAATACATTTTTACCAGTTTTAGATTTTTTAACATTTTCTTTAAAAGAATCTATTGGGAATAAATTATTAGTAAAAGCATTTCTAATTATATCATTAGATGTCTTAAATTCTTTAGTTTGAATAGTTTTTTTATTTTTTTTATGTTTAAATTCTCTACGAACTTCTTGTAATGCTTGATAACATAATTCTTCATCAGCATCTATAATATTTGATAATTTAAATGCTCCAAATTTAATATAACCAGGTTTACTTTTTAAAAAGTTTTTAATTTCTTCTAATATCATATTATTGTTTTAATTAATATTACTACAAAGATAAAACATTTTATTGACAATTCCAAATAAAATAGCATTTATTTTATAATAATTTTAATTATACGTCTTCTAAAACTTGAATTCTAGTTGCTAAAGCTTGTAAAGTTGCTTGTAAAGTTCCTGCGGCTAATCCATCTGTACCTGCAGCAACATTTGCTAATTTAGTTAATGTAATATTTGCATTAGCTGGAATTTTAGCATTAGTAACTGCATTATTAGCAATTGTTAATGACATAGGTAATGCCTCTGTAGCATCTCCTGTTACAGTAATTTCAGAAGAACTTGTAAAAAGTTTAGTAAAATTTCTTACAAAATTTAAAACGTTACTCGGTGTATTCATAATATTTATTTGTTAATGTTAAATAAGTTAATTGAGTATTTTATTCCAAGAGTTTTATCTTCAGAATAAGATAATGATAATACATTATTTTTTTTACCAATAAAATCCAAATGTATTGAAGGATCTAATTGTGTTAAATCTTTAGTTGTAGTTAAACCTGCACCAATATTTACACTAAATATTCTTTCTTTAGGTTTAGGAATATTTAAATTATAATTTTGAGATTTTACTTTCCAATCATATTTAATTGATTTCAACTCTCCTTGAACTTCAACATTTCCTACAATTTTAATAGTATCATTTTCAAAAGGAACTTGATATTTACGTATTTGAATTGAATTAAGATATTCTAACAATTTATCTTTTTCAGATTCTAATTTTATATATTTATCTACTAATTCTTTATTAAAAGGATTCTCTGTAAAAATTAAACTATCTTGATATATTAAACTATCTTTAGTAGTTATAATTGGTTTAGGATTAACTATAATAGGTGATTCTCCAACTAATTCTGGAACAGTGACAGATATAACTTTAGTTTCTTTTGGTGATGTCCATCTACCTATAAAAAAAGCTAAAATTAATATTAATATTCCTATTGTAATATTTTTTAAATTTGTATTCATGTTATAAGTTTATATATTTAATATTATTTTCTAAAGTAAAATCATTTTTATCTATTTTAGATTTCATTTGTTGCCAAGATAATCCAAAATCTTTTTGAAAATGTGGAAAATCCCATTTTTTATCATTAGAAATAAAACCATTTTTATAACCTTTAGATTCTAAATATTTAGTAACTTCTAACCAATCAGAAATACCATCTTTATCATGATCTTTTCTCATATTCCAAGAAGCTTCTTCAAAAGAACCATTATTATCATTGTCATATAATAATACAATATCAAAAGCTAATCCATATTGATGAATAGATTGCCAAGCTTTAGAATTAGTTACTTTAGGTTTTTGATTAAATAACTTATTTTGTTCTTCTGGAGATCTATAAGTATAAGCAAATCTAAGTCTTACATTTTTTCCAAGTAATTTTTCATTTATATAAGTATATATTTCTAAAACTTCTTTTCTTATTTTTGGATGTAAAGTTTTAATTCTTTCAATTGTTATACTATCTACCATAATTATTTAATTTGATGTTTGTAATAAGGATCATCTAATATTTTATTAATTTCAATAATCCCTTTTTCAGTTTTATCTAAACTTTGTTTAATTTGTAAAACCTTTTCTTCTTCTGTTAATTTAGATTCCTGATTATAACTTGTAATTATTAAAAATAAAGAAAAAACTAATATTAATGTTTGATGTTTAATTATAAAATTTTTCATTGTCCTAATTTTTTACGAATTCTATTTAAATCTTGTTCTAATTTATCAGCTTTATTTTTTAATTCTTTATTATATGTATCTCTAATATTAGCAATTTCAGCTTTATATTCCAAATCTTTATTTTTTTCAGCTTCTCTTATTAATTTTAAACAATCTTTACTATCTGTTAAATTTAAAGCTTTTTGAACATCCAATTTATTATTAGTTTCAATTTCTCTATTTTCAGCATTAATCATTCTTGAATAACAAAAAAAACAAGCAGCAGCTAATATTATATTAAGTATTAATGACAGAACCCAAGATCTATTTTTGGGTTCTGTATCAATAACTTTAACTAAAACTTCTTTAGCATCATTACTATCAATCATTTAAATTTTAATTTTAGTTAGTTTATATTTTTTAATTAATTAAGGTTTTAATGACCAGTCAAATTCAACCGTTCCTGTTAATCCTGCCAAATATACTACATCAAAAGTTGTTGTAGTCTTATTTGTTATATAAAACAATGCAGCAGATAATAAGTTTGTTGGCGTTGCATTCACTTTGTAAGTGTTGTTTGGTTGTGTTGCTCCAATAGTTACAGTAAATACTGTAGTTGCTGTTCCAACTCCTGAAAAACTTCCTGCTACTCCTAAATCATGTACATAAGCAATTATTCCTGAAGCATCCTGAAAAGTTGCAGTTCTAGTTCCTGTAAATACAGAAACTGGTGCTTGCAATTTCATATTATTTGTTTCACCAAATTTTATATAGGTAGGAGTGATTTCAATATCTACATTTGCAAAAGCTGAACCTGTATCCACTATTCTAATATTATCTGGTGATAAAAATAAATCATGGGTATAATCAGAATTTGCTATCTCTATAAAATCTGTTGACAAATCTACATTTGAAACTCCAGGAGTTATTAAACTAAATCCAATATTAGCAGTATTTCCATTTGTTAAAACTTCTTGTAAATCAACTGTACCAATTGAAGTTGTTACTAAATTATCTACATATAACTTAGTAGCTAAATGTGCATCTATAGTAGGTGTTTGTCCTGATATTGGAACAGTAGCTGTAATCAAACTATTAGTAATACTGAATCTATTTGTTCCAGTATTTGTTCCAACTGTAGGTGCTGTATAAAAGTTAATAGCTGTTGCTGCATTAATAATACCAGAACCTCCTCCAAAATTAATTGTATTTGCTGAGCCAGTTGTAGACCAATAAATTAAACCTAAAGGATTATTTGCATTAGCATAAGATGCTCCTACTACTCTACCGCTTTTATTAGTAACATCTGTAGCTACATCAGACATTAATAATTGAGTACCTGATTTTATAATCTCTAAATCATAACCCTTTAATTGAGTTGTTTGTCCTCCTATAAACACTTCTGCTCCATCTGTTGCGATTGGAGAATCTACCAAACCAGTTGCATCACTAATGTGATATGGTATTTTCTGATTTGATAAATTATTAGCTCTTAAACTTGTAAAATTACCTGCCCTTGTTCCAGTTGTAATGTCAGAGATTAACGCACTTTCTTCATTCAGAGTACCTACTGCATGTTGTAATTTTCCAGCAAAATAATTATTTCCACCTGCTGAATAAATAGCATATCCTCCTGTGAAGTCATTTATTAAAAGACCATATTTATTTGTAATAGTTCCTGTATTTGTAAGTACAGGTGCTTGAATATTTATACCATACAAATTACCTACTATTCCAGTACCATTATGTGTAAACTGAAAATTGTATCCAGTTGTATTATTCATATTAGCAGTTCCTGTAAATATTTGTCGTGATTGATACCCAGAATGATGCGTTACAAGTATGCTATTATTCATTACTGCATGAGCATCATAAGAACAATATCCAAAGATACCTTGGTCTGTCGAAATATTTAAATCTGTAGTATCATCAAAAGCATGGTGGTCTAATGTAGTTAAATCCCTATCAACAGTAACATTTTCTAAAAATGATTTTTTACCATCTATTATTTGATTTCCAAACAATTTTACATTATTCCCATCCAAAGTGTCTACATAACTTTTCTGAGTATAATCTAAATCAGTTATATTTCCACTGTAGTCTTCTGCTCCAGTAAGTCCTCTACCACCTTCTAATATTAAGGCTGAATTTACTTCAATCGCTTCATCATTTGTAGACAAAAGTAAAGATTCACTTGTTTGAAAAACACCGTTTCCTGCTTGGTCAATAGTTAATATTGAATCACCAGTTAATCCTACTGCGTGAAATCCAACAACTTCATCTTCAAAAAACATTCTACTATTAGTTCCTACTAAATCTCCTGTAAATACACTTATTGCATTTATACTAGTATCTATTTCCAAATCCCCAGTAATAGGGTTTGAAGATTCTGTTCCTGATAATGGAACAAATACTCCCGTTTCTGGATCTATATTATTATATTCTGTTTGAGTTAAATGAAAATATTCTCCTGATTGTCCACCTTGTAAACCATCTAATTCATTGTGAGGTATTTCTATAGGACTTATTCCAGGTCCATTAGGTACAGTTATTACTACTTTTGCCATTAATTGTTTATTTGTTTTTAAATTGTTTCTATAATATATTCAACCAATACTTTACTTCCTGAATTTGCAGTAAAAGTAAAATCTTCTTGGTTTAATGTTGTAAACTCTAAATTAATAGAAGCTCCCGCTGGTAAAGTTATATTATTATAATAAATAGTACCTTGTCCAACAACTACGGATATTGCATGAAAAGTATTAGCAGGATAAGTTACTATAGTATTTACTAATGGTTCATATAAATCATTTTCAATAGTATTATAATCTGGTCCTCCATTAGCACAAGTATTTACTGCAATTATTAAATCTGCTAATTTTCTTAAATCTTCATTTTTTATTTTATTACAATCTTGAAATGCAATGATAAGTTCATTGTAAGTTTGATTGATTTCATTACATGGAATTATTGCCATATTAGTTTATTTTTATTAATTATATTAATCCTGAGCTTATTATATTTCCACTAATATCTAATTCATACCAAGTAGTTCCATCATTTATAAATCTATTTGTTGCAGTCCAACCTAAATTTACAAAATAAGTAGCATCTCCTCTTAAATCACAATAGAATTTTACTGGTGTTGTTCCTAAGTATAATTTTTTAGATATTGCTTTTCCAAGTGGTGTTTGATTATTTACTTTCTCAGCTTCTGGTAAAAATCCATATACAAATACTTCACTTCCATCTGGAATTAAGCTTTCATCAAATGGACATATAAATTCATTTAATTCCCAAGCTGTTGTTGGAGATAATCCTGTTATTACAAGTTTAATAGTTAATGGTTCAATTGTTGTTTTATTAAAATATAAAAAAGTATTACCATCTGTTGGTTCAGTAATATTATCAGCAATATCTGCTTGTATAACATCTATATTTCTAACTTCTCCTGTAGCAGTGAAATCTATACCATTAAATTCATAAACATCTAAATCATAATTTCCTAATAATGTACCACCATCAATATCTACTGGTGGACCTACAAATAAATTACCTCCTATGAATTTACTATCTGCTACTAAAACATCATCATAATATAATTGAAATCTATCTGGTATATTTTGTGAATCACCTCTTATCCCAGTAATTCCAATATCACTTCCAGGATTTAATAATATTTCATATATCCCTGAAAAACCTGAAGTACTTATTGTTCCACCACAACCTATAGTTGGTAAACTATTTTCTAATCTAAATATATTCTTTTTAAATGTCCACATATTAAATTATTAAATTACCAAGTAAATGATAGTCATTTGTTGAACCAATTTGTTCTATATAAGCATTATAATTTTCTCCTTTAATTTTTAAACCAATAGGTGTGAAAATAGTTCCAGTTCCTATATGTTCAAATTCAACTATTCCAGTTCCTTGTTGTATAAATCCTACAGATATATTTTCTAATAAATCATCTTGGATAGATATTTTAAGATTTAAAACACCATTGTTTATTAATATAGTATAATTATTATCTATATCTGACAATAAATAATTAGCTGTAATAGTTTTTTGTAAATTATTAGAAGCATCTACTCCTGGAATTCCTTGAGAACCTGTTGGACCTATAGCTCCTTCTGGGCCTATTAATGATAATAACCAATCTGTTTCAGTTCCCACAAATCCTTCTGATACTGCAATTTCATATGCTGATAAACCATCTGCTCCATCTGCTCCGTTTGTTCCATTCGCACCTGTATTACCAGTTAATCCTATATTACCTTGAATACCTTGGATACCTTGTATTCCCTGAATACCTTGAGGCCCTTGTGGTCCTATAATACCAGATACTGTATATGGAAAGAAATTAAAGCTTCTATTTGAATAATCTATACCAAATGTTATAATACCATTAGGATAGGTAAAATCATTGACTACAAGTCCAGTATTCTCTTCTCCAGGCTGAACTTCCCTCCATTCCCATCTAGATTCTTCTTCTACACAATATATAATTATACCTTGTTCATATAAATATGCTAAATTATCTCCTTCTCCAAGATTAGATAATGTTAATTCATTTAAACAGTATTCTTTTACATTTAAAGGTATTTGAGTTTGAACTCTCAACCCTCCAAATAAATTGGAAAAATCAGCCATTAGTTATAAATTTTTATATTCATAAAAGTACCATTGTTTCCTTGTAATTGAGAATCAGCAACAGTACCTGTTAAATCATGTGTTTGAAATGTCCATCTTTTATAAAAACTAGAACCATCAGTTCCATTAGAACTTCCTGTAATTCTAACTACAGAATCTCCAAATAATAATGCACATTTATTTGTGTCTACAAATCCACTTGTTTCATATTGAATTTGTACATAAAAAGTACCAACACCAGTTCTAGAAAAAACAATTTCTCTATAATCAACTTCTCCTAAATTACCTTGTGTAATAGTATCTATTTGTGGAAATTGAGGAGAAATATTATCTGTTCCGTTTTGATATAATTGTGCAGAATATTCTAATGGAGCTTGTGGTATATTTAATAATTCATCATCAATATATTCTATAGTTGTAGCTATTTCTTGATCAGTATAATCAATAGTAGTTTTCATATTTGAACCAACATGAATTGGTTTTACAGATTTAGCAACAATTTTATTTGTAATATCTAAATCTATTTGTGTTTTTATTTCTGTATTTGTTGGCATATTTTAGTAAAATTCATCATCAAATGTTTCATCAAATGATCCTGGGTTAATAATTAAATCTCCTTTTATAATTTTTATAAAAGCATCTCCAAAAGTATAAATATTTTTTGATACTATTAAAGTATATTTTAAATCATCTATAACTATAAAATCAAAAAATTCTGTAATATTATTACCTAAAATATCTTGAAGTTCATAATCTATTGTTTCTGAATTTGTAATAATAAAACCAATTCTACCTATATTAGTATAAGAGATTGTTTTTCCTATTTCAAAATTTTCTAATGTATCAAATAATTTGTCAGCAAGATAATCTTCGTCTACTAAAGGTAATATATCATTTATTGTAGTTACAGGATTTTCCTCTTGCCAATAATATATTTTACTCAATTCAACTGGTTCATTATCACAATCATCACAATCAGATTGAACAAATGTTATTTTAGTATTTAAATGAAACACTTCTATATTTGTATTATAACAAATATTATCTGATTTAAAAGATATATTATTATATATATTTATTAGTTGATTTCTTTCTTTATTTGTTATATCAGTATCACAATAATATAAAAGTTTATAAATAATATTTATATAATATATATCTAAAGGATTTAATTCTCCATTAATTTTAGATTGTCTATAAATTTTATCTAATGAATTTATAATTGTTGCAATATGAGATTTTTCACATATATTTAACATATTAATATTGTTTAAATTTACTACAACTAGAACAATTTATAGTTTTACAGTTTTTACAGTTTTTAATTGAACAAATCTTTTTTAATTTAGATAACATTTCAATTGCTTGAGAATAATATCCAATTTCAATTCCTTTTTCAATACTATCAATTAATAAATTAGCTGTAATAACAATATTGTTTTTGTAATTATTATTACAATCTGTACAATTATTATTTTTATCTTCTAAAATATAATTCAACATACATTTATAATATGGTAGTAAATTATAAGTTATTCCTAAAGCAGGTTGTGTACAAGTACTACATTCATCTTCATCTATATAATTACTTGTAACTTCTATAAAATAAATATCTTCAAAATTCGAGATAGGTATTTCCGTTGCATTTACAATAAATATTTCTTTATTATTTATTTGTTCTAATTTATAATTTAAACTGATTGCTAAAGATTCATCTTTAAAAGTTTCATTATTCCATAATAAAATAGAAGTAATCAACGAACCTACATTTGTTTCAACATCTATTGCTAATTGACTACCATTATTAATAATTTGAAAATTATTTATTTTTATCATGTTGTTTTAAATAAAAAAAAGGAAGAAGCTTTCGCAACTTCCTTTTAGGTTAATTTATATTTTAATTATGCTACTGCTAAATCTGCAGGAATTGTTACATAATCTTCTGCGGCTGTTCTAATATCAGCAAGTACTGAATTAGTAGCTGCATTATTTGCTAATGTATCTGATGCTTTTTCAACAATAATTGTGAGTACTTTATATTGTCTTTCAACAGATGTTTCAGTACGAGGTTCATAATAAATTACTTGAATTACATTATAAATTCCAGTTTTAGATGCATAATATGGAGTTCTATCTCCAAAATCTGCAGGCCATCCAGCTAATCTATCTGGATCATATTTATAACCTTTTACAAACCATTCATAATTTGTAGCCCATTTACCTGTACCATTACCTGGTTTAGGTGCTACGGTTTGAGTAGAAGTTAATAGTTGTAAATTTCCACCAACACCATTTGTTGGTACATTTTCAAATACTTTTCCTACTACAGAAAAAGTAATTTTTCTACCATCAATTTTACCTAATACGTTAGCTTGAGCTTTTTCAGTAATTAGAATACCAGTTCCATCAGCTACTGCTGTAAACTCAGTATTTCCTCTACGAGCTAAATCTTTATTCAATGAAGCTAATACTCCATTACGAACGGTAGTAGCTGTATCAGATCCAACAACTTCTCCAGTTACATAATAACCTTGAATTAATTCAAAATTTTCAGGAGATAGTTGATCTTGCATTCTAATTTCAACTTCATAAGTTCTTTTAGCTGCTAATGTACCTGCTGTTGCAAATCCATCTACTTTATACGCTCCAAGTACTTCTGCTTCATAAGCTTTAACTGTAACTCTTTCTACATATCTTGGATTTACTTTATCAGAGAATTCAAATCCTCCTGCAGCAGCTGCAGCTTTTTGCAATACATAAAAAGGTTTTCCAGCAGCTACATTACTACCATCTTTGGATAATACTTTTAATTCTTTGTCAGAGGCTGTTGCGATAAAAGTTGCAACTGTAGTTTCTGTTGCTACAGCATTACCAACCATCAATTCGCCTACTTGTCTAGGTCCAAACATTTTTGTTTATTTATTTAATTAATACTAATATTTATTCATTTCTAGTGTCTAATTGTATCTTAGACTGTAATTTCTCACTTTTATAATCATTCATACATAACTCTACCGCTCTATCCACTATTTCATCATGTATTTGAGTATGTAACTCACATTCTGTTTCTTCAAATAAACCTTCTATAGTCAAATCATCATTTGGAAAAGTCGTATCTAAATTTGTAATTATAATAGGTTTTGGATATTTAATATATCTTAATCTATATTCTAAATTTCCAGTTACATTATAAGGTGATACAATTTCAACAACTTGATTATTTGCAATACTTGCAGTATTTAATCTCCAAGCAATACTATCGTCTGGAGTTTTAAATGGATTTTTAATTTGAGTATCAAATTCATCATGAGTTGTAGGTTTTACTTTTATAATTATATCATTTAAACAATCATTAGATATAATTTTTACATTTTCATTAATGCTTAAAAATACTTCATCTGGTATATTAAAAAATCTAGAATTGATATGTATCGCTGAAGGATTAGTGAAAGATATTGAAGTCTTATAATCTTTAACAAGTTCTTTTAAATCAACTCTACGTTTTTCAGAACCTTCAAAACCTTTTCCTTTCCTATTACTATTAGGATCATAATAATCCTTTATAAGTTCTAATTGTCCTTTAGTGAGATAAAGACTTAGTTCGTAATCATCTATAGGTGGTGCAGACATACTTGCAATTGCATTATAACGAACATTAAATGCATTTTTCATTTCAAGATTTGTCATATTTTATTATTTACTTTTATTAATCTTAGTTTCTATAATTGTACGAACTTCTTGATTTAAAGGATTATCTAAATAATTAATAGCATTATCAAATGTTGGAATTTCTCCACTATTACATAAATCTAAACCATCTGCAGTTTTATATTTATTACCAGTTTTAATAACTACTCCAGTTTCAACTCCTTTATTAAGTAACATTTTAGTATAAAAAGATTTGTCATTTACTACATTCACAAATTGTGATGGCATTAAATCAATAAATTCTTCAACTTTATGTTGTAACCAATCAAGATTTGAATCTTTAGAAATAGGTTTATTAGTAAGTAATTTAAGAACTCCAAGTAACTTATCTTTATCATCTTCAATTTTACCATACATTTTGAAAGCTTCTTTTTTAGAATCGTATTTAGTTTTAGATTCAAGCATTTCTTCATTTTCACGACAAATTGCAAATTGGTAAGTTTGTTTAATATTTCTATCTTTCCAAGATAAAGCAATTTCATCTTTAGATAAACTTTCTAAAATTTTAATTGAGATATAATCCATAGGATTACTTAAATCAAATCTATTATTTGCATCTTCTTTAAATAAAGATACATAAAAAGTTTGCCAAAAATCTCCATATACTGAAAGATTTAAACCTGTAACTCTTTCAAGATAAGCTTTTTCATCTTCTGTTAATACATTTTTAACTGAACCATTTCTTTGTAGTGGTGCTACAAATTTCTTTACAGATCCAATTAACATTCCTCCTGAAATAACATGTCCTGCGTCAACATTAGATGCCATTCCTTTTTTACGTCCTATAAATTTTACAGTAACGATTTCATTAGGTAAAGTAAATTTACCTTCAATTGTTTTTTCCATTCTTCTTTAATTTTATTTCTTCTTCCGAAAGATTTTATTAAAAATAGAAAGAGGGGAAATGACCCAGAGAATACTCACCTATGATCCAATCCCATACGTCCTAAACGTAATTTCTATTTAGTTTTATTTTATTTATTCTTAGTCAATAATTGATGGTTTCAAAGTTGCTGTTCTTCCAGCATCTTTAACCAAAGCACCAATTCCTTCTACAAGAGCAGTCATTGTTGCACTATCTTCCATCAATTGCATTTCTCCACCTCTACGTCCAGTAAATGGATTTCTAATACCAGCTTGATAACCTCTAAGTTCATCAGAACCTTTAGTTTTAACTTTTTGGATATTAGGTTCTTCCATAGAACCAATGTAAAGAATATCATATCTGTAAGATTCAGCTACACCACCATCTGGATGCATAACCTTATTTCTAACTTTATCATCATACATTGGATCAACTTCCAACATTACATGAATGTTGTTAGGAGCTCTCCATTCTGTGAATTGGAATCCTGCAGAAAATGCATTTGCATGAAATTTAGAACTTACTTGTTTGATTGCATTTTGATTTGTATTATCAAATCCTAAAGCAGCCCAACCTGAAGCAATCTCAGCTACAGCTCTGTGGAACTGAGCCGCACCTCTTTCACCAGTACGCAACATGAATTTTCTTTCTCCCCAATCAAGTTTACCTTCTGAAAGTTCAGAAAGTAAATCTTCTAATAGACGAATAGAGAATCTGTTGTAAGTAGTAGTATTGGATACCTCCATTTGCTCACGAATTCCAGAACCAGCTTTAATTTCAATATTAGAATTACCTTTGTTCAAGAAACGTCCATTTTCATCACGGTTAGTTTTACCAAACATAATTGTAAGAGCTTTGATTTTAGATAAAGCTTTTTCAAACTGCCAGTAAACTTCTTGCATCCAAGTTGTAGAACCATGTACTTTACCAGTATTAGGATCTCTAGTTTCAATTTTAGCAAAATAGATTGGTTCAACTTTACAATCAATCATTTTACCTGAAACTTTATGCTCCATACGAATGTTAGTAACAGAATTTCTCATTAAGAAAGGTGAAGTAAATTGAATTCCAGCACCTTGAATTGAAAGTTCATCCTCAACAGGAGCTCCTTCAATAGAGAATCTCATACCTGGTAAAAGTTCATCCCCAGGAATACCTGCTAATGAATCTTGACCACCCCATACTTCACAAGTATAAACATAATTTTGTCCTTCTTCATAAGGCTCTTCAAGAATTCTCATTTGGTAAACATCTGGTCTATGACCTGCAATTAAATGCATTTTTGTAAACCATTTTTCACCAAATACTAATTCAAATGTTGCACGAGCAGCACCAATACCAGTTGTATTAGTATCTACCACTGCTCCATTATATCTTGCTTCAACTAGAGGAATATTTCTTTCTTCACTACCAATCACCTTCCATACAAAATCTCCAGCTTCATTAAGAATTTTTTCTGGAAATAAAGAAAGAGTAGTATCTAAATTTTTCATTCCTGAATTTTGTAACAAAACTGTAGTCAAAGGTGAAATCAATTGTGGTTGACTTCCATAAAGTGCACCAATGTGATTTTTTAATGTTATACCTGACCAAGCTCTTGCTTTTGTCATTACAAATTTACCTACCATATTAATTATTTATTTAATTTTATTTGTTAATTATTTTAAAAATTTAAAACATGTCCACTAATGTTATCATAACTATTACCATCTTGAGCCCATAGTGGTGTACCATTATCTATTGTTCTAGTTTTTCTAGCAATCGCTTCCAAGTCTTTAACAGCATTAGATTTACTTGATGTTGCTATTTTAGAAAAATCTTTAAAACCATTAGTTAATTCATAAAAATGATACATTCTAGTTTCAAAATCAATTGGATTTTCTCTACGTTCTCTCATGAATTTATTTTCAAAAGTTCCATCTGGAGATTTACCAACAATTTCTGTGATTGATTTATATACTTTATCTTGTATAACCTTAGTAGGTTTAAAACCATTTATTAAATCTTTAGATTCATAAATTGATTTTTTTAATTGTTCTTCTAATTTAATTTGTTCTAACTTTTCAGTTTCAAGTCTTTGTTTATAAGACTCTTTTTCAAATTCAATTTTCTTAGTTTCAAATTGTTTTAAACTTTCTAAAGATTCAACAGCATCTTCAAGTATTGCTTCATCACCTAAATCAATTAAACGTTTTAGCATTCTATTTGTTTTAGATTCATCTAATCCTTGATTAAGATAATCTTGTTGAATAATTTGTTTAGCTAAATTTAAATCTTCTTTTAAAGATTCTGCATTAATTTTAGAATAATCATTGATTGCTTTTTTACTTTGAGTAATTTGATTAATATCAATATTAGCTAAATATTCTTCTAATTTTAATTGAGCTTGTACTTCTTGCTCATGTTTAAAAACATTTACAAGATCATCAATATTCTCAATTTTAGTTTTTTCGATGTCAGATGAAGGTATGAGTCCTTGTTCATAAAGAACGGTGGCTAAAGAAGAATATAAATTGGAAGAAGATTTACCACCTTCGTCATTACCTTCATCTTCTACATCTCCCTCATCTACTTCCTCTGGATTTTCATCATCCTCAATGGGGTCATTAATATCTTGTTCTGGATCTATTTCTATATCCTCATTTTCTTCAATCTTAGGTTCTAATGTTTCATCATATTCTGGAACATATTCTAAATTAAGTTCCATATTACTATCAAACAAACCCATATTCAAATCTTCTTCCATGATTATTTATTTATGTGTTTTATTATAAAAATACAAATATAGTAAACTTTAGAAAAAATTCCAAATATTAATTCAATTATTATTAACATTTGGAATATTCCCTAATAGCTTTTATGTTGTACTTTTCTTTTTAATTCTTGCAATACTTTGATCAGTTTTCTTTGCATCCATCTGATCTTTATGTTTGATCATATCCTGATCTAATGCTTTAATCTTTAACATATAGTCATTTCTTTTAGATTGTACATCTAATTCAAATTTACTTTGTTCCAATGGATTATCAATACCATCAGTAGAATCTACTTCATTTGACATATCATGAGATAACTCTGCGACATAACGTTTAGTTTCATTATCTCTAATATTTTTAGTATCTTCTAACTTGAGTTTTTGTTGCTCTAAAGCTACTGTTGCTTGAATTTGTTCTTGTGCCACTTTATTAGCTTCAGTTTGAGCTTGATTATTTCTTTCTTGAATTTCTTGTTCAGCTATTTCAAGTTTTCTTCTCATATCAGACAAAGATGGACTAAAATAAATATCCATAATAGTTGACATAGATCCACCATTTTGAATAAATGCTTGAGCGTATTGTTTAATCGCTTGTTCAAGTTCCATAGTCTTAGCTGTAGAAGTAACTAATATTCCATAATCAGATTCTGCTAATTCTTCACCTTCCATATTAAGAATTTCAATAGTTTGATCATCTAATATATATTGTACTTTTTTATTCTCAGTATCTCTTAATGCAAATTTAGCTGTTTCTAAGAAAGCATCTAATACTCTAAGTTTAACAGATTCATGTAATATAAACCAATATTCTGTAATATGAGATGATTGGTTTACTGAACGTTCAACTCCACCTACAGTTTCTCTATTAGATATTTGACCTTCGCGTTGTGCAGATACTCCACATATTTCACCCATTTCCATTTTAATGAATTCAAGTAATTGAATATGTTGTTGAATGTATGAACCTGTTTCCATATCCATAACATTCTGACCTTGATTCTGCATATTACCTGCAAGTTTTCCAGTAGATTGACCGTGTAAACCTTCTTTAAATGAATCTACTACTGCAATTTTATTAACAATTGCAAAATGCATCCATTTTTCAATTTCCCAGTTTGCTGGAACTTGAGCTAAATCAAGTTTCATAATTCTACCATAGTTAGTGGCAATAGCTTTATTAAGTCTATCAAATAAAGCATCGTACATATATTGATAGTTTTTAGCTCTGTCAACTAATGAAACTGCTTTACCTTGATTAGTATTATAAATTTGACCTATTACTCCTAAATGACCTTTAGATGGGTTGTTAGCTTTGACATATTGTACAGGAAGAGGCCTCATTTTAAGATAAATATCTTTACCTAATTTAATACCTTCCCATCCTTCATTTATCCAAAATACAGTTTCTTCTTCACCTCTATTTTTATCAGTGATATATTCTTCTGATTCAAATCGATATTGAGTATCCCCATATTCATCATAGAATTTAATTTTTTTAACTTTACGTAGAGATTTCCATCTAAGTTTTAATTCTCTAATATTACCATTTTCATCAGTATAATCAGATCCAAAGTTGTGTCCATTAATTTCAGCAAATTCAAACATACCATCATACATACCTCTATCATTAGAACCATCTCTAAATAAAGCATGATTGTTATAATCATCAGAATATTCACCTTTAGAACTTCTAGTTGAATAATCCATTAAATAATCAATTTCTTCAGGTTTTAATTCGTTGAAATATTCATCAACTAATTGATTAGGAGATTTATGATCTTCCATAATAATCATAGAAGCATCTTCAAATCTATCTGAATTACCTGATCTTATTGCAGTAACTTTTAAAGGATTAAGTTTTTCTAATGTAGGTTCATTATGAACTATATCAATAAGATATATTTCTTCAGCCATAATTAAAGCATCTTTAAATCCTTTAAGAAACTTTTCACTAAAATTTTGTTCTTGATAATAATGTTTTAATATTTGGTTAGCCATTTTTTCACGAATGTCTGACCAACTATATTTCATATATTTACCAAGTTCATCCATTTTAGATTTAAGTTCATCTTCTTGATAATTAGCCTCTAACATTTCAGTTAATTTTTGCATTAAAAAGATTTTTTTATCTTCTTCTTTTTTACTAATAGCATCAGGATTAATTACAACAGCTTGCCAATCAAATCTACGTTTAGATTCTTCACCAACTAATAAATCTACTTTAGGTACAATTATAGGATGATGAGGAATATTATCTGGTACATAACTAGCATCTAAATGATGTGGGTTAACTACATTAGTTAAATCTTGTATATCAACAATACCATTATAAAGATTTAGATTGATAGATTTATTTTTTAAACTTTTACGAACTTCTTCATTATGATAAAATGAATGCACATCAGCATGGTCGAGATTTGATTTTCTCCACTCTTTATCTTTTTGACTGTATGGTAACCTTTGTCTAGGTAAAGGAACATTTCTTATTCTCATATATTAATTTATTAAACTTTACAATATACAACATTTTTATTCAAAATCAAAATGTATTTGTTATTATTTGTGTAATATTTCACCATTCTTAATAGCTTTTGATTGAGTATAGTTCTTATTAAAAAAATTATCACTACTTAAATGTGCAATTTGTTTATCTTGATTTTCAATAGCAGATTGAATTCTTTTATATCTATCTTCTCTAAGAATGAATAACATACCTGCTGCAGATATTCTATCAAAGTTACCATCTGAATTCCATTTAATAGCTTCTTCAATATGTGCAATACCTCTCATAGTATGTAAATTAAGTTTTTCAACTTCATCTTCACTATTAGAATGAGCTTTAGATAACATCCAATCTGCATGTAATTTTCTACCCCATTTATTAATTTGAACATTAGCTCTAGTACCTTTTGCAAGATTGCCATAACCTACATTTTTAACCATATCCATATCTTTAAGAATTTGAGGTACATCACAAAGTCTATGTAATACATTTTTTTTATCAAAATAACTAAATAAACCTTTTAAGTTACTTTCATAATTAGCTACTCCATTATAAAATTCAATAGTTCTTAATGCAATTTCATAAGCTTCTTCAGCTAATCTAGGTCTTCCAGTGTATTCACAAACAATTCTATCTGTAAAAGTATCTAATCCAATTATACTAAATAAAGACGTACCTGCATCAGCATCAATAGGGTCGATACCAAATATATATCTACCACTAGGAACTTCACCGTTAGCATTTTCTCTAGGCATTTCAAATATCTCTAAACAACCTTCTCTATTAGAAGTATCTTTATCATAACTTCTAAGAGGATATTTATCAGCATTAGGTCGCCATTTAAGTTTATTATCAGAACCTCTAATTAATTCACCTACATAATGTTCAGCTAAAAAAGATTCTCTTTTAACCATAACTTCTTCAAGGTATTCTTTAAGATCTGATACAGGAAATACTGTTCCTTCAGTTCTCATAATAGCTTCTTGAGGTGTTATAGGTTCCTCAGCTTTCTTTTGTGTGATTGCATTAGGATCTTGAGAATTATATTTAATTTTATATCTACCAAGTTCTATTTCAATTAAAGCTTTAATAACATCTGGTTCTCCTAAATTTTCATCATAACAACTATTACGATTCATATAACCGCCCCAAAAGAATCCACAAATTCTATCACCTGTTGTATTTTTATCAAATACATTAGGTATTCCATAAATTTCATATGCTTCTGGTTGATAAAATAATTTTTCAGATCCTTCAAATGAACCACCTTCAACTCCACCAGTTCCACCTGCTAACATAAAACCAAATCCTACATTACCATCCTCAACAGCTTTTAAATTTACATTCCAAGCCTTTTCAAGATTTGGAAACAAACCATCTTCTTCATAATGAATTAAAGGTCCACGAATACCCCTAGCTTTATCAGGATTATCTTTTAATGATATACCATGTACAGAGGATAATAATCCTTTACGAATACCATATTCATCTTTAAATCCTAATTGTATTTCTAATGTACTACCTGCTCTATCTACAGTCCTCATTCGAGGTAATGGTGTAGTTTCTGCAATCCAATCTAATGTATCCACAACTTTACCCCAAATACCTTTATCTCCTGCTAAAAAAGTCTTTTCAGAAGCTAAATGAAAGTTAGGATTACCTGAACCTGGATATACATACATATTACATGGACTAATTGCTCCCATTTTAAAAGAGAAACCTACACCACGAGTTTTAAGTAATTTACCGTGAAGTCCACTATCTCTAGCTTGTTGCATGTAATGATAAAATAAGTAATCACCTAACCAAGGTTTAGGAAATTTACGTAACCTTTCACCTTTTTGTTTAGTAGATTTACTTTCAGTTTTGATAATTTCAACTAACCAAATAGGAGAATAATTCCAATAAAAATATAACTGTCCAGGAATCCATTCTCCATCACTAGGTCTAATTAAACCATATTTCCATCTACGTTGTTCCTCTTTCCAAAATTCTGCATAAGCTGATTTAGGATTAGGATTAGGTGTTAAATTAGTATATTTACCATTTTTTTCATAAAAAATTGCACGTTCTCTAAAAAAATCCATATCCTCAAGAATATGAGGATTAGTTAAATCTACATCTATTCTACCATCATTATAAAATTTAGTTTCTCTAGGTTTATCTTTAGCATAACCTCTAACTTCTTCCGGAGCAATTAATCTTTTAATAAACTCAACTGATGATATACTTTCTAATACAGCTAACCACACTTCTCTAGGTAAAGAATTTTTTAATTCTTCAGTTAGAGGTGTTTGATAAGAGTTGAATTTATAATGTTTTAATTCTGATTCCATTGAAATTCATTTAATACTACAGCTTCAGTACTGAGTATAACTTTAGCAATAGATACTGCATTTTCTAATGCACATCTAGTAACTTTAAGTGGATCTATAATATTATTATTAAATAAAATTAATTTTAAATCATCTAATGATGAACCATTTTCTTTTATTTGTAAATAAGGCTTACATAATGATTGTTGTATTTGAAATACAATATCTCCCATTCCACCCATTTCAGATGTTATAGACTTAACTAATGCAAATCCTGCACCTTCAACTATACCTTCTTCTAACGCACAAGCTACTGCTAATATAGCATCATCATATCTATCTTTACGTTCTTTCATTTCAAGTTCAGATCCACCACCAACTTTAATGATTGATACTTTACCTTCAAGATATTCAATCCTTTGTTTTAAAAGATCTATATCATGTTGAGGTATATCTGTTAAAGATTGTTGTTTAAGATTATCAATTAAATCTGTAACATCATTATCTTCATGTTTAACTAATATACTATTAGTTTTAGTAATTTTACATGAATCTAATTTACCCAAAATTGATTGATTATATTCTTTATTTAAATCTTTAATAATAGTCGCACCTGTAAATTTAGATAAATCCTGTAATAAATCTTTTCTATGTTTAGAAAAACCTGGAGTTTTAATTACAGATACATTTAATTGTTTACTAAGTGTAAATGTTTCTAACTTTCTAAGTGCTAATTCATGTATATCTTCAGCTATAATTAATAAAGAGTAATCTTTATTTTGAATATAATCAAAAGGTATTCTAAAGTTTTGAAGTTTATCTAACTTACCATCAACTAATAATACAAATACATTTTCTTTAAATTCACAAATACCTTTCTTATCATCTGTAATAAAATGTTTAGAAAAGAAAGATACTGGTAAACTCATACCATTAACTAATTCTAAAGTATCTTCTAAATTTTTAGATTCTTCAACTTTAACTATATTAGTATGGTTATAAGCCGATTGAATAATATTCCCAATCTCCACATCATTATTAGCAGAAATACTAGCCACGTATTTAATATCTTCATTTTCTAACTTTTTAGAATTAAGTTTTAATTGTTCAATAACTTTAGGTATAATTTCATCAAAAGCTTTATTAATGTCTACAGTATTAAAATCTTTAAGATTATTAATAAATGCAGTAGTTAATACTGTTGCAGTAGTAGTACCATCTCCAGCTTGATTAACTGTTCTATTAGCAGCTTCTCTAAGTAATTGTACACCTATATTTTCAATAGGATCTTTTAATATAATACTATTAATAACACTAACTCCATCCTTAGTTACTTTATATTGTCCAGGTTTATCTGAATCACTAATAATAACAGTTTTTCCATTAGGACCTAATGTTGCTGATACAGCTTTACATGCTTTATTAATACCTGATAATAATTTATCTCTAACTTCTTTACTAAATGTAATTTCTTCTATCATATAATTCCTTGTATTTCTGCTAAATTGCTAATTTCATAACCTTTGTAATATAAATCAGAATATATAGCAGATATAACATCTTGTTTATTATTTCTATATTGGACTGCTTTAGGTTCTCCAATCGAAATAGCAACCCAATCTCCTTCTTTTAATTGTCTTACTTCTACTTTAACCCATTTTTTACTATTTTTCCAACCATTATACATAGCTTCTCTTTGACTATCTTCCATATTTATATTTATTCAAATGAAAGTCCTTGTTCATAAAGACCCATTTCTTGTTTACCTTTCATTCTTCCTTCTGTTTCAACTTGTTCTTTAATAACTTCTTTCTCAGCAGCTTTTAAATCTTTCATTAAAGTTGGTATTTTAGATATTGCAGTTACTACTACTGTAAGTGGAGTAATAGGTTGACCTTTATCATTTCTTTCAGATAAAAGAGTATTTGCATGTTCTAAATAATCAGATACATCATTAGCTGCTTTTAAAGCGTTCTTATAAAGTTTACCAATTACAGTTAAACTTCTAGCTTCATAAAAGTCTATAGCTTCTTGTACAACTAAATCAATTTTCCAATCTTCATTTAAACCAATATCTTTTTTAATTTCATTAATCCTAGTTTTAGGATCCATAATTAAATAATCTGATTTAATATCACAATAGTAATAAATAAATAGCATCTCTTTAGTTGCTCTATCTTTATCTCTACTTTTATCTCTTTTAAGTATTTTCTTAAATGGGAGAAGTGCCCACAAGTTGTCATCAACCTGGAGCACCCCATCTTTTAATATAAAACCATTCATTATTTTTTTCTAATTCTTTTAGTTTTAATGGTTATTTCTGGAACTACAGAAATATCTTCTTCAATTTTAACTTCTTTAGATTCTTTTAATTCTTTATTATAAGAAGTTAAATTTTTAATAGAATCTTTTTGAATTTGACTGTATTTTTTAGCACTAGATAATTCGTCTTCTAATTTAAGATTAGTTTTAATAATTTCATCTTTAACATATTTTTGATATAATGCAAAAATTGCAGATAATACTGTTCCCGAAATTGTTGTAAATTCTACAGCTGTAATTATATTAAAAACCCAAGCGGTTCCTAATCCTACTACCACTATAAGTGATGCTATTTGTGAGTATAATTTATTCATATTATTTATCTTCTTTATTAGTTTCTACTTCTATAATTTGTTTTGGTTTATCTTGGAACTCTTGTTTTAATACATTTAATGCTGTTAAAACTGTAGCAGAGTCTTGTAATCCAAATACTCCTTTTTGTGCACTAATATTAAGTGCTTGTTCTATTACTGATAATGCTTGTATATTATTCATTTGTTTGTAAAGGTTGTTCGTTTTTAAATTTAGCTTTAATAAATCTATCTTCTAGAATTGCATAAACAATTCCATCTGCCATAATAGGATCAAATTTAAGCATTCCTACTTCTTCATATACATTATTAGGGTTAGTTCTTTTGTCCATTAATTTATCTAAATCTAATAGAACTTTTTGTCCAACTTCTAAACTATGTACATTTGGACCTTTAGCAATAATATATTGCTCTTCTGTAATTGTATTTTCAGATAAATCTAAAGTACCTTCAATAACTCCTTTATTAAGTGTTACAATTACTTTGTTAAACATTGGTTCCAGTGGAAATGTCTGTGTTATCTCCACTACATTCTCCCATGTCAAATTCGCTTGATCTTCCATCTTCTTTTTGTTGTTTTAATCTATTTAAATGTTCAATTCGTCTATTGTGACTTTTAATCACTTCACTATTAGTATAAAGTTTACCTATATACTTATAATAAAAATTTGTTTTTAAGTTATCAATCTCTTCATCTGTTAAACCACTTAATTGTAAAGTTCTTATAGTTTTATAAGTAAATCTAAATTGTGATTCAATTATTTCTCTAACCTGATTATCTGTTAAGTTATTATTTAATCCTATTGTGTGAATTATATCATTTACTTTCTTTTCATTAATCTTATTCATTGTATGAAATATTAAAATTAAAAGTAATTGTAAATGTTTTAGATTTATTCTTTAATGTAGGAATATACAATTCAGATATACGATTATCAATAATAACATTCTTTTTTCTAAGTTGAGTAAATATATTTTGTATTTGAGCTACACTAATATTTAATTCATCTATAATTAATTGTTTAGTATCATAGTCAAATACTTCTTTCCATAATACTTTATTATTAGTAATTTCTTTTGATAGTTTATAATGATAATATAATAATAAAGCTAATACCTGAGATTGTTGAGGATTTAATTTATGAAAAGGTTTTAGAAACTCAATATATCTAAAAAAGAAATTTTTTATTTTAACATTCAGATTAGCTATTTTCACATTATCCATTATTTTTTTATTTTTACTTTATAATATTTATTAAGTAATTTTATAAAATCTTCACTACTCATAGGTCTAACTTTTAAATAATTTGGATTATTTTCAAATAATTCCCATTCTTTATTCCATAATCTAAATTCTTGTAAAAGTAATTCTAATTTAAGTTTATTCATTTTCATTTTGTTTTATAATTCCTTCTCTATATATTTTAACTTCAGAATTTAATACTTTTTGTATTTCTCCTAATTTTAATTTATATGAATTACATTCTTCATTTTTAAGTTGTAACATATCAATTAGATGTGTTGTTAATTCTTTATGATGCTCTAATAAATCTTTATAATTATCCATTTATACCAATTTGTTTCATTAAAGTTTTTAACTCTTCTTTAGTTTCTATTTTTAAATTTCTAACTTGAGGTTCATTCATATATTTAAGATATTCCTCAGACTTAGATAAGTCTGCAACAATAATACCTAATGTATTGTTAGTAAAATTATATCCTAACATATAATTACCTTTACTAAACTTTAAAAATTTACTATTGTCTGAAGTCTTATCATGTATCCAACCTAACGATTCAATATCTTCTTTATTCATTTTCTAAATAGTTTATAATATCTGTTAGTATAGGATTACGATGATTTGCAGTAAGAGTTTTAAATCCAACAAGGTTACTATCTTTAAGTTTTAAAATTCTATGTAAGCAACTATTACCATTAATAGATTTATCAATTTGTTCTTTAGAACCACAAAATATCATTTTACTTCCTTTACCTAATCTTGTAAGTATAGTTCTAAAATCATTATAATCCATATCTTGAAACTCATCTACAATAACTACTGATTTAATAAATGTTACACCTTTAGCTACTTCAATTGGCATAATTTTAATATCTCCATCTTTAAGCATATTATCAGTATTCAATTTACCTTGACATACTTCTAAATTCTGTATAATAGGAAATGTATAAGGAGCCATTTTTTCTTCAAGTGTTCCAGGAAGTGCTGCTAAGTTATTTCTTAACATTGGTCTAGTTATCCAAATACTATCGACTTGTTTCTTTCTAAATGATTTAAGTGCTGTATGAACCGCTGCTAATGATTTACCTGATCCAAAATCTCCTAATAGAAAATTAACATCATATTGATAAAATAATTCTACAAATTGTTTTTGTTCATCATTTAAATCTACTAACAATCTAGGTTCTGTTTTTAGTTCTCTTTTTTCTGAGTTAGGTGTTTTTGCCATTCAAATATATTTTTATATTCAGTTAATTCATTAATAGATCCGCATTTGTGACAATGTGCATTATCATCTTCATCATTCTCTATATATAGACTTTTACAAAATCTACAAGCTAAAACTGGTAGCTCATCATAATCTTCTTTAGTATTTTCCATTTCTTTAATTTTATTCTTTATATCTTCTATCCAAGCTGTATCATAGTACGGAAAGATATTCATCTTATTAGTGTACTCTACATACTTATATAGTTTTCTAAGATGTTTGAGTATTTGTTTGTTCATCTTTAGTTTTAATATTTAGTTCAATTATCCATTCATCTTTTTCTTTATTAATATTTACATTATAACTAAATCTAGGATACTTACCTGAAAATAATTCCATTTTATCTTGAAATGAATCTATTTGGTCTAATGCTTTTTTTAAATCTTTTTCTTTAATTAGATATGTATTATTCAATTTGTAGTTGTTTTAATAGTTTTTTAAATTCTGATTTATTTTTAATATCTCCTTTATAAATACATTCTGATTCCCCATAATTTAAACTACCTTCAATAGATCTAGAACATGTTTCGTCAAAAAATCTGTGTACATATATTTTATGATATTTATTATCAAATCTATCTATATGTAAAGTTGCTTTTAGAAAATATGGATATTCACCAGGTAAATCTTCTAAGAGATAATCATAATAACCTACCCATTGGTTTTTTAAGGTTTTTCTAAAACCTAAACTTTCAATATCTTCTTGATCCAAATATTTTATTTTTACTTTTTCTAATTCAAATTCTTTACATATATTTATTGTTTGTAAATCATCTGTAAAAATATATGGGTCTATGAAAATATTATCTTTAATTTCAAAACCATCAAAATAGTGTAGTTTTATATTATTATAAATTTCTTCTATATCAGGTGTATAATATTTAGATTCCATTTCCAAATTTATTAATAGGTGTTACTTCAAATAACAAATTATAATTATTAGTTACATCTTTATATTCACATATATCTCCATCTTCTACAAGTTTAATAGCTTGTTTTAAGAAGTTGATAATCTTATCTTTATCGTCTTGTTTATATTCCATTGTTTGTTTTATATAATTCCCATTCAACTCTATTCATTAAATCAGGAAACCTTTCAGGATTACATGATTCAAATACTGAAGTTTTACCTTTAAAATCACAACCACATTTAATACATTGCTTACTAATAGCACAATCATCTTTACATTGTAATCTTCTATAAGCAATTTGTTCTTGTATATGTTCGGGTTGTAATTTTAGTTCTTCTAATACTCTTTGTGTATTACCTTCTAGATATTGTTTAATATTTTTAATTGTTATTTTTGACTTCATAATTATGAATTTTAGATAATATCATAGTTCTTTCTAATGAATCTAATTCTCTACCAATTAATTCTGGTACAATATTATCAATATTATCTTCAGTTACTTTATCTTCTAAAGTTATAAGATAATCTACTAAATCATCCATTTGTCTAAGTCTTGTGTAAAAACCTTTAACTTGTTTCTTAATATTATTTCTATCTTGTAACTTTACTTTTCTTAATCCGTTTTTACTATATGTGTGCATTATTTTTATTTGCTAATTTATAATCTTTTTCAATCCATTTATTATCTATTCCTTCAAATTCAATTCTTTCAATAAAATCTTCAGTTTCATTTAAAATATATAAACTTTTCTGTTCATCTTTAATAATACAACCAACTAAAGGATTAAAAGAGTTATTTGATATAATATATTTAGAAACTTTACTCATTGTTTTATCAACATCTATATCTATAAATTCTTGAATATTTGTAGATTTATATTTCTCACTCTGTAATCTTTTAAATTTTAAATAGTCGGAATTTTCTTTACCCCACTTACTTCTATATACTTCTAATTCTTCCTCTGTCTTAGATGGAAATATTTTTTTCCAATATTCTAACTCTTTTGGGTTATTTTCTTTATTCATTAATTTTATAATTTAAAATTTTAGTATTGATTATTTGATTACCTTCTCTATTAAAAATTAAATGTTTTCTAATATATCCAGTTTTGTTTCTAACAAAGATTTGAACTGTGGGTTGATTTGAATCATTTAAAAATAAACCAACATTAATATCATTTAATCTATTACCTCTCCACTTATGTGTATAATGATTATAAAGATTAAATATGTCTTTTTGATTAGTTATAATATGATTCTCTATTTCTTCTATTTTATTTTTTATATCTACGACCATCTGGTTTATTATTTTTACTGTTAAAATGTTCTCTTATAAATTCTTTATCACATTCTCTTAAAACTATGTTTTGTGGATTTCCATCTTTATTTATAACTTTCCAATATTTTTCTATCATATCTTCTGGTTTTAAATTCCACTCGTCATTAAAATATTGTATATTATCTCCTTCCATTAGTTTAATTTACTTAAATCTATTATATTAAATCTATATGATTCAGTTGATTTATTTTTTATTAATTTAATTTCTTTTTTATCATATATTGGATCTGATTGTATAAATAATATTTGTTTATAATCTTTTCCAAAATTACCATTTTGTTTTAATTCTTTAATATAATTTTTATTATACTTTTTACGTCTTAAAACTTCTTTATCAATTTCTTTTTGAACTAAAGGAATATCTTTAAAAATATAAGACATCCATCCTCCAGAATTATTAAATATATTTACATCATTAGAAACAGACTCATCTCCTTGTGAATTACCATGAAAAGCATATTCAGATTTTAAATCATCAATACCATATTTTCTAGTAAATGTATATTCTGTAAATATATTATTATTATAATCTTCTTGTTTCATTAGTTTAATTTTAAACGATTAAAATCTTTTTTATATAAAACTATATCATCACCTTCTAAAAACATTTTAATTTCTTTTTTATTAAGTCCTAGATTAGAAAAATTTTTAGCCCAAACTTCATTCTCATTTTTAAGTTGTTCTTTTAAGATATTGTGATCTAATGTAGTTTTTCTAAAAGAACCTTCTATGGGCCTATCACCCATATGAAACAATATCCAATCTAAATCTTCACATAATATAATCTCTTTATTACATTCAATAAATAAGAAAGTTCCTGCTGAAGCAATATAACCTGTCATATAAATTCTAATATCTGGATGAGTGTTTATAAAATGTATTAAAACTCTCATTGAAGCAGCATCACCTCCAGGTGTACTAATAAATAAATCTATATTTTTATAATTAGATAATATATCAATTAAATCTTGTACAGATTCATTATTTATTTCATCATGAAAATAATGTATATATCTTAAACTAATATCATTTTCTAATTCATCTAATAAAGCATTTATTAAATCTTGTTTTTGTGTCATATATCTTATTATTTTAATTCTTATACAAAGATACAACAAAATATCGAGACTACCAAATATTTTTGCAATTATTTTTCAAAAAAGTGTAAAATAATTTAAAATAGTTAAATTTAAAGCAAAAAAAAAGACCTAACACTGTTGTGAAAGGTCTTAATTATAATTTTAGAGATTAGCGTCCATGATATTATCATATATAATCTTAGATGGTTGTCTAAACGGTTGTCCTCTGGTGCAAACATAGTTAATCGCTGATGATAGCAATCTAAGTATCCTGTAAATCTCTAATAAATATAAGTTTCCTATAACTATAACTAATAATTATAGTTTATTAATATTTAACTAATAGATATAGCGAGGTTTCCACGATTTCCTGAGAAATGTGTTACCCTTGGCTAGCCAGTGTTACAGAAGTTGTCATACCTCGCAAAACCCATCCTCTCAAACCTAAACGTCAGTGCCGTGTCCACTATTAATTGAGACAACTGTATCCTAAACTAGTTGCTATTTTATTTTATACTACAAAGATACGACATTTATTTGTAAAATCCTAATAAAAATACAATTATTTTCAATTTATTTTACTACTCTAATAGCTTTTGTATTACTTTATTAGATTTAATAAGATTATCTTTAGCCCATAAAGGTTGTAAATTAGTATAATAATTTAATTTATACACATCTTCAATAGTTTCTGCTGAAGATAAAGGGATGATATGATCAATATGTATTTCATTTAATCTATCCCAACTCATTCCTTCAGTAAATTGAGTTTCTATATGTATTTTAAACTCTTCATAACTACAACCTAATATTTCTAAAGTTTTTTTAGATTTAAAATGTCTTATAAAATGATAAATTCTTTGTCGTAATCTTTTACTTAATGCATATACTGGATCATTTTTATATTTTTGATAATGTCTTTTTCTTTCTAATGATTTATATTCAGGATTTAAAAATTTTAAATTATTTTTATATTCTTTTGCACATAATTTACATTGACTTCTAGGTTTGCCACAATTTAAACTAAATTCTTCTATTAATTTAATTTCTTTACACTTACTACATTTCTTTTTTTCCATATAAAATAATTTATTACAAAGATAAGAAATAAAAATGAAAATTCCTAATATTTTTCAAAAATTTTTTTTATTTTTTTTTCAAAAATTTTTTATTTATCGAGATCACTAAGTAACTTAAAGATCAGCCCCACTCTTTTAAAACTTTGGGGATATACCCTATCCTTTTTGTCTAATCTGAACTATTTATATCTTGACTCGATATTAGTTCATACAAATCACAGCGTTGTAGCTGTATAAATATCTACTATGTCCTATGTTCGTAGCTAAATTTACTCCAACATCTGGTGCTCCATTCACAGCTGATAAGAATGGTAACTTTCCTTACATTGGTACTGTTGTAGCTGGTAAAGCTAAAGGTAGTATCATCAATGGTACATTGTTTAAACGTGGTGCTCTTGAAGCTAACAAGTTATACTTATGTGATAACTCTGTTAGTGAAGAATATCCTGATAACTTCCAAACTGATGTAATCACTTCAGTTACAGTATCAGAGTTTATGCAACTACGTACTGAGTTGGGTGCTCCAAATGTAACTGTTACGGAAGAAGTTCCAAACAATGCATAATCTATAGGGACTCTTTGGAGTCCTTATATTTTTTTAACCTTAACTAAAAGAAACCTTTTGAGTTTGACTCAAATAAACTCTAATTAAAGATTTAGTAATTAATACTACCTATTGTGATTGAGACATTTCACAACATTAAATACTTATTATTTCTAAATCTTTAAATACTACCTATATATAAGGTATAAATAATTATGAGTTCAAATTAATTACGATTTGATTTAATTTGATGAAACTTTGAAATCAATACTATAGTAATCGATCTATTGAGAAAGTAAATCTTATAATTATTTGTACCTATATATTAAGGTATAAAATTTTAATAATAGTATCTCATAATATTATTGTTAATACACTAATAGAAGTTTAGTAATAAGTAGGAAGCCCAACAGTATTTGACACAATCCTAATTGCAATTGCTTATTCTAAACTTTTATTTAGTGTTATAATGTATTATTCTCAATTTCCAAGGTTGAGTAGTTGTAAGTATTTTAGGAGGGTACATTCTTATAGATTAAGTCTATAAATACTGAGGCCACTATTACAACTAAATACAGAGGATAACACTGTTATAATAAACTCTCATCCAATTGCAGGTAGTAAGTGATGCTTAAAAATTACTATAAGTAATATATAAGACTATAAGTAGCTGAGTCAAGGTGCAACCTTGTGAGAGTTTTTTATAACTTATTGATTATGAAGGTGTTGAGGTTTAGGTTATATCATCCAAATGTAAAGTAAACTTGTCATTCACATTCAAAAATACACACTAAATCTATACTTATAGCTTTTATATCACATTTAAGTTAAACCAACTATATCAAAATTATAACTAATTATTAACTAAAATACAACAATATTATGAAATATCAAGACATTTTAAACAAAAAAGTATTATTTGAAACTAATAATGCACATGAATTTATGCAATATTTAATGAAAAAAGAAAATACTCAATCATTATGTTACACATTAATTAACTTATTACAAAATTCTAAAGGTTATACATGTAATATGGCATCAGCTATAGGTGAACAAATATAAACTAATTAAATTTAAACAATTTAATGATTTACCATTTTGGATAAATCCTTGGATTATATATCCATTAACTTTATTAATTTATGCATCTCAAGAACAATGTCTTAAACTAATTGATAAATATCAAAAATTATGATAATATTAATAATAACATATGGAATTGTTATAATATTATGTTTATCAGTGGTATATATAGTAAGCACACTTATTAATGAAGATAATCATTAACTAAAACTAACAAATAAAAAATTATGATAACAATATTAACAATTATTACATTTATTCTATCATTTATAGGATTATGTATTACATTTAAAGGTCAATTTGATAATAAATTAAAACAAACTCTGTTAGGTTTGTTGATAATATTATTATCACCAACACCAATTATAATTAAATACTACTATGATAGTAAACAAATTATGAAAATTGAATATGAAATTGAGTTAATTAATCAAGATTCAATTAAAGTTTACAATGGTTCTATATTAGATACAATTCCATTTAATAAATTAGAAAAATATATCGAATCTGACAATCTTTAAATTATGGAAATAACATTAAATTTAACAGCAACATTAATTATGATATTTGTAATTCATACTATATTTACTCATTTATTAAATTGGATGATTAGAGAAGTAGATGAACATGAATTAACAGGTTTAACAATATTTTTAAATATTATAGAACTATCCTTATGTATTATATTTATAATGATATTAACAAAATGATATTATGAAATATATTATTTCATTTATTATTTGTAATTGGTAAAAACACATAAATTATGACAATAACATTTACATTTGCTATTATAGTAGCATTAGTTATAATATTATTTCTAAATCAATTAGAGAAATAATGTCAAATGAACAATACATAATGATATTCAATAACATTGTTATTGGTATTACAATTATAGCTATTATTTATATAACTATTAATACAATAATTAATAAAAATAAATAATTATGTTTATAAAATATATATCACATTCAAGAATTAAAAAAGTTGAAATATCTACTAGAAATTATAATCCTATTATTAAAATTACAGTTAGTAATATTAGAAATGAGGATGAAATTTATGAAACTAAAGAGTATATTTCAGATGAAAAAGGTATTTACGAAGAATTTGAATACTAAATAACATAAAATAATAATCTTAAAAACAAATGTTATGGAACAGTTTAAAAGAGCAAAAGTAGTTATGCTTCCTACTAATATAAGAAGTGTTATAGCAATAAGTGATACATTAGGTTTATTACCATATAATATAACTCAATATGTTAAGATAAAAGAACATATAGTACCTCAACATCTTTATATTATATCCGATGATGAAATTAAAGAAAGAGATAAAGTGATATTTAATAATAATATCTACACTGTATTAAAAACAGGAATACATTATTACGGAGATTTTGATTTACAAGTTTCTAATAATATGTTTATACCTAGTAATAAAAGTAAAAAAATAATAGCTACTACTGATAAATCTTTATCTATTAAATTACATATAGGAGAAGTAGTAGATAATTCTTATCCTCAAGCATTTCATAATATTTTACCTCAACCTTCTCCTCAATTTATACAAAAATATATTGAATCTTATAATAAAGGTGAAATTATTACTGATATATTAGTTGAGTTATTATCTGAAGAAAGTTATGGTTGTGATTTAGCTTATTATGGTTTAACTGAGCCTGAACTTAAAATCAATCCTAAAGATAACACTATTACAATTAAGAAAATTAAAGATACTTATAGTAGAGAAGAAATTTTTGCTGTAATTGAAACATATAACAATGCAAAAGGAGATGCTCCTAATATTGTTGATTGGTTAAAAGAAAATTTATAAACATATTAGCAGGTTAAATATATTTATAGACTGTTCACTTATTATATAGTTATAACTAATACATAACGTATGGAAAGAATTATGTAGTATAATAACATCAGCAATATATTTAATCACGTTCAAAACTAATATGTTTTATTATGGAGCAGGAAGTTTATCTGGTCAGCCTGAAAAGGTAGGGTTTAAATCTGGTCAGCTCCAAGTATTAACTATTGTAAGAGTGACATCCTTGCTCTAAGAGATGGATGTGTAATACGATGAATTAACATTAGCCGCTTTTACAATAGTTATTTTTAATAATTAAATCAATAAAGATATGAATAAACTAAAATTAATGTTTTGGATAATACTGACATTTTTATGGTCTTATTTTGAACTAGTATATATACTATATAAAAAAGAACCATCAAGAATAGGTATATATCTATTTGATAAATTATGGTCAATTTTTGAAGAGGAATAAATTAAATCACTTACTTGAAGATAAACAATAATATTGAGGTAATGAGTCAAGTTCCTAGCTTATATAGTTACACAAGAGATGAAACGGCTCTTATATTATAAACTGTATTAGCAGTTGTGTTTATTGTAGAAACATTGTAATGACCTATATAGGGATGGCGACCTTAAACAAATGTTCCACTAGAATTTGGATAAGTGATTTTTAAAATATAAATAATTATGAGTTTGAATTACATGACGGTAATTTAATGAATCTTTGAAAATATAATGATAATATACTATACTAGTTGACTAGTTAACTCATTTATAGAAGTAAATCTTATAATTATTTTTTTAAACTAAAAGCTGTCAGTGAGTAAAACTGTCTCGTTATACTTAAAGTAGAAATAGGTATAATTAAATAATAGTTTCTACAGGATAAATACACTATTTTATCTAACATCTTATATTTGAGTTGCAAATCATTTATAAGCTCTGGAAAATACTTACTAATGAGACCATTAGGTCAAACCTCATCAATGTGTATTATTGATGTTGTATTAATGTATCATTCTAACTTCCCAAGGGTTAGCTGTTATAATTGGAATAAATCTATTATTGAACCGAGCCTGAAATCAATAAATTACAACAGAATACAGAGGGTAACACTAATTTAAAATAGAGAAATTATGATTAAGAAATTGCTTTTAGAATATCCATCTACTTTCCTTTTAGGAACTGTATTTGGAACTGTATTAGGCTTCTTTATAACATTTTTGTTAATGAAAACAGATATAAGAACTGCAGAAGAATCTTATGAAATAGGTTACAAAAACGCTCAACAAGAATGTAGAGATTTCATTAAAAATACTAAGTGATGAATCATCCTCCTGTTCCTTGTACACCTTCTATGCCTTGTTGGTGTGAAAAACATCCTAATAATCCTAATTGTCAGAATGTAGAAACTGTTCCTATAGATAATTCATTTTTTATAATTATTATAGTTTTATTAACAATTTATAAAACATTTAAGAAATTAAAATAGATTAAATTATTATTTAAACAACCTTAATAATTATATTATTAAAATTAATATCTATAGCATAGATATAAGATGGTGATCTTTAATAATAGTTTAATCTTAATATTTAAAATTATGAGCACAAGAGAATTTTTACAATTTCTAGGTCACACATCTGGAGATATTAAACAAAGATACAATAATAAACAAATTAGAATATCAAATAAACCAGTTAAAAATTTAAATAGAAATCTTAATTTTGAATATTATATGACTTTAGAAGAATGGTTAAATTCTCATGATATAGAGTTTATAATAAAGTTAAGAGATTTAAGTATATTATTTAATAATATTTATGAAATGTTTTATTTAAAAACTAATATAAATAGTTCAATATTAAAATATTTAAAGTCATTTATATTATTACAAATTGATAAAAAGACATTTTATATATTAATTAAAAATTAACTACAAATTATGAAAAATATTAACAAATTACAACAACAAGGTTATACTGGTATTAAAGTTACATCAATGTTAAATGCTTGTTTATCAAATGAAATTAAAGTTCATTTAAGATTAGTTCAGTTAGATAATTTATCTAAAATTAATAACAAATATTTCAAAACTAAAATTATTTCCAAACCTGAAATGACTCTTCTATGGAATATTTATTGGAATTTTGTATTAAATGATTTTAGATTTGATGATAAATCTAAAGAATACACTATTATTAAATCAATAGTAAAAGCTGAACCACAACATATTGGCTTAAAAATGTTAAATCAATTATTATGACAATCTTAGAACATTCAAAAATTAAGAAATTTAGTTTAAATACTTATTTTAAAGTTAAAACTAAAAATCTAAAATTTTATGGTAAAACTAGACCTAAATATAAAGAAGGTTTTATTTTTGTAGGATTATTTGGTGAATATTTCTTTAATGAAACAGGACCAACTCAAAAAAATAATATATTTGAAATAAATCATTCTATTTCAAATATTGAAGTAATTGAAAGAATAAATTAGAATAGAACGAGTCACCTCAAATTAATTTAGCTAAATTATCAGGTAAGCTCTGAATGACTAAATAATGATTATATAATGTTGCCAGCCTTGTAAGCTTGGAAATGGAGGTAT